GTTGATTTCGTCGTAGCCCTTGGGATTGAGAAGGCCGTGCCCTCTACTCTCGTCGAATCCGGTGCCGACCAGGTAGACTCCCTGATCGTGGTGCGCTTCGAGAATGCGCCATTCGTTTCCTTGCGGGTCGTTGAACCGCCATCCGATTGCTCTGTTCACTGGCTTGCCTCCCATGCGGCTTCCTCTTCCGGAGTGAGCTTGCGAAGATATTCGGTCTTCGGTTCCTCGTAACTTGCGGTGGCGGCTTGGTAGAAGCGTTCCCCGTCGAAGTTGTCGTTGGTTCCCACGAGTGCTTGCTGCATTCGGGAAGCGAGGATGATGTGGTCACCCTCCCACATTTTCGAGTCCTTCGCGTAGTCGTCGATGAACTTTGCGAGGAAGGTGTAGTGAGCGCGTGTCATTCGTGGTTTCTTCATGTGTGTATTCTACTCCGAATCGGCTGGTGTGTCAAGTGAAGGGGTGACGATTGTGGACAACTTGTGGATTACTCCCACAGTCCATAGTCCTCGTCGGTTCCCCACCCTGCGGACGCGAGGGAGTCCGCATCAGTCCACGAATCGTCTTCGAACGAATCGTCTTCGAGTTCCTCGGTGGTCGCGGGATCATCGCTGTAGAAGTCGGGGATGTGGTCCTCGATCGTTTCCCCGTCAGGGAGAATCCATGAGAAGTCGTCGTGGACTTCACCGGGGAGATCGTTGTTGAACTGGTCATCGAAGGTGGTCATGAGTTGAGCCTTTCTGTTTGAGTTGCTCTGATTGTAGCAGGAATGGGGGACGGTGTCAAGCGTAGCACATGCAAAGTCTGTGATTTTCGAGATCCCAGTCCTTCCACGTCATGGAGTACGCGAGAGTGTAGAGGGCTTCCGCTTGCTCACGGGTGAGGGGAACCGACTCCTCACGGGAGCAGTCGAACAGGTAATACCCGACCTTTCCCTCGTCCTTCTGATCGATGAACCCCTTGTCGAATGCGACGAGTTCCACGCGGGGGTGATCGTCATCGATGGAGAGATCCGTGAAAATTCCGACTGATTGAAGTGTTGCATCCATGGTGGTATTCTACTCCGAAGTGGTCAGGGTGTCAAGTGGAGGGGGAGAGATTTTCGGACTTTTCGAGATATTCCCACAGGAGCCCCCGATGCTCATCCCGTCGAGCGAGGTAGAGGTGACTGCTGAAGACCTCAACACCGTAGAAATCGTCCCCGTTCTCGTCCATCGCACGGAAAACGTACGTTTCACAGAGATGCTGGTCCTCGATGCTCATGACTGCGGACACCACGAAGGTTTCGGTGTTGATCCCGTCAGGTGAGAAGTTCCATACAGTCTGGAACAGGGACTTCTGATACGTTCCCTCTTCGATGATCTTGCGGTTTCGGGTGCGGATGTACTTGATGTCGTTGAGATTTGTCATGAGGGTACTATACCACAAGGGCAGAGGTACCGCAACCCCTAGGTCCTGTCCGAACAGTAAAAAATAAAATTTTTTTTAGGGACTCAAATCCGGCTAGCGATAGCCGGGATATTTTTCAGCCCCTACCCCCGGCACCCTCTTCGAGATACACAATACCTTTTCGGAGCATCTCGGGGTCATCACAGAGTTTCCCCAGCCCATCATTACATCGCGAACAGAGCAATCCCCTGACATCCCCTGTTTCATGACAGTGATCAACTACCAGTGGATCTGGTGGTCTCCCCTTTGCGGGGGCTCTCTTTACGGCACGGATCACATCCTCGTGTCGCCCACAGAGCATACAGCAATACCCCTGCTCTTCGCGCATACGATTATATTCATCCAGATCAATACCATATTTCCTACGCAGATGCCCACTACGGTCATACACCTTACGCTCTTCTGGAGTCATATCTTTATATCGTTTGCTCATGGGATTATTATACCACAGAACGTACATAAAACAACCCCCCCCCCAAACCTGAAAGCATACTACGGGACTCCAAACCGGAAAAAATTTCTCGGCAAAATTTTTGATATATACCTTTGAGGGAGAATGCCATGCATGAACAAAAATCTTCTCCTACAGTATGTGAACAGTGCCAAGAGAAAGAACTACAACAGACTAAGCACGAACTACACAAGTGTCAGAGTGCAAACTCAGCAAAAGATAAAGAACTCAAGAAGAAAGACAAGAAGGTCTTTATACTCATGTGTATCGTCGTAGGTATAGGTGCTATCTTTGGTAAGGAAGCATTAGACAGTATCTCTGAGTGGCTCGAAACAATCGGCAGTGTCAAGAGTGGTGTTGAGAATCTAACAGCGAGTATCGTACCTGGTCCTGCTACACTCGGTATGTTTGCTCTTGGTGGTGTAACAGTGAGACCAAGAAAAAGATAAATAGAGTGGACAGAATGACAATACGATGCCTTTCATGAAGTGACGCACACACACTCGTTTCGAGGGGGAAACACATGTCAGGTATTCTTGCAATTACAGATCATCTTATCACAATCGGCATTAGTATTGCTGGACCCATTGTGCTAGCAATTCTGGGATTCATGCTTAAGCTCTATTCTACAATCAGTCTACACACTAAAATGCTCGAAGCACATGACAGACGAATTCGTGAAAATGTGGCTAAACTGAGTAAGATGGAAGACAAGCAGTACTCGATCGTACAGAAGATCCCACCTAAATAAGCCCTGATCTCCAGAGTTCGTCTGTGAGGAACATTTCGAGTTCCCCGCACTCACGCTCTCCGTCATGAGTCCATGTATCTTCGATATACTGTCTTACGTGTATCATCTCATGTATAAGGGTGCTGACGAAATCACGAATAGTCATGTTGGTATTGAGCCGAATTACGTAAGTGTTCGGCTCTTTATCAGGTAGACATTCTCCGTAGTAGCCGTCCAAAGCCTGAATTAGCAAGCGGAGCGAAAACTTGTGGTCTTGCAAGCTTAAATTAGAAATCGCCCAGTCTATAGTAATCTGAGCGATTCTTCTTTCGTATTGTTTTCCACCGCGAATGGTGAGCATCAGAATTTTGTACCGGGAGATCTTACGAACGATGTGAGGTTGCTCGTGGAGACAGATCTGCTAGGATCTCTTCTTCTACGCTCCATCTCTTCCTTCTCGTATCCGGTGAGTTTGCTTGCGATTTCCTGTGCGTCTGAATAGACTCCGAGTCCAGCAAGGGGAACACCTACGATTCCGAGAGCCTTACCACCCGCACGAACGAGCGGGTTTCTCGCGACTAGTCTGGCGATATTGCCAATTCTGGACATTGTGCTGGGTGGTTTTGGCACCGCCTTAAGATCAGCAGCTCTCTTTGCCATGTCCGACTGGAATTTACCTGCCTTGTCCTCAATACCACTTCTGATCTTGTCGAGACGGGCTCTTTGCTCCGGAGTGTAATCATCGACACCTGTTGGAGCTTTAGGGGTATCAGGTTCGAGCTTACTCGTTATCTTCTTGTCATAGTCCGCTCGTGCTTTATCTAAATTCTTCTGAAGCTTTGACTCCACATCGTCAGCGGCAATCTTTTTCTTTGCGTCCTCTATGTCACCACTAATCTTCTTGAGTTCTGCTTCCTCTTCTGGAGTGAAGAAGTTGAGATCTGCATCGTTTGCAGGTTTCGGTGTCTTGGGAGTTCCGGGTTCACGATAATCAGGTGACGCACTTCTTTGTGCATCGAGTTGATCCATCGCAGCCTTCATCTGTGGTGAGTCACCAACTTTTGGTGGTTTTTGCTTTTCGAGGAACTCTTTTTCTATGGGATCCATCTTGGCAGCATCAATATCTTTTTTAGCGGCACCAGGTCCTGATGCATCAGGTACGTCGTATCCGGCACTCTTCATTCTTGATTTACGAAGGCGATCTATTTCTTTTGCCGCTCTTTCATCTACTGGTTCGCCGTAGTTTTGACTTGGACGGATAATAGGTTCTTTCCCAAATGATCCTGCGTCTGGTAGAGCGTCTTCCGGTTTGATTCTGGATTGATCCAGATACCTTGAAATCTTAAATCGATCTGGACCATCATCATCTGGGAATGATTGTGAATACTTCGGTCCCTTGTCGATCTCTGTGATGTATGTTAGAAATGATCGCATCAATATCCCATTTTTCGGGGAAGATTACTTTTCATTGCTCTTGCCATTGCATTTGCAGTGTCCGATGAACGATTCATCATACTTGCTGCTGATGGTGGTCTTCCTGCTTGAGCAGCAGATGAGCGAGCCTGTGATGCTGTTGATCTAACCGGTTTGGTCAGATCTCTCGGACCACGAGCCAATGAAGCTTGCATCCCTGTTCTACCTCTTATCGATCCGATGGTTGATCGCCCGTCCTTTGTGATGGTGACTCCACCGGTGTAGTTTCGATTTGCTTGACGAATACCCTCTTCTCTACCCTTTTCAAAATCACTTGGTCCTGTTGGTTGTGGAGCATCGTCAATGGTTGATTGTGCGAGGTTTGGATCAGGCATCAAACCACCCGCTGGATTCTTCACCATTGGTTTGGTAAAATCAAATGATGGAGTCTGATCTGACATCGGATCTGGTTGTGTTGGGGATGCTGAGTCAATTGCAGAGTCAGCGGTCTGGGTTGCTGCTCGTGGCTTCATTGCACCCGATGCCATATCAGTTCTCATCTGACCCACACGAGCCTGTCTTCCATCGTCTTCCAATGCACTTATCGCAGCGTCCAGCCCACCTGTGCGCAGCATCGTTGAATATTTACCTGTGGTGGGATTACTTTCTCTTGCTTGTTGTCTTCGATCAAGTTCCCTGAGTCGCTCTCTTTGTTCTGGTGTCGCGTTTACGAGTCTGTCATACCGGTCTTGCTCGTTGATTTGATCTCGACTGTTACTGAAGTGAAGGTTGTCTCTCATGAACTCATGACCAGGTGTTCTGTCGAGCTTGAGGTGTGCGTCTTGTCGGACACTAAACATCGGCTGCGCTGGATTGATGTCATTTGTCATCTTTTTATTTTGTTCTTGTTGTTCGGCAGCCCAATTAAAGAAAAGATTCATGTCCATTTTTAGTTCTCCTGTGCATATATGTAGTCAAACTCCATACTTAACCCTCTCGGTTGTTGACAGAAAAAGAACGTCAGGTCGCCCCTCAATGTAAGTTCTCTGTGGTGCGATGACACGAAGCCCCGGATACTTTGCGGTTCTGTTACGGGATCGGTCCTGACGAATGACAAACACCGGTAATTTCATTCTGGGAATATCTGTTACTGTTGTGTATATCGCACCACCCTTGATGCGGAGTGTATTGTTCACTTCCTCCCACACAAAGTCCGTGGGAAAAAATCCACTCTCAACAATCGCTCCATTGGATGATGCGATGTCTGACCCAAAAACTAAAGCTTGTATTTCGGCGTTTGTTGGTTCCAAAGCGACTCTAGGTGTTATTGCAAATGTCCCCTGCGGTTCTCTAGTAAGAGTAATCCTACCCTCTTCAGATAGTGCATCCAGTAACTCATCTCGTTTTGTTTTGAACAGAACGTCAGGTGATTCCCAGTATTGTGCGGTTGGATCCTTCACTGATATGTGAAAGATACCAGAGTCTGTTTCGAGATCTATGTCAGATTTATTGACAAGCCCTTGCTCATTACGACGAGAGGATGTGGCAACCGATACTGCTCTTTTGACTCCTGTTCGTTTTATCTTACGATGCCCTGCCTCTAACACAACCGTGATAGGAAGCCCTTCGTTTTCCACTTGAATCGCTTGATTAATTGACTCAAGTAGTCTTGTCTCCGTTGCAGCACCTGCTGATCCCGCACCCTGTCTCTCCGTGGGTTTGAGAACAACTTTGATTGCACCTACCTGAACACTTTTACCATCTGGTGACACCTGCGCGCCCTCAAATAGCTGACCAATTTTTTGTGCTTCCATCGGACGCTGTGCGCCCGGAACAAGCACAGTTACGTTGCGAACACGATCCCCAGTCTTGAGATTTTTGAATTTGGTGTAGCCGTGAAAGCGAAGAGCGTTTGCCATCTCTGCTGCTGTTTCTATGACTTTATTGTCAGGCATAAAAATCTCCGAAAGTATGTAGCTCAAACCACATAAAATATAAATAATACGAGGAGTGTCAAATGAAAGATTTTCTAGAATATCTTGATGAAAACATCGAAGAAGAAAACATTGAGTTAAATGCCAAGGGTATGATCGGTGATGAAGTAAAAGACGATGAAAAAGATCATGAGGGTGAAATGGCTAAAATTCAACTTAAGAAAATCAAAGACTACTCAGGATCTTTGTTTGACATGCTCAAAGATGATGATCAACTAAAAGCGTGGATTCAAAGTAAAATCACTAAAGCTGCCGCAGATATCGGCTCCGTAAAACACTATATGGCATATAAGAAAGAAGAACAATGAAAAACTACAAAAGTCCAATTAGCACCATCCGTCATATCATGCTTGAGTATGGTGGTGGAGTCGTACCAGCAATGAGAAAGCGTGAGGGTGGTGAAGTTAAACCTGTAGATAAAAAGGACAAGAAGAAGAAAGTGGACTCATCCATGCCAGTAGAGACCACTGAGTCTCGCGTTGATCACATTCGAGGAATTGTAGAAGACCTTGGAAAAATGGAACGCAGAATACAAGCAGGTGATCGACGTGAGGGTGATGAAGCCAGAATAAAACAAATGTACGATAAGCAAGTGCGAGTGCAGCGAGAAAAGGGTGACCTTCCAGCAGAACTTCAGAAGGAGAGACCCTCCCGTGATGTTGAGGGCAGAATGGAAGCAAAGACAAGACTAAAAAACATGAAACCAACTCCAACAGGTGAAACTAGATATTACAGACCAGATGGGACTGACGTAACCTCTGCGGTTAATTTTAGAAACTCTATTGGCGGAGAACATCATGGTACCGTGGAAAGTCAATTTACTGCCCATCCTGAACACAAGCAAATGGTCCAACGCACTTCCCTCAGTAGTTCGGTTCCACCCGCGCAAGCACTCCATGGTATTTTTACGAAAACAAGTGATCCACAAGGAAAGGATCCACATATCGCAGTGATGGCCGCATATGGTGGTCCTTATCACCCCGAAGGTGGTGCGGAAAGAACTGTTGAACCACTTATGATGTCTATTAAGAATTTTAGATCTGCACGAGCAAACCTTCCACGCGGAGTCTCTCTCACTACTGGTGGAGTTCCACAAGATTTCATCAACCACGCCGTCGGTGACAACGAACATCCCATGAGTCTACAGAGAAAATGATCAAATTCACTGAATTCATCAGTGAGGCACTTACGGTGCAGCAGAGACAGAAGCGATCTCTTGTTGCCAGACGCACTGCACGTATACGTGCTACGAAAAGAAAGCTAAAAAGCAGGAAAAGAAAGCCAGAATCTGAGCTTAAGGTGAAAGCTAGACGTGCTGCACGTAAAAAAATCATGCAGAGATATGTTGGAGGGAAAGATTTCTCTAAATTGCCACCTAGTGCGAAGCAACAACTCGAAAAAATGGTCGATAAAAAGCAAAAATCACTCGAAAAAATCGCACTACGACTTCTTCCAGTGGTGAGAAAAGACGAAGGTGTGCGTCTTAGCAAAATTTCGAAGAAAAAACCCGCAAAAGTAGGAAAATCATCGATAAGAATTTCTGGTCTTGACGCTTATTGATTGACAAATTCGTTTTTTCGTGTAAAATTGAGAAAAATACCTCAACTTTGGACAAAAAATGAACAAAAATAGCAAAATTTACCGTTTTTTGGAAAAGCACCTCCAAGGAGTGCTCGTTTTTGAATTTATTTCTTGGGTTATTTGCTTTTTTGTGTTATTTTTTATATTACTTGCGGTAATTATCGACTTTTTTGGATGGAAATAGCAAATGTCTGGATTTAAACTGAGCACGATAACACTCGGTCCGCATGGTCGTGGATTTGCAATACGATTTTCGAATAATTATGTTGTATCTGTGCAATTTGGTCCTAAAGATAACTGTTCAGTTAAAAACCAATCTCTGGACGACATAGTTTCACTGGACAATCTGGATGATGTGCAGTCTGACGCTGAAGTCATAGTTTATGACACGACAGGAAATCCAGTAGTGTTCAATTCATCCGGTGATGAAAGTCATGGATTTACAACACCAGAAAAACTCGTATCAATATTAACTTGGGCAATGAGGAGAAATCATGATTCCTAGAACTAGAGAAGAAGCAATTCAAAGACTTTCAGCTAATGTGTGTGAAGTAATTTTTCGAAAAAAGACCACCGGAGATATGAGGGAAATGCAATGCACATTGGATCCTCAACATATGCCAATCGGAACTTTTCAGAGTCTTGGTAACTTGGACAGATACGAGCTTGAGTCTGATATAGTTCCTGTATGGGATATGGGTAAGAGCGCGTGGAGAAGTTTTGATATTAGAACCATCGTAAACTTCAATGAAATTAAAGAATAAATAGTAATGTAGGAGATATTATGAGTTCTTATGGTGATCAATATGTAGATGATCTGATCGAAGCAGCAGAGGGTGTTGTTCTTGGTTACGAAAAATATCTATTGGATAAGCTTGACTATAATGAATTAGCTGGTATCATGAAAACCCTAAGAGAACTTCTTCCATTTGAAAATTATGATCGAGAAAGTGAATAATGCAATTCAGACTACACATTGACATCCCTCTTGGAACTGATGAAACAGAGGCAACAAAAAAAGCAGAGTATTACATGAACTTTTGTTTCTCTGATGATGATGCGAGGGAGAGGCTTCGGAATAATTTTAAAATCGAACAAGTTAATTATAGACTTGGACACGACGAAGATCGACAAAAGTCAAATTACTTGAACAAGACAGAAAGCGGTCACGTAACAAACAAAAAAATACGCCTACTCCTTTCGGACTGATTAATCAGGGCCGGACGCGGATGGCATTAGCAGCACCGCTTATAACGGTGTCCTCGTGGGTTCGAGTCCCACCCGGCTCATTATGATAGAAACTGTAGCAAAACTAATCTTACTAAGTTTCATAATTTTTTATGTTATAGATTTTTCTTTACATGCAGTTTCTGAATACAATAGCTTCCCATTTAAAAACTTGAGAAAACGTTATCATACCAGCAAGTTTTATTACTTTTATAGAAAAACTGGGATATGGGGTGGTGCAGGAATGTTTTGCCCCGGAACTAGAGTAAGATATTTTCATTATGTGATTACAAATGAAAACAACAAAACTTTGCTGGATTTCCCGCACTACAAAAAATTACCATACCCCCTACAGATATGGTATTTTAGATGGAGAAGACTTGGTTATGTTGGAATACAACACAAGAAATCTTTAATAAGAAATTTTGCCATCCAGAATGGGGTTAGGAACAAATACAAGTTGTTCGAAACAGTATACCATTCTCAATATATGGATTATGACGGGACCATAGTGCCTGCGAAAGTAAGGAAGTACATTACTCGCTGGCCTTCGGAGAAAAAGACAAAGGATACCGGTGACTCTGGTGATTGATACAATAGACACATATTTTTTCTCCGAAGTCGATCCTTTTCCTTACGCAGTATTAAGAATTGCAATTGGAATTTTGTATTTTCTAACTGCATTAGATTTTATAGTATCTTACGACATATGCGCCCCGACAGAGGAGGGTGGATACTACAACAGTAGGCGTATTTCAATTTGGAATGTGCCAAATATATTTAAAACGTTTAACTGTCCATTTTGGTTATACATTCTTCTTTACTTTATTTGTAGTATAGCAATTACCATAGGATTTTTTTCTACTACATTTTTCATTTTAATTCTTTACTTGGTGATCAGTAAACGAGCTTTCATGAATGAAGTTCACTGTGGTAGTGATCAACTATTGCAATATTTTTCTCTTTGGATGATATTTGCAAATTCAGATCAAACGTTATCGGTAATGTCACTATTATTTGAAAACCAAGATGGTGTTTGTCTCGCGTACGCGGGTAGATGCATGACGATTAATTTTGCCATGTTTTATTCTTTATCTGTTATAGCTAAACTGCAAGGGAGAGACTGGAGAAGTGGTGTTGCGGTGTGGAATGCCATGAATTTCCCAGATAGACATTGCTGGAAGTGGCCAGTAAATTTTTTATCTGACAAAATTTTTCTTGCAAAATTCTCAACATACTTTGTATTATTCTTTGAGGGTACAGCTATTGTTGGATTCGTCTATAAACCACTCATACCCGTATGGGCTACTGCACTCTTTATGATGCACCTTGGAATAGAGATAACTATGTTTGTTGGTTTATTTGGGTGGATGGCTTGTACTTTTTTAACTTTCCTTTTTTTAACTTACTTGTATTGGTGAATATATGAAAAATAAAATTATTGGTGTTGTAGGTAATGGCTTTGTTGGTAACGCTGTTGCCATGGGATTTAAGGGTGTTGGTGCGGAGGTTCGCGTGTATGATAAGGATCCAAGTAGATCTCCTAATACGCTAGATGAAACGATGCAGTCGGATTTTATTTTTGTGTGTCTTCCGACTCCGATGAAGAGTGCTGAAGGTGGAGATGTTGATCTTACAATTCTCACTGAATTTTTTAATCAGCCTGATTTGAATAAGGATCCGATCTATATCATCAAGTCAACTGTCCCTGTTGGAACGACTTGGAAGATGGCTCTTAGTAGTGGGGCAAATGTTGTACACAACCCAGAGTTTCTGACCGCAGCGAATGCCGAGGAAGATTTCATCAACGCAGAAAGAACTGTGATTGGTGGAAACCATGTGTGGACTTCCCCTGTTGCTGATTTGTACAAGACTTACTGGCCGGACACTCCAGTCATTACAGTCGCTTCTAACGCATCCGAAATGATTAAGTATACTGCGAATAGTTTTCTTGCACTTAAAGTGTCATTCTTTAACATGATGTTTGATTATTGCCAACGAATCGGTATTAATTATTCGGATGTATTGTCTGGAGTTTGCACTGACAGCAGAATTGGATCTTCACACACTCAGGTGCCTGGACCTGATGGTGATCGTGGATATGGTGGAACGTGTTTCCCGAAAGATATCAACGCAATGAAGGAAATGTTCTTGCAAGCTGGATTGAACTGTGATATACTCGCTGACTCATGGGACTATAACAAACTTATTAGAGAAAACTGGGATTGGGCTAACAATCCCTCAGCAGTGAGTTCATAATGAATATTTTCGTACTTGATGAGGATCCTAAAGTCGCTGCTAGAATGCAATGCGACAAGCATGTGGTCAAAATGATCGTGGAGAGTGCTCAGATGCTATGCACTACCCACAGGTATCTTGATGGCAAAGAATGGATTGATCGCAGTAAGAACGGAAGAAAGATCACACGATGGGATCACTGGTCCGATTACGCAGATGCCTGCTATCGTCCAATGTTGTACAAGTCAGTGATGCTCAATCATCCATGTACGATCTGGACATGTAAGAGTTTGGATAATTACGACTGGCATGTAGAACATGCTCTGGAACTCTGTGCAGAATATGATCGAAGGTATCGTAAGATCCATGCTACCGAAAAGATTCTTCGGTGGTGTAAAAAGTATTCGCCGAGGAACTCGAATAGAAGACAACTCAGCAAGGGTCTGACTCCGTTTGCACAGGCAATGCCTGATCACTACAAAGTCAGTGGTGATGCTGTTCAAGCATATCGTAATTATTATATTGGGGACAAGGCTCGGTTCGCAAAATGGAAGGAACCGAGCCTTGTCCCAGAGTGGTTTAATGTTAATGTAGCGGTTTGTGCTTAACCACCACCTACGGTGCCATGTATAACCACATACCACCCTGTTCATGTTTTGTATATTCAGGGTTTATTTCATGTATGATATTATCTATTTCGTGTCCATCCACCTCGTATTTTCCAAACTTTCCTATGTCATCAATAATTATAATTGATGTCTTTGTTGCATGTTTTTTAATAATGTTCAATTCTTTGATTATAGGAAATTCCGAACCCTCTTCAGAATATGTATTAATGCCATTATGAGAGTGTATGTGACCATCGAGGAAGAAAAGACAATCTTGATTTTTCATGACATCTATGATTTCATCACTTGCAAAGAAATCAATAGAAGAACTATGGTATAAGTTTACCGTCTTGTTCCATCCACCACCGCTCTTCTTGTACCACTCACAAGCCCATGCATATCTGGCTCGTCGCTTTTGCCCCTTGTTCGGAAACTTCTTTTTTGCCGCAATCATTGCTCTAGACCAGAGTTCGGGATTATCTTTATTAAATCTCGTATCACAATGTATCGTAAAAGTGTCATCTATATCAACACTATAAATCTTATCAAATCCGTGTTCTAATGCCCATTCAATACTATCGCCCAGATATGAACCACTTTCTATGAAGGTGTCTGGAAATGTTGTTTCTTTTAGTATGGGTAGTCTGTTAAGTACACTTTTATTTTGATATTGCTTCTTGGTATCGCTCATTGACCCTCCACCGAAGACTTGTGAAATTCCATCCTCACAAGTAGTCAATATTAAGACTTCTTTTTCTTCCATCCACCGCCGCGCTTCTTGTACCACTTAGAAGCCCATGCGTTAGCGTATGCAGAAGGATAAACATCAAATTTCTTTTTAGCCGCAGCTTTTGCTCGGGACCAAAGTTCTGGGTTGGTTGGAACGTTCTTTGATGCTTCAGTGATGAATTCAACAAAGCTTGGGATAACACTTTCACTGTGGACTTTTTGAACTTCAAAGTCAGCTTGTAGTGATGCGTCTTTGTGAGCTTTGAATGACTTTGGTGCGTGTTTCATAAGTTTATACTCATTGGCACCTTTTTTCATCCAGTGAAATCCCTCTGGTGCTTTAACTTTTTTCTTCTCTTCGTGTAAGTAATCTTCATTCATCTTTTTTGTTTTCCTTTTCATTTTTTCAATGTAAGTTCTGTAAACTTTTGCTGGGGCTGTTTTGTTTGCCGCCTTTGCTCTCTGCTCCATCGCAATGGCAGCCTGTATTTTATGGGCGTGTTTCTTACCCGATCCCTCGATTTTACTTACCGATTTTCTTGCATCAGTTTCTGTTGCAAATTTTAGCCCGTGAATTGTGCCTTTGGGATTTTCATCTGTGTAAAGATCCGAGTGCTTTTTAGAATTTGCGGGTTGTCCCTTTTTGCGAGGAATTCTTTTTGCTTCAAGAATAGCCTCTTTTAGTTTTTTCTTTTTAGCTGCACCAGTCGCAACATTTATCGGCTTCTTACCTTTACCCTTTCGAGTTTCACCTTTTTCGCCTTTACCCTTTTTGGGATCACCAGCTTTTGACTGTGCTCTTCGTTTTCTCTTTACAAAGGCAGCCCTTCCTGATTTCCCTAATTTGGCTGCTTTCTCGGCAGACAGACAAGCAGCGTAACCTTCGCCCTCTTTGGCGTCACCACATTTACCAATCTTCTCTCCCTTGGTATTGTATCGATCCCATCCACCTTTAGTTGTCCCACCACCGCCACCTTTACCAAACCACTTACCGAGTCCAGAATCTTTGTATACTTCGTTTAGTTTCTTTTTTCTGCCCTGACAGTGTGCCCTTTGACTAAACCCCTTGGGATTGTCACAGTCTATAGACTTCTTATACTTGTCCGACCATTTTCTCTCTGTGATATATTCAAAAAATAACATGAGAACTATTGACTCCATGGGATATTTAGTTACAATATGTAGGAAATCAAACGCCTCCGTAGCTCAGTTGGTAGAGCAATCGGCTTTTAACCGATTGGTCGTTGGTTCGAGTCCAACCGGGGGTATTTATTATGAAACAGTATATGAAAACCACTCACACGGATAATTCACAGAAAGTCTTTTTCAAAGACGGTGTGACTCCCCGATGTCTTGATTTGACATCCTCAGAGCTAACTGATATTGTAAACGAAAAGATTAATTTACTCCAAGGAGAAATTGATATGTGGAAAGAATTGTTGACTAATCAAAAGGATTGGATTGATGCCAAAAAGAGTTCTTGACAAGTTTGATCTGGAGGCAGAACGAGAGGGTTCTGCAATGAAGAAGCATACTGTTCTCCGCGTTGGGTGGGGTAAGGGTATTACAAAGCAACGTAACATGCACAAGCGTGGCGATGAAATTCAGACCACTCGTGTGGTGAATCGACTCGGAACATTTAAGTGAAAGAATTTGATTACACACTAGATTATGACACACTCAACTTCAAGAAAAACCCGGAATTGTACCGCATCGGGCGGGGGGAACAAGGCGTGTTGCTTGTCGAACCCTACAAATCGGAGATCTGCAAACACTGGAGGTTTCGCACCCCAGAAATCGCCCGAAAGTCTGCTGACAAAATTAGCTCAATGTTCCATAGCTATCTCGCTATGGGGGATTTTGTTGGTGCTGATATGGCACGTAAGTTCCTGATGATGGGATGGACACGCGCTCGTCGCTATGCCAATCACCGATCAGGAAAAAAGTATGATGACAACGGAAATGTGAAGCCACAAGAGGTAGATCATTGGACCTGTGATAAAGCAGAATCTGCTAGAATATTCAAGGAAGCGTATGATTCTGCTAGACAAAACCCAGATTATAAGGTAATGTATAAAGCATGGAGGAAACAAGAAAATGTTTTGCATTGACTGTGGTAATGAGATCCCTGAGATTCGTCTTGAGTTTTGCCCTGATACTGACTATTGCATTAGTTGTGTTGATAAACACTCAGAACCTGTGGTGGCTCGTATGATCTACAACCATAAAACTGCTGGTGAAGTCTTTATCGCTAAGGGTAAGGAAAATTGTCGAATCCTCGAACGAGAATATGTGAGGGGTCGATGACAAGCAGGAAGATTGATTGGGGCTATACTAAGCCTATGACAGATGTAGAGAAGAAGTGTGCGAATCAACAACAATACGCAGTCACATGCGTTATTGTCATAACTGGATTCAACATCATGTATGGCGCACTTATGGTATATAAAGTTGTTCCCGTTTGGTTGGGGATGATTCTTGCCTTTCTTACCATGGGAATCGTTGCACTAAAGGCACGAAGAGATCTCTTGGATGAAGGTGAAACCCTAACTGAATCACCTGAACACTTCCGCACACGAATGCATCAGAAAAATTTGGAAAAGGGTATTGACAACAACGGAATCTGATGTATAATTAACGCATAAGCAAATCGGAAGCTGGTTAGATGCAACAGCTACCCCCGATTAAATTAATTTTATGCATCTACTGCAAAGGAGCGTTGGTAATGACCAACACTATGACTAAGAAGCGGCGCGTAATCAACTATCTCGCGTCCGGTAAGGGCCTCACCGAGGCAGAAGCACGTAGCCGTTTTGGAGTTGCAAACCTCCGTGCTACCATCAGCGACATCCGTGACATGGTTGAAGCTCACGGTAACTGGGAGATCACCTCGGAGGCTACCTCCACCGGTAAGACCCGTTACTTCATGGAAGACACTCACCCCGGTGAGCGTTCCTACGGTTTCGACAACATGGGTCGTCGATTCGCACTCTGATTCTTTTATAGATACTAGTGCAAAACGGTCTTGGTGAGATGTCAAATGCTCATCAAGCCTTCGAGAGAGTGCGGTGAAATATTTCTAGGAAGCGTCTGCCTAGCCCGCACTTTCTTTTTTTTTAAAGGACTATCATGAGTACAGAAGAAGTTTACGAATTTTGTGTGCTTTGTGGACCTGAACAAGACGCTCCACCTGATAATGATCAGTGGACAATGGTTATGTGCAGAAAATGTTCATACCAAGAATCACATGGTGTTGATCATTTAGAGCTAATACCAACGATTGAATAAATTTCAATAAAGGGGTTGACAAACCCAACAGATCGAGTATAATACTCGTATGACAATTGAATAATAGAATGAAGAGAGACTAATTACCTCTCTTCGGGACTCGCATAATAATCCTCTTGACTGGGGATAGTGCAATCTCTGAATGGTTTAGCGACCTGTTCCTTAGCGATGCAGAAATGCTTGCGGGATGATCCTTAGCGGGATGTGCAGAGATCTCTTAGTAGGGTACACTTCACTCGTACAGTCACCCGAAAAGTTCTGGTAATTACGACAATCCAGAGTCCCATTGAACGAAGCAGGGGCTGGTAGAAATATCAGCCCCTGTCTTTTTTTTTACTGATATAAATAATTGGGTAAATAGAAAATAATACACAAATGTCTTGTGTAATACTAAAGAAGATGATACAATAACAAATGAGCGCAAAACATTCAGCCGGAAAGGGTGATAAATATCGCCCAATAGATTATAAAAAGTATGCAGAAAACTATGAAAAGATTTTTTCTAAAAAAGTGAAAGGTAGAAAAAATGGAAACCAAGATCGTAAGACTAAGTAGTGGTGAAGAAATCATTTGTAAAAGTGAAATGATTGATCGTGATGGAATTGAGTTTATCAAGATCAAGAACCCAGCAATTCTAGTTCCCGTTGGGGACGGACAGCTTGCGTTTGCACCATGGCTACCATATGGTGAAATCAGCAGCGGTGTTGAAATCGAAAAGAAGTTTATCGTTTTCACAATTAAGCCCCAGACAGAACTTTCAAATCAGTACAATGAAACCGTGGGTAACGGTATTGTTGTTCCAAGTCAGGGTCAACTCACTCCGGCTGGTGCTGGATCTCCGAGTTCTCTGAAGATCAGTGGCTCTTAATTAAGGATTAGACAATGGCTAAGCAGACTGCTCAGTATTCTAAGCACGTAAACAATATGATGAAAGTTGGTAGCCCTCGTTCCTCTAAGAGGAAGAAGGGTAATGCACCAGCAAGAACTTCTAAGTCCGGAAGCGGAAGGAAGATTCGATAAATTATTGCGGGCGTAGCTCAGTTGGATAGAGCAGCGGACTTCTAATCCGCAGGTCGAAAGTTCAAGTCTTTCCGCCCGTGTTATACCATGAATCAACGCAAATTTAAAAAACTCGCTGAGATCGCATTGCCCCATGCGCTCCAGAGCAACAGACAAAAGAAACATGTCTCGTTGATCATAGTTCGCAATAGGGTAATTTCAGTTGGAACTAATCAACTAAAGTCTCATCCACAAGCGAAGAAGATTGGTTATAGATATGATGAAGTTCATTCGGAGTTGGACGCACTGCTTCGTTGCAAAGAGAGAAAGAATCTTGAATTGGTTAACTTTAGGTTTAACAGGTTTGGGGATTTTCGTTTATCTCGCCCTTGTTCTCTTTGTAGCCCATGGTGTAAGATGATGTTTGACAAAATTTACTACACGACCCGTGAGGGTTATGAAAGGTTGGAATTTTAATGAAAACTTTTATGCTATTACAAGAAGTAATTCATATCCCAAGCAATAAAAAGGCGACTGTGATCTCAACAAAACTTGATCACTCGGGTAATCAATTGATTGAAGTTAAGTACGAAAATGGAACAACTGGATGGTCAACACCAGACAGCCTAACTACTTTTATTCAGGATGCTGTCGAGTACGATGGTGAATTTTTGTCTGATTGATATATTGACTACACGTAGTTAATCTGATATAATATACACATGGCTCTGTGGCGGAATTGGCAGACGCAACGGACTTAAAATCCGTCGAGGGTAAACCTCATGGGGGTTCGAGTCCCCCCGGAGCTATTATAAATATGGTCAAGGAGATCCCATGACCGATAACGAATCATTCATAGAAGATTTTGATTTTGGTATTTCTTTCGCTGATTCCAGTGAAGTAAATGTCACTGACAATCAAGATGCTGAAATCAGCGCACTAGAAACAAAAATCGAAGACGTTCTGTCTAAAATTGAAAATCTATCCACTGGATCAGATGTTGATGAGTATAAAGCTTTACTGGATGAACAGTATAAACAAAAGCTTACCAAGCTTGAGTTGATGATCATACCGCTTCTTAACAATCTTAAAAAGAATCCAGATAAAGAATATATCTTTTGGCCAAATAGAACATCAGTTATTGATGATCAAATTGAAAAGATAAAAGATGTAACTAGAGGCTAATAACCACCAGCGGAGCCGTCTAGTGGATTTCGAGTAGAACGCGATCTTGGATCGTCATTAACATTTGTTGGATTCACTAAAGTGAATTCTTCGTTCATGAAGGACACCTGATTTGCCGTAACTATTGCCTGTGCATCATACTCGGGATAACTAACGGTATATTGTGGTGGAATCGAAGAAGGTCCTGCTATTCTTTGATCATAGATTGAATACGTACCATCTATTTTTAGTTCCCCACCCATGTTGCGTTTACTTTCAGAGAAGTAATATATCACAGAATTTTTTATAAATCTGGGCTCAAAGATGAACATATTTGCCTCTGTTCGTGGAAAGCTAACACCATCAAGAATAAACACTGATTGACCTCTTCTACTCCTAGAGGGAGTGAAAAGGCCGTCTCTAATATTAGACAACCTAAATGGATAACCTCTATTATTATTGCCCCGATAATTACTTGGATCAGTGCAATCAAAGATGTATGTTATACCTCTTTGCAAGGTTATCTGTGGATCGCGAACACCATTTATCATGAAATAGTAATCATCATTTTCTTGTCCCACAGTAATTTTTAAAGTTTGTATATTTACATAAGTGTTGCTACTGGTGTCATTTCTACTATGACCTTGATCCCTATACAAATTAATTTCTGAGGTTATCCCTATTCGGTTTTCATCACTAGCGGCGGTGTTGCCTAGTATGACAACTTCTGTTCCGTTGGGGTCAAGATAAAAATCTTCAACTTTAAATGCATTCGAGTTTAATGTGCTGTTAGATATCGTCACATAGTCATCCACTCGTAAATCCATACTAGTAAAGGATGGTAATGATTCGGTGCCAAGATAGTTTTTTATCGCAAATTGCTCTCTACCATTATTTGCCGTCCCTAGAAGATTTATTTGTGGAACGTCAGCAAAATATTCAGATGAGTAACGCACCACTCCAGATGGAATATTTGCTAAGGTGTCAAACGTGGCTTTAATCAAAGTATCTCGGAATATACCCTCAAATGTATATGTCCCAGATATATCAGCATATTCCTCTGTATTTGGATCATAATATTCACCATTGGTTATGGTGAATGTGTTACCAGAAGTTAAAGTGTCTGATATTGCCTTTATGTAATTTAAGTCTTTATTTATTTGACTTGAACCAAAGTCTATTACAGCGGTGTTTCCGGTAATGACAACTTCTGGTGTTGATGAGGTTCTTTGATCAAAGTCTAAAAAATCTCCGATTGCATCACCAACTTTTAATCCATAAAAATTACCACCTGTGACTAGGGTATATGAGAAAAAATCGGCTGTACCAGTTCTTTTGAACTGGGTGTTGCTACTTCGTACAAACTTGTTTTTACTTTTTAGACGTTGACGCGCCATTCATCATGATCCATGGAAAAATACATTTTGAGTATTTGTTGAATTAGTGAAAACAAACACCTTGTTGAAATTGTCACATTCAATAAACATTGTTTCAGAGGCTTCCAGTGGATATCCGCTTGCAATGGCATCTGTTCCACCAGTTGCGGCAACATAGATGTAATCACCGTTGAATGGTGATGCCTTGATGTTGACACCTGTGTGTAGTTGTATTGAATTATTTCCAGTTACACCATTTATGTTTGCAGATGCTAGGAAGGTAGCACCATCACCACCGCTTGGCACTATCATTGTACCGAAGTACACATTACTTGGTTTAATTTCTCTGGTTACAGTTGTGAGGACGACATTCGCTCCAGATGCTCCATGGTTTTCAAACTCAGCGGTTCCTCCGGTTATAGCACTACCCAGACCAGTAAATCCTAGACCTTCACCACCAAGCTGGTTTATTAGTGTGTTCAATTTGGTGTCGATGACACTACCACCTGTTAGTGCAGTTACTAAGAGAGTATCATTAATATCCATCCGCTTAGTGCCAGCTAGTGTGACATTTAGTATGTTACCCGTTCCGGTAACAACTTCCAACGCACCACCTTGCTCACCTTTGATTGTGACACTATCCCCAGATGCACCCTGAATTCTTAATGGTCCCTGATCTGCGTTTGTGATACCAACTGTAATACCAACCGAAACCGAGAATGTCAGCCCCGCGTTAACAACGTTAACATTCATGGCATCCCCGGAGTGACCAATTGTTGATCCATCACCCGCGAATAGTTTAGTAAGAACCTTTCCACCTAAATCCGAACCAAAAACTGCAACAGAATCCGTCGCTGGTGATAATCTAGCAAATCCAACTGTGCTACCGATGACTTGCACCGAGTCTGTGGTGTAGTCTAACTTACTACCACCTGTTATTTCAATTGGTGTTCCGTTTGTTATACCCTGAATTCGTGGTGCTCTCTCTAGTGTGTCTGAAATGATCAGAACGTCACCAGTCACAGCGACTGGGTATGCACCAGAAAATCCTTGAATAGTTCCTGTAATTCCTACTGGATTTCCTAGTGTATCACCAGCTACTGCCAGATACATTACGGTTGCACCAGAGGCTCCACCACCAATATGGGCATTTGCGATATAGAAATTACCTGTGCCGTTAATCTCACCACCAGAGATTCCAACGTTAGATGGAGCACCATAAATGGATACAGGTAGAGGATATGTTCCACTTACTCTGTAGCCACTATTTTGGTCACCCCAGACAACTTTCATCATTTGTAGGTGAGCAGCACTTGCACCCACCAAGTTAGTTCCATAATCGGTGGCTAAGTCAGCCGTTGTTCCTACTGTTTGTATAACAATGTTTGATGTAGTATCTGCCATTTTTTATCTCCGGATTCCTATTATATATAATAGAAAGATCTATCTTGATTTATATTGAATTGTTTTTATAATGAGCTAAAGGAGACACAATGATAATCACAGATGAGGCAAAAAGAAAATTTTCCAAGGATGTAGAAAACCATGTTATTTACAGAGGCGGAAGATATATTGATGCCGTTTTAAAAAAGTGTGACGATTACGATATAGAACCTCAAGTTGCGGCTAAACTCATCTCCAGACCAATAGTTGAAAAGCTCCAAATAGAAGGTCAAGATATCAATCTGGTACCAAAGCAAAAAAACAAACTTCCCATTTGACATATGGGATTTTTAAGTTATAATAACACAAGTTCTGGGGAGTTCCCAGAGTTACTCATGTCCGAGGGAGTTCCTCGGGGAAAAAAGAAAGGTTACGAATATGAGTTCATTTGATGATTTCAAGAAGAAGTCACGATCAAGCATTGATGATCTGACTAAGGCACTAGAAGAAACCAGCGGAGCGACCAAGTCCTACAAGGACGAACGTTTCTGGCGTCCAGAACTGGACAAGGCTAGTAACGGTTTTGCTGTCATTCGCTTCCTCCCAACACCTCCAAACGAAGAGCTTCCATTCGCGAAGTTGTATTCTCATGGATTCCAAGGTAAGGGTGGTTGGTATATTGAAAACTCTCGCACCACTCTTGGAGAGAAGGATCCTGTTTCAGAAATGAACAGCGAACTTTGGAACAGTGGTATCGAGTCAGATAAGGATATCGCGAGAACTCGCAAGCGTAAGCTTCAGTATATCTCGAACATCCTCGTCATCAGCGATCCCGCAAACCCACAGAATGAGGGTAAGGTTTTCCTTTACAAGTATGGTAAGAAGATCTTTGATAAGATCCAAGAGGCAGCACAGCCAGAGTTTGCTGATGAAGAAGCAGTCGATGTATTTAACTTCTGGGATGGAGCAAATTTCAAGTTGAAGGTTCGTCGTGTTGCTGGATTTATCAACTACGATAAGTCTGAGTTTGACTCCGCTGCCCCACTTTTCGAGGGTGATGACAATAAGCTCGAAGAGCTTTGGAACAAGCAGTACTCCCTTACTGCGTTCACTGATTCATCTAACTTTAAGTCTTATGAAGAACTGAAGATTCGACTTCAGGAAGTAATTGGTGAAGATATTCGTTCAACTGAGTCCAGAACCTCGACGGTTGAAGATGTCAGCAGTTCTGATGTCAACACTATCGATGACTCAAAGGACGAAACTGACGCTCTGTCTTACTTTGAAAAGCTCTCTCAGGATTAATTGAAAGGTTTATACTATGTTTGAGAAGATTCTTTATATTGCAGCCCTAGTTTCAATCTTCCTGTCTGTTTGGATTTATCAGACAGATCAGACACTTGGGACGTTCATTGGGCTTTGGGTACCCACTCTTCTTCTTCTTGGTAAGAATTACCCGTGGGGCAATAACAACAGTAACTGGTGATTAATCAGTATATTGTTTACCCATGATGCGTCCTCCACTCGGGGGGCGCATTTTTTCTAGTAAGCTTTCTTGATGACGCGGTATTTGTTGCTAAAGGCTCAGGAACTTCAAAATCAAAACTGTCACTACCAGATGGAGCTATTGACATTGCATTTTCTGTTGCTGTTCCAGGTCTCGGTTGGGATTGCATGTAATTTGGATTTTTTAAATCAAAAGATAGCTGTTTATTAACTTGAAGATTTTTACTTGTTTCAACTGTAAGTGTTTCATTAGTTGCCATGTTTTCTAGTGGGTTTACGGGAGCACTCATTTGCCCGGTAGGGTTAGGATCTGAGTTTGAAACCTCCATCTTTTCTGGTAGTGGATTTACTCTACCCTCATTCATAAAATCAATCGCATCTGGGGTAGGGTTGATGTTACCCTCTTGAACTTCCAAAGGTTGTGGAGATGGATTTACTCTACCTTCGGGTATTGTAACTTCACTTAAGGTTTTAGTGTTTGTGGTAATTGTCCTATCGACAGATGCTTCATCTGCCGGATCTATATCGGGGACAAAGCTATTTACGTTAATATCACTGAAGGAAGTCTGATTGGAATCACTTAACATATTTTCCACATTGTACAATGATATCATATTTTCTTTTGATTGTTTTGGATCAAATATATCATCTTCATCTATTTTGTTGAAACCAAACTCTTCCATCTCAATTCCTTTCGGCTAGTTTTTGTTGTATCTTCATGTTTTCTTCGACTATGGTTGCCCTCAATAATGCTAAATAAATTTCTTTTTCCCAAGGAATCAAATTTTCTAATTCAGTTAAGCTGTAACCGTGAGTGTGTATTAGTTGAAAATTTAATATGAAAAAATCTGTTAAATTTATATGGCTGAGGGAAAGCAAAAAAAATCAAATAGACCTCTCACTAAAAGTGACTTCTGTTCTCCTGATTTTGTAGTGTACTTAAGGTTGTGCTCATATCTTGCCGTTTTATTATTTTCGCTTATTAGTTTTTTGTATTCTACTGGTAGTAAGTTATCTATGATGTCGGACTTTTGTTTTTTTGTCAAGGACTTGCAGTCGATTACCTGTGAAGGTGTTTCTATTTTGGAGAGCAAAAAGACTATTTCATCAAACTTACTATTCAACGTGGAAAAGCTCCGTTTGAAGTCACCGAACGTATAGTCTCTGAATTCAAAGTTCTTTTGTGTGGATAGCTTTATGTTTTTTTTATTAGTATTAGAAGTTGGCTTAATGTCGTCCAAATTCAAACTAACCTTTATATTCTCCCCAGTCTCGGGGCACTTAAAATTTAAGTCTACCACTTCACCGATTGAATTTTTTCTTAACTCTAAAAATAGGTGCTCAACGTCAACAAGTGGTAGATTATCTATTTTAGTTAAGCTTGAGCAAGAGAGTATTACGTTCTCTATAGCTCTTAGTTGATCTTCTTTTTTTCCATTTTGCTTTGCGACCAGTAGCACCTTTTCCTCTTTGACAAGAAAGGGTCTATATTTAACAATCTTTTTTGATTTTGGTAACTTAGTCTCGTGTTCAGGTATTTCAGATCTTATTAGTGATGTATAATCAGTCATTTATTCTCCATTATCCAGGCATTTCAATTGAAGCACCGTTAAGTAAAATTTCATATTTTCTGTAACCAAAGTTTGCACTAAACGTAAACGGTACAATTTCTTCCACGGGTTTCAAATCTATCGGATACAAAACTCTTGGATATGCCTCATGAAATACTACCTCTATTTCTGGTCTGCTTGAATCGTACCCGATTCGTACATGAAGCTTAGATGCCGCAGTTCCTTCCTCATAAAAAAAGTTAGGACCGCTATCAGTTGCAAAATACTCACTCCACCTGTTCACTAACTCATACGGACTACCATTTACGTTTTTTGACATGAAAAAGTTTATGAACAAACCTTGAATGTAAGTTTTTCTTTCGGGAATATACTTGATTGGACCGGTAACATCCCTCTGTTCAATGGTATTCACATCAAATCCGGGTAAGGTAACTGAAAAAACAGGTAACGCTGTGATATTACCAACAGGAGAAAACATATCAACTATAAATTGGTTTTGCTTTAGATAACCATTGTTGAAAATACCTTGAGCTAGTTCTGTTGTTGGATTTAATGGCATATGCTAGGTTCCTTTGAATAAATCTTTTTCTGTGAGTATTTTAAATTTCCATCCTTTATCTTTGCATAGTTTAGTTGCAGATTTCCATTTCTCTGTATTAACTGCGTATGTCATAATTTCGTTCTGATAAGTTTTTGGTCTTTTCTTGCCCTTTTTAGGTCTTTTAGTTTGTTTTTCTGGTTTGACCTCAATTAAGAACGTATTCACCTCGTTATTTTCATTTTTTATTTCTGCTATAAAATCGGGATAATATCGATGAATTTTTTTATCTATCGGAGAGACATATGGTACAACAATTTCTTCACTACCCCAACGTACAACGTTTTCATTTGCATCCATGTATTTACACACTTTTCTCTCCCACGTAGATCGGCAAATAATTTTTGTTGGATCCCCGAGGTACTTCTTTGTGTTTTTGGGATTGTATTTTGTTTTGTATGGCATTCTATTCTCCAATATATATATTGGGGTAAGGGGAAATAAATGGCCACAAACGCAATAGCATGGGGAACTCCGGAAACAGTAGAAGCTCCATACTGGATGCTTTTTTCTTGTCATAACTACAGTAAATTTTTCCAAGACAGAGCACCACTAAATCAGTTGTTAGGAGAAATATTACTCCCCGGAACCATCGTTTCTCGCGGAACGATGAACCGTTACAATGATGATAGCCCCATGAAAGAAAGCTTCCAGCATCTGAGGGATAGTCTAGGAAATGCAAAAATTGGTGGTAAATCGGTAACTGGTACAGGTCTTAGAGATGAACTCGCTCAGATCACCGATGGAGTAGCGTCCAGAGCGTTCAATGACACATTTGGTAACATGCAAAGAAGTGCGGGTAGAATTGACCTTCTTACTACCGAGTCCGTTTACATGGGTGCATCAAGAAGGAAGTATCAGTTAAACTGGAATCTGAAAACAGTTGCAAGCGTTGCCAACAGTGAACTAGCTGCTCTTATAGGGAACACATTCGAGTCTTTATCCATGCCAGCACCTCTTCTCAGCAGTGGGAATCTCATAGACGCAATATCTAGAATGAATCACCCACCACTCTGGCAACTTAGCGCATGGGATGCTAGAAACAACTCTAACCAAACTGGATTCTGGTTAGGTCAACCCAAACCATGTGCGTTAGTTGAGGTAGCTCACGGAATCGATACCTCTAGATTTTACAGAACAGATGACGCATTCTATCCATTCTCATACAACATAGGTTTGACTTTTGTTGAAATAGAGGGTGTATTTAGAGATCCAAATGGTGGCATCATAAGCAGATCGGAATTGTTTAGCAGACTATGAGTTACTTCAAATATTTACCAAAAATTAATTATACCTTTCCAGATGGATCAACAAAAGAAATAGTTGATATTTATTCACGAGGTTATATAAAACCAGATTCATCAATATATGATAAAATTATTTTAAATGGTGGACAAAAACCAGAACAACTTGCAAACAACATTTATGAAAACCCACATCTCTTTTGGCAGATTTTGTACGCAAATAATGTCATAACAAGAGACGATTGGCCGTTAACTGATATAGAAATAAATGATCTTTTTGTGAATTACTATACGGGATTTTCTTTTCATATATTTGCTAAGCCAGAGTTGACACTACGACGGGGTGATATAATAACAATCGCGGCAGACGGAATACCGGTTGACCCTTCAAAGTGGGCAATTGTTGATACCTATGATCAAAGAACAAGAAAAATTGACTCGATATATTTCACAGATGATTTTTTCACTGGATTAGAATCCCAACAAATTTTCATTTGGAGATTAACAAATCCGAATGTTGACGGCAGTTTCTCTGATACAGTCACCGAAATATTTTCATCGTCAAATGTTGACACAACATTTATTGCTAAGAAGGTAACTCCAATACAGTCCTCATTGTCTGAATTTACTGATACATCCAAAAAACAAGTTATTTCACCATATCGAGAAACGGATGATACAACACTACTAGACACTCTGACTATAGAATTTAATAGCACATCAACCTCATTGATAGCGAAATACATAAATGGAAGTGATCTACCAACTAACATAAAAACCAATAGTGTTAAAGATTTTCTGACTAAAGTAGAAACAAATAAACGTGGTGTTTTTGTTCCGAAGAAAACAATAACTTCAAACATAACCGATGCGTTTAGTATTGTAATGAGTTCCCGAAATGCCTTATCATCATATGGTTCGGTAAATTCTACAAACTGAGGATTTAAAAGTGGCTGACAGTAAAAATGATATTCAATGGCATGAACTTTCACTGAGCGTGAAGGGTCCAAATAATAAAGATATTAGCATTGATATTTCAACCGATCCCATGTTCCCCTTTATATACAATGGAATGAATATCGAACAATCGATGTTTGAGGGTGGTCTAAAGGGGACATTAATGCTTCGTGATGCAGATCCCCAAAACGCATATAATAACAAGATCCCCACGATATCTCCTTACCTGAGAACTGGTGGTAAATTAAAAATGGCGTTCTCCACGCCTGGTATTGATGACTCCTTTACTGAGTTGCAATTTTATATGACCTCAATATCACTAGTTGCAAACCAAATGCCTGGAATGTATTTACAGATGGGTGAGTCTACAAATAGACTTTATCAAATTGAATTTTCTTCATATGAAGATGTGCAAGTTTATCCAGAGAATAGAGAATTTGGTGATGACGAATGGGTTGGTCCCATCGATAAATATGTAACCGAACAATTAGCTCCAAACTACTTTGATGGTAAACCGTACTCAACACAAAAAAATAGGCAAACCACGTCGAAGGAACCAATGGAGGTTGACAAAACCAGAAACTGGGTTTGGTTGAGGCCGAGGTATTTCTTATATCCTTGGGGTAAAGTCGTTAAAGAACTAAATGTTGATCAATTGATCAATAACTTCTCAGAGAATGCTATTGATTTACAATATAACGCTCCAAATTATTTCTTTTGGCAAGATTTTGATAAGTGGTACTTTAAGAGTATAACATCATTGATCAGTGAAAGGTACATAAATCAAGAGGGCTATTGGAGATATAGCCTAACTTCGGATGAGGGGGATCTGTATAGATTTGAGTCAATAAAAAGTGTCAAAGCATATGATCTTGATGATTTAACAAACTCTGGTGCGTTTGCATCCAAGTACAGACTTGTTGAACCAAATTACAACAGTATATACGATGGAATTGGAAGCTCAGAGCTAAAAGAAAGTTTATTGATCAACCACTTACCGGTGCCCGAGGGAGTTGAAGATCTTACTAACTTTAACAATCCTGCTTGGACAGATGATTATAGAGCGCAAATAAAAGCTGGCACTCAGTTTCACGATACCGATCCGATAGGATTTAGGTTACGAGAAAGAGATATCAATTTTGATTACAGGTGTGATTTCCTCGGTTTACCCATGGGTCCTTGTAAACAACCCGAGGAGGTGGAAGATCCCACGGACGAAGAAGAGGAAGAAAAATTCAATGAGCAATATTCATTGTTCAAAAGAAATTCAGTTCTTATAGGTACACAGCCAGTTGCGGATCTAGAAGATGAAACATTATTCACACCAGAAATAAACGAAATATATGACGCTATTTACGGCTGGTTTAACTTTAGTCAATACAATAACCCAAATCCAACCTTAAATGATCAGTACTCATACGTTGAAGGTAAAAACCAAGACATACTTTGGCAAACAATGTTTGACATTACACCATTGGATGGTAATCTTTTATATACTTTACGTTCAATTAGATCTAGATTGAAGAAAAAACGTTTAGCATACTCTCTACTTTCAACACTTAAGCAACACTGGAATTATTACAGATACTCCATGTGCTGTTCACAGGTTGCAGATGAAACAGAGAAGGACTCCTTCGCGGTGTTAGTTGGTATAGAAACTCCGGGTACATATGTAAACTCAGAGATAGGCGAGGTTCCAATTGGTGGTGGTCCAGTTCCATATGAAACTGGAGGAGAAGAGGGACCAGCAGATAATTCGTGGACTCACGATACCCTGTATTGGCCAATCTATAGGTATGCTTTTTATCCAGTAGAAATCGTACCAAAATGGGATCCGTCACTAAACTACTATAACACCACTGTAATACCAGAGGGTAGTGATGAGGATGATGAAAGTGATGACAGTGAAGAAAGTTTGGCTTATGGTAGAGACTTCTTGGGGAGACCATGTGATGCATTCCATCCAGATGGAAAACCAAAAAGAGTTTACGAAAGATATGATCAAACAACTTTGAATATCATTAATGGAAATGCACAACCAAATAATGAAGATAACTTATACACCCTAAATCACGATCACCTAGAGTGGTTCAACATAAACCCAAATAAAAACGCTAATTTTTATGCAATACCTCTAGGCATACAATTTGAAGTTGTTCGTGATGAAGATACAGATGAAGTTATTTCCACGAAACCATATCACTCAAGTTTCACACTACCAGACGCAGCTAGCACTTACGGTACAGTCGGTGAAGAGCAAGAGTTTGGTGGGAATAGATGTAAGATAAAAGAAAATGTAGTTGAGGGGTTTTTCCTTCGAGGTAAAAATGTCGCTTGGAACATAAATGAACTTTCTAATTACTGGACATGGGTAAATCCTGGCATCAATATGTACGGGGAGGATTACCCCAATCATCCAGAGTCATTTTCAATGATGCCTGTTGGAGCTGTTTTTGGTCAAGATCCAACTACTTCTTCACCAGAAGCAGAAATAAACGATCCCAATAAAACCATCTCCCCACCAGAAGAAACATATCGAAATGAGGAAACTTTAGAGAGTGAAATACTAGGTAGAATTGTTCGACTCACACCAGTCAATAAATCAGAGTATGAAATAAATCTACCCTTTAATGATTTACCTGTTGATTGTAGTGATGTTGATGATGAAGCAGAGGAGGGCACTGGGGAGTCAGAGGGAGAGTCCAGTGAATCCTCAAATCAAAATTTCCCAGCATCAATTAAAGATGAATCTGGTGTGGACGCAGACAATGGAATTTTTATGATTGTAAACAAAATATTTGGAACAGACAATATTCCGAAACCTTTTGGTGGTAAAAAACAAGATCTTGAAGTTGTGGTAAGAGAAGTAGATGAGAATGATGAAACTATTGTGACAACCAGAACCGTAAAATACGATCAAGATTGTACATTCCCCATATCGACATCTGGATTTGGTGCTGACAGTTCCTCCGGCGCCGTTGAGACACCAATATATGTCTTTGACGTTGAAAATTCACATGATGGCAATTGTGATGGTAATGTTCCATTCGGTCCATACATGAGTAATTTCCAACTCAATGAAGATGAAGAAGAGGAAGAAGATGAGTCAGATGAGGGTGTCGATGAGGGTGTCCCTGAAGCGTTGGCCGCTATCAGTTTTGATGAAAATCAGTTAGACTCCGGGGAAGAAGCCCTCGAGGCTCCAACTAGAGAAGATATTGAAGAAGGGTAGTCATAGCAATGACAAGTAAAAGTAAAATAATATACACCAATACTAAAAAAGAAAAAAAGATAGATCAAGAACCGATTATAATTGGTGAACATGAGTATGTTTGTTTAAAGCCAAGTGGACCGACTGATAACTCACCGTGTGAAACTGAAGGTAAATGGGATGAGTTTATTGGAGAGGATCCAAGAAAAGGTAGCGCGAAAGAGTATCTTCCAGAATACGAAGCTCTGTGTAAATGTCATAAGGCTGAACACTTGGGAGCACCAGATGAGGAGAGGGATCCTAACTCACTTCCACCCTTTGCAGATCTAGCCTCAAAGGTCCCTTTGTTTAGGGAACCAATGGATGACGAAATGCATTATGCAGAGGATGACATTGATGAGTGCAAGGAAATACGTAGTAGTCTTTTTGATGGGGAAAATTACTTAGGTTGTTTACCGCCCATACCAAACAGTCCTCTTAATTGCGACTGTGAGAATCCATTCTCAGAGCAAACAGATCAAAGTGGTGATGACAAGTATCTTAGAGACTCTAGATTTGCTGAGTACGTGAGAACTGGTAGAACATACTCCACGTTTTGGGATACTCCAAGAAAAACACCACTGTTAAGAAAATCCTTAATGAATCTTTATTCGGCACAAATAGCTGTCGGTACAATGCCGGGAAACTTAAAACTTAAGGTTGGTGACTTTGTGGAGATACAAGGAACCCCATCTTCAGATGATACAAATTTACTCACCGGAACTTGGATGGTAGTGAAAATAGTCTTTTCAATTCCAGCAACAGGATTCCATAAAAATGTGGTAACTCTCATTAGAGATACTAGAGGGACATATGAGGAAAAAACATCCATACAACAGGATGTGGAAGCAGAGTTAGGTCTTTAACTTGGATTATAAATATAACGTATGGCAGTAGAAATAACACATTCTGATTTAGATGTAGATCTCACTAGAAACACGTTCACGGGAGACGCATCTGTAAAAAACGACTTGAATGCAATACGTCAGTCTGTTCAAAATATATTATTAACTAGACGAGGCGAAAGACCCTTTGATCCTACTTTTGGCAGTGAAATTGAAAATTTCTTGTTTGAATCACAAGACTCATTTCTAACCACCATCACTTTAAAAAGTAGATTAGAAACAGCCATAAACAAAATAGATCGTAGGGTTAAATTTATTGATTTTATTGTTTTAGATGATCTGAGTGAGTCGAGTACAGATACCGTTTTCTTTGAATTGCAATATTCGGTAAACACTTTGGGTCAAGATTTAAATCAGGGTGATTCGACAGAAATTACAGATGCGGTTACAATAACAGTAGAGAGGGCTTAGTATGTCTCAAATACAATTGGGAAGTTTAGATTATGATGAAATTAAAAATGAATTAAAATCTTTTCTTTCAAATCAAGAGGAGCTGAGGGATTATAATTTTGATGGATCTATCCTTTCAACAATTGTTGATCTGATGGCTTATAATACAATGTATTATGCTTTTTATTCGAATATGCAAGCAAATGAAGCCTTCTTGGATACCGCACAAAGAACAGACTCCCTAATATCATTAGCAAAACCACTAGGATATGTTGTACCGCACAGGAAAAGTGCGACATCCCAAATTACATTAACTGGTGTTGAAGGTAGCGACAACGTAAGCTTTGGTAGGTATGAACTTAGACTAACTGGATCCGATGCGTCCGGAACAATTAGAACATTTTATAATCTAAATCCAATAACTTTATCCTCTGCTACAGTTCCTAGTGCCACTGGAACTTTCTATGAGGCGAATGAAGTGGTATTGGATGCAGTGGTAAATGTGGATCTTGATTCACAGAAGTTTGATATCTTTGACAAGACTGTTGATCCAATTGGTATAATCGTAAAGGTCAATGGTGTAGAGTGGAGAAAACAAGAGGGTATAGATCCCGATCTAAACTCACTCAGTGAGGTTTACTTTGTCGAACCCAGTAAAAATGGTTACGTAGTTCGAATGGGAGGGTTAACCGAAACTGAGTCTGGTCAGATAATCGGTAAGGGTGTTGCTCCCGAAGATGTGGTCACAGTTTCATACTTCTCTTCAAATGGATCATTGGGAAATAACATTACTGGTATCTTTGGAAACGATAGTGTATCCATACAGACAGCAGAAGCGACCACATTGTCCGCTGGTGGATTCAATTCACCAAATCCAGACGTAATTAAATTCTTTGCTCCTAGATTTTTTGCTACACAGAACAGAGCAGTTACAGCAGAGGACTTTAAAACAATTGGGGCTTCGTTGTTGGGTTTAGAGAGTAATGCATCATTTATTAATGTTTTTGGTCACGAAGATATCGGCAATTTACCACACCTAAACTACACCAACGAAGATGGTGCGAATATTACAGACCAAGAATTCTTTTCTGGATCACCCGGTGAAGTCTACGTATCATACCTAAACTCAAGTGGAGAAGCTCCGAGTTCGTCAGAGCAAAGTATATTTTTCAATCAACTAAAAACTAAGTCGGTTGCCGGTTTATCGCTTCTTTATTATCCACCAAGAGTTGGTGAGTTGGTTGTCAAAATTCAAAATCCATCCGAGCAAGAAATAAACACATTCAACACATTATTTCCAGATGGTTTCACCGACGTAAACTCAGAACTATTTGCAAATAGTGGTGGTCGTGCTTTTAGCACAGCGACTATAACTTTTACTGATAACCCAAATAATGCCAGTGGTGGTAAGTTTTTCTTTAAAAACAAAATGGATCGAAACGTTCCATTCGTAATGACTCCTGAAACGTTTATTCCACGACCAGATGAATTAGATACGACTGGAGTATGGTATGATTTGAGTTCAATTACAATTGATGAACCTTCTAGTGGAAATGATGGTTATTTCTCACCTATTTTCGCTGCTGATGCCGAACAATATATTACCCAAGCCGGAGCCTGGTTTACCGCGTCCAAGCAAATAGGAGCCATATATTGGGACACGGGAGAGATACAGATACTTAGTTTACAACAAAGCCCTGTTGATTATGGTAATATTACCTTTAGTGCGAATGTGGACTTCAACGCGGCAAATCAAAACCAAACAATTTACGCTCCACACAATTTCTACCTATCCTCTAAACTGGAAAATACCTCGTGACACTATCGATTCTAGGACATCCAGATCAGAACCCATCAGCAGGTGCAAGTGCTTCAGCAAATCTAATCACTCTGCGTGATAGTGTTGTTTCTACGTTTCCAGCGCAAAGATCTACCGCCCTTCTTCCAGAATCTGAAATAGAACGATCTTGTACGGGAAGACCACCATTCGACGTTCTAAATCAATTTCCCAGATGGATTCAAAAAAGACACAACAGTGGTGATAGCACTCTTATTACTTTGATGGAATACTACTATAAATGGCTTTATTGTGAATTCGGAAGTGGATATATTTTAGATGACAGAATGTCATCGATACATGATATTGATGAAACAACTGATGAATTTGTTGATCTTATTGCCAGAACATACGCACCAGATTTAGATGTGATTTCAGGTATTGCATCAGTTTCAACAAGCAGAGAATTCATTAAAAATATAAGAAAAGTTCTGTACTCATCAAAAGGCACAAAACAATCAATATACCATTTCTTCAACACGCTGTTTAAAGATTTTGTTTACGTTGAGATATTGTATCCAAATGATAATTATGGTGAGGGTGAGTCAATTGGCATTGGGGGTGCGGGTGATCCATTTAGAACAAATTCATCATTATTATCTGACTCAACACATAGATTAAATGAAGGACAGTCACAAGAGGTAAATCTAGGATCTGCCGGTAGTGGATCAGGTGAAATGTTTACGTATAGTGTAAAGGCGTATTTTACTGATTCTGGTATACCTCTAACCGAGCAACAAAAAAGAGATATAGAATCTTTGTATAGAAGGTTAATTCATCCGGTAGGAATGAAACTAAATTTTGAAATAAACACAACCAACCTATTAAGAAACATAGACTAACATGGTATACGCGGGGGACGGACAATCAAAGTTTACTACAGGTAAAAGTAGTAAAAAAGATAAAGCTAAACGTAATGCCGGTGAGATAAAAAGTTCTGGTAAAAGTTATGATAAAAGTTTTAGAAATGTGGTTGAAATCATAGAACCCGTTATTGGTAGTCTTTATAGTGTGTTTGGTGGTGGTGGATATGAATTTACAGCGGACGTTACTGGAACGGGAAACGGGGCAACCGGAGGAACTGGGTTAAATGAAGTTACAATCATACACAATTATCTACCTTATGAACTTTCATCAGTTTCTGACCTAGGAATAACGGTTGGTTGCTCTGGATCAGGTTATCGTGGATGGTCTGGTGGTGTCACCGGGGCTACATATAATGAAATCACATATGCACATCCTGATTGGTCTAACTCGATTATATCAGGATCCTCTTTTGGTGCTATTTCTTTAGGTGATTTCTTTGTTTTGACCGGAACATCAGAAAACGATTCAAGGCAGTGTTGCTATTCATGTCCAGCCACTGGATATTAAAGGGAAATAATTAATGGCTACTAATAGAACAGTTACAAATACAATGTCCTCCAGTAACGTGCTGGATGCTTATAATTTAGTAGGAACTGATGGTAGACATCAAGTTTTATTTTTAGGTGGTTTAACAGGTAATTCACCGAATACAAATACACCTTTCGATCGAAACCGCATTTCAAACGAAATCAGTATAGTAAAACGAATAAAAAGAAATGACGTTATTCCCGTAGTTCAAAGAGTTGATTGGACATCCGGCTCACCATATAATTATTATAACACAAGAGATGGTAACGTTGCGGATGGATCATACGCTTACTATGCCCTCGCGAGCAATGGTGTAGTTTACTTGTGTTTAAGTAATAACGACAAAAATAGATCTGATCTTTCTTTACAGATCGCATCCACCGTAGAACCTAGTCATAGGGTGGGAATACAAAAATATTCTGATGGCTACACTTGGATGGCACTATTTAAAATTGACTACACTCTTAGCAAATTCTTAACATCAAATTGGATTCCTGTTCCTATATTAGAAAATTTATTTTCTGAGTTAAATACAGGTAACAGTCTAGTTGGACTTGCCACTGATATCTGTGGCTCTAGTGCTGGTGTTCTTGGAGCTTGTTGCTTATATAATAAAACCAAGGAATTCGATCCGATAACGTCTATCGAAATAACGGGGGGTAATCTTTTTGATTGTTTCTCATCAATACCATGTTACAGATGTAAAGAAATTTCAGATGCTCTGAATAAAGAGAGAGTTTTTATACAAGGAGCAACTTGTGCATCCTGCCCACCAACGACAGAAATACAAAGTCTAATTGAGAAGATAGACGCTAAAAGGGACAATTTTGCAAAAAATTCTACTATTATAACTCAGAGAGATATACAGCAAGACTCTGAAATCAATGACGGTAGAATATTGTCAGCGTTCATAGACTTATCCGGAATTAGTGCCAGTAATTTGATAACGACAGAACAAAATCCTGTGGTTGATCTGAATAATGGTGGCGCTGACGGAGACGTAAGACTAAGCACATATCCAATTATAGATCCAAACGAAAGAACTCGCAAATATGTGATTGATGGAATTTTTGTAAACAATCCCGGAAACGGATATCATGTAGTAGATCCATACGTGGAGCCAGCTGGTAACTCAATCGCAGACATATTATCATCTCGATTGTTCATTAACCTTGACACAAGAGGAAGTCTCAGCAAAGACTTAGTTGAAATTTTAAATGTTAACAAATTGCTAACCAAAGTATGTCTAACATCAGAGGAAATTCAAACTCTAAATTCAAAGGCACGACACCAGAAGTTTAGTAGATTTGGAATTTTACAACAGGTTAAGGATTCAAATGGTAGAATTATTGGTCAAGGTTTAAATACAAATGAAGGTGCAATTAAATCAGCAACTTACTTAATCACTGCCACCACATCATCTTCCCAAACAATGCGAATAGGTGAACAGTTATCATCCGAATCGGGTATTATTCTAGCGAACGGGAATGCAAAACCATTCCAGAATAGTGGTAGAATAGTGGGTGTGGATGCAACTGGAGGCACTAATCATGTTCTAAGGATTATGACAGACAAAAAGTTATCCGTTGGAGAACAATACTATGTCAGCATTGATCCAATACAAGGTGGTATTCCATTCAATCCGAAATTAATTACATTAACAACTGTTAACGAACCCGATGTTGATCTTGATTTAACTGAGACTAAAGTTTTACACACAGGTAACACAAACATAGATATTCCGTTCCAGACAGAGTTCCTTTCTGGAAGCACACCAAGAAAAGAATATTGTTTCGAATTCGTAAAGGTTTTCTAAAATGGCAGATGACGATACTGATTACACAAAATTTCCAATAACAGCTCGGGACACAATCTTTCAGGTTGGTGATAATACTTTTCAAGTAGATAACAAGTTTCCCATGACAGACAATCCGTATGGTAGTCGTCTTGCGAGTCAGATTGCTCTACCAATCTCAGAGAGACAGAACACCAAGAATTATTATCTTCTTGGTTTTGCTCCACAGAGAGCACTGCAAGCTGAAGATTTAAATGAAGTCCAAGAGAGATTCATGGTCAATAATACGCTGACTCAGCAAATGTGGTCAAATTGGAATTCATTCAACAACATGCAGACATGTGAATTTGGACCTGGATGGTTTGGCACCACTCCACTATATCCTCATGTTTGGAAATCAAACATTCGTTACTTGGACGAGCTAATTTATTCCGAGGGTAATGTAAATGAACTTATATACGAAAAACCCAAAAACTTAATTAGTATTGATCATAAGTCCTTTTCTATTGGACTCGCACAAACATATGATATACAGCTAACTCTGAATCCAGGCTGGTATTACATAAACGATACCTACACAACGGCATCGACACACGACAGTTCTGGACTTAAGTATTGGTATTATCTTAAAGAAACAATTCACTCAGAGGTGGTTACAGTTATAGTAACTTACAATTTAGCTCCTATAGGGTTTACGATAAGCTCTCCAACGCACCCACAGGAGATTATAGTAGAAAATAACGGTACCATGAATGCACATGTAGAACTTCCAATTGGAATTGTTCTGGACGATCTTAACTATGTTTCTGGTGGTGAGTTCCAATCAGGTGATTCTGACTCTGGAGCTGATCGTGTCGAAGTAAAGATAAAACCAAAGTTAGGATCTGGTACTACAGATGATCTAAGAACACCATCATACATCGGATATGTTACCTTCGAAGATATAGGTATACCGTTTATTGGTGCGGGGCAGTCTATTGGATCGATACGAGCCAAATATCTCAACAATGTAAACTTAGACCTGTCTTCCATGAACAGAGTGGATGAATCAGATGGTGGTACTGATGGTCTTGGATTAGACAGGGGCGGATCTCAGTCAAATTATGATAATACAATTCTCCCTGATGAAACTACGGAGTTTATTTGATGCCAGTAGATCTCCGAAAATTCCCGCTACTTGCTTCTGAAAATACAAAATTACCTCTGGATAATTTAACATACGGAAGTAGACTTAAGAACTTCTATGTGGATGATGTAGACACAAAGAATTACATCGCGACTGCATTTCGTAATATTGGGGATGTGATACAAGCAGGTGAGCTAAACGAGATATATGAGAGACAAATACTGCACGACACGTTGACTCACCAGATGTGGTCGAATTGGTCTGCATTCATATACCCACCAGATGGGGCTCCACTTGCACCAGCACCAACTTTTGGTCCTGGCTGGGCGGGTACTACACCATTATATCCCGGTGCATTTGATGCGAACTCACAAAAAATTACTGATACTCGTCCATATTCACAAGTTGAAGCAGCTCTTTTCTTTGAAACCGTTAATACTAATGATATTGGATCTGGTTATTTACAAGCAGATCTAAAATTATTATTTAACACTGGTTGGTATTTAATAACCGAAAACACATTTGTTACACCAAGAAGTATGGGTGAGTCGGCCGCGGCTAATACTTTATATGATAGAGTTGTGCAGGCAAGTGGATTAAAACATTGGTACTACTTAAAACAACCAATATTATTTGATATACGTTTACTGGGAGTAAATAGCACTGGTTCTGCTGCGGGCGCGGTGCCTAACGTAGAAGCTGTCATGTTTAATGAAAACACATCTTACCTAATAAATTGGCAAAATTCTACTAAGGTAGCTTTCAGTATGCAAGGTCAAGAACTTTATGATCAAGCACATTTCAATCAACATATAAGGGACACACACGACGGTGGATATTTTGCTTTAGATTTTGCAGATAAATCACTATGTCAACATATTGATCCAGTAAATTGCGAAGAAGATCAAACACATGATTCTAATGATGGTATACCGACTGGTAGTGTGTCTGATTCAAATCCAATTCAAACCACATCGATAGTGGACGATCCACTCTTTGCAAACCCAATAAATATTAACGCATCGGATGATGGTAACTCAAGAAGAGTACAAGTAAAAGCTGTTCCAAGATTTAGAACGGCAATAAATCATAGAATGGATCCACTTTATGCGGCCGAATCAATTACACCATTCGTCGAGGAAGGCTCCGGAACCGTAGAAGCTAGAGCGCGAACCACAAATATTGTTCTCGGTAACATGAGGTTAAATACAAATCCTGGCGGTGATCAAACGCAAGATCAAGTTCCATCTTATTCTTTATGTGTTCAGGCTGAACACAACACACAAGGCACAGCAAACGCATTCTTTAACTTGTCCACATACCTTGATACACATGCACCTAATATGGTCATTCAGGACACTTTTGATATAAATGAAGTGATAAATCTTAGAGATCAAGTGTTCCAACAAATGAAAGAGGGAGTCAAGCCTCGATTTATAAATAATGTAAGAGTGAATACGACGGTATATGATGCGGATAACGAAGGGCAAACTGATGCCAGAAATGAGTGGAATAGTCATTTTTCAGAGTTAAATGATGCGTTAGTAATAACTAAATTTAATGTAGACTTACGACAGGTAGAACCAATTTGAGGGAAATTAAATGGGCGTTGAAGACAATCTATTCGAAATAAATGAACTAGAGACTAGCGACACATTTCAAAGTTGGTTCACTAAAACTAACGCAGAAATCATTGCAAAGTTAAACAAACTAAAGATCTATGATCTAGAACTTTCAAACATTTCTGGTCTGAGTGGTGCAGTAGGGACTACTGCTGCTGGAACTGGTACTGCCGGTAAACTAGAACTCAAACTATTACATACGATTCCACACGGTTTAACTCTGCAAGGTAACGCCACCATTACAGGTTCACTAGAAGCTGGTAGTTTTGCTGGTCCAAATTCATTTATTCTCAGGGGGCAGGTTGTTGACGGTGTAACCACTGCGTTTGATTTTGGTACGTTCGTTAGAATGGACTCCACAGGTCTTACTAAAGCGAAAGCAGATTCTGATACCAATGCAGAAGTTCTTGGTATGGTTACAGGAACATCTGATAACAGTATCACTGTAGCTCAGAGTGGATCAGTCACTGGTTTATTCTCACCCACAATGACAACTGGTGGTGTCTTCTTCCTAGATCCAAACGTAGCGGGTGGTTTTACAGCAACGGAACCAAACTTAGCAGGTCAAGTATCAAAACCAGTTCTTATTGGAGGATCGGGTGATACAAACGCTGTTCTCCTATCAATGAGAGGTCAGTTACTACAAGACACTGGAACAGGTAACACTGGTGGATTTGCAACTCACAAAATTTATGTAAACACTGGATCAATTGATCACCACTTAGTTAAAGGTAAAGTGGTTGCATATAGCCCGGATACTTTAACATTCACCGATGGTAGATCTCAATTCAATGGATTCTTCCTCGCAAAGAATGATAAAAATATTGATGATACAATCGGTATTGTCACAGGTGAACCGGCTGCCGATACAATTGAAATTACAACATCTGGACTAGCAGAGGGCATACCATCCGAGTACGGTAGAGGTAAGTTGTATGTTTCCGGTGTTACGGGTGAACTTAGAAATAATCCAGCCACAAATCGAAGAAAACTTTTTGCGATAAATTTTGATCAATCAAATAACAACGCAATAGTCGTCAACCAAGCATCTGTCGCAGTAACGGATCTTCTTTCTGGATCATCCCCAAACATACTAATTAACGGTGGATTTGATCTTTGGCAGAGATATCCAACTGGTGCAACAATTACAAGTGTCGATAATATCTATTCCACAGATAGGTGGGTTCGCAACCTGAGTGCGACTGGTGCGACACTTTCAGCAGCCACATTTATCAGAAGAAAAGAATTTGATGTTGATCAAGTGGATATTAAGGGTAACCCAAAATATTACTTAAGAACACATAATGTCATTACGGGGGCTGTAACTGGAGATCACCTACATTTTGAAAATAGGATTGAAGACTCTAGAACATTAGCAAGCGAAACTGCAACGGTAAGTGGATATGTTAGATCCGGTGCGGGTAAAGTGATTCCAATACGAATTAAACAAGTATGGAATGGTGTAACTGGATCTGAGTATAGTGGGGGAACTTTAGAATCATCCACAGATTGGGGATTCTTCAGTAGCACGTTCGATGTTCCCGGTATAACTGGAGCGTCTGCTAATCCAGAAATAACTGGCGATCACTACTTGGCTCTTGCGTTTGATTTAACAAATGCAACAAATACTTTCCATGACTTTGCCCAGATAAAACTAGAACATGGTGACAAGGCAACCGCCTTCTTCCCAGTCAACGCAGACGATGAACTCAGAAAATCTAGTCGATATTACCAGAGGAGTTACCGACTAGAAGAATTTACTGGTCAAGTCACCAAGGGTGGTGGTGTAGTTGACTCACACATAGTAGAATTTACACACACTCCATACAACGAAACTTCCTTCAAATATCCAGTTCCTATGAGAACTACACCACTGGTTAAACTCTACTCTCCAGACTCCGGTAATCAAGATGCATTCAACGCAGCGGCGAAAAGAGATCTCAGAAATACATCGGGAACGATAGCATTTGACGGCACTGTTCGCATATGTGAGTCTGGTGTGACTGCCATAACTTCATTCCAAACATCCAGAATAGCCACAAGATTCAAAATTCATGCTGGAGCACATAGATTCGATACGATTCAATTGCACTATGTTGCGGATGCAGACTATAACAATAACGTAACAACATAAGTCTAGGAAAAAACAATGTCATCAAGTTTTAAAAACAACACCACAAACGTCATAAAATCTTCTACTATTGGCACCCGCATATTGGCAGAGGTTCCAATTGGAAGTATTGAAGCTGGAACAACTGCTGGTGATGTATTAAGAAATGGTTTTTCTGGTGCAACGTCTTTTTACTTTAGAGCTGGTGCAACAAGTGCTGCTGCCGCTCGTGTGTTTGGTGTTGTTGAAACCATTCAAGACAAAACTGCAAACGTTGTTTTACAGGGGCTAATTCAGTATCCTAGCACATTAATATCTGGTGATCCCACGAGTGAAAATTTCTTCCTGAGCGCAGCAACAGCGGGTAAAGTGCAAAGCTACGCACCACCACAAGCTAGTCAAATAAATAAAAAAGTTCTCCAACAAGTCACAGTGGGTGAATTTAACGCTGCGGTTATCGGAGCAAGTGATTTTGAATCCGGAGCAAACGTAGGAGAAATTCAAGCATCAAAAACAAGTGATGCTCCAGTTGGAACAGTTTTACCTTATCTTTCAGCGTCTGGTAGCACGGCTGTAATTCCGGAGGGATGGGTTGATGGATCGACAATGCAATATTTGTCGGTGACAGAATTCGATGAATATAACACACAGTTTGGTGATATCTTTGGATTTGAAGAAACACTAACACTGTCGTTCCCAACTTCTGAATTCGCTTCTGGTTTAGTCGGTAAGCAAGTTGTAACCGATCAGGATCACCTGAATAAACATGATCGTAGCACTGGTGGTGCTATTGTGACTAATGTTGACACAGCAAACAATAAGTTGACAATCAGGCAAAACAAGTATGATAGAGCACAATACGCTTCAGGTGTAACCGCTGGATCAACACCACTTTATTTGTATTTTATTCCGGATGACAATAATGGCTTCTTTGAACGTGGTGAACTAATAGGTTACATCAGCTCCGGTGTACATGATAAAAATGCTACACCCCATATTAGACATAACACGAACAAAATGTCAGAGCCATTTTCTGTTAACGGAACGTATCCTCTCTATAGCACACCGGGAGCCGCACACGTAGCAAGTCCAGACACCACAGATCCTAACTTTGCGGGTAGTAATTATCATGTTCACACTGGTGCGTTTTTTGGTAGCACCTACGGAAGCCAGCAGGATCAGGGTGTAGAATTTGGAGTTCTCGCCACCCATTTCCACAGTTACTATATGCCAAATGGGCTAGTATTGTTGGATAATTTTTCTAATGATGGTATTTACAATAAAGAAGAATTGCAATACCATGGATCTTCTGGTGGTCAGCGTCTTTATGATGGAAGTCATAACAATCCTGTAACTGACTATCTGATCAGACCAACTGGTAATGGAATACATACACATTACACTATGAAAGTGAAAAATATTGTTGCAGTTGACATACCCACTCAGGTGACAGTGCAGACATTAAATGTAACACACGGTTTATCGGCTGGCTCCAGTGCGAATAATGTAGCAACTAGTGACGTTGCGTTAGATGTTCAATGTCTGAAAAATAGAATACGTGATCTAGAAATTAGAATCATGGGATCTGAGCAAAGCTGTGTGCTGTAAACTAGGAGAGCTTATTAATGGGATGTAACTGTGGTAAAAAGAAAAAACAACAACAGCTCAAAAAATTCAAAGAAGAAAAAGAAAAAAAATTAAGTATAAGAAAATCTTGGGTTGACTTACGTAAAGAGGTTTCTAGAAATCTTACCCTAGTTCAAAGTTTTGGTCTTTCAATGGCTTCTAGGGGGATCAGAAATAAAAAAATTGATGGTCCAGTAAAACAATTGAGAGTGTTGAGCTGCTTTGGTAATCAAGGTGTTGGTGGTGAACTGATACCGTGTGAGGGTCTAAAAGAAAGTAAAACTGAGGGAAGACACTTCTGTGGATTGTGTGGTTGTGGTGATAGATCTGGCACACACCTAATCTCAAACGGTGAAAAATATAGTAAGTTAGATTATCCCGTCTTATCGTGTCCACTACAAATGCCTGGATTTAGTAATTACGAACCGAGCGATGAGGAGGATAGATTACCACCAATGTCAAGAAAAGCTTATATTGACAATCGTTTAACTCCACAGGACATACAGAAAATAGAAGTTTCTGTTCCAGAAAAAGATGAAAAATTAAAAAAAGAAATAGAAGAGCATATCAAGGATTAATCATTTACTCTTATTATAAATATAAAGTAGGAGGTAAATATGGCAACTCCAGATTCTAAACAGGGGATTATTGATTATGCTTTTAGGCGACTAGGTGCGCCCGTAATCGAGATAAACGTAGATCAAGAGCAAGCAGAAGAGCGTGTTGATGATGCGTTGCAGTTTTTCTCTGAGCGACACTTTGATGGTGTTGAGAGAGTTTATTTTGCGTATCAAATAACACAAGATGATCTAGATAATAAATTCATAGACACAAATAGTATAGGACCGGCGAACGGTTCTGGTAATGATGGTCCAACCGGAAAAGATATCTTATCAATAGTAAGGGTATTTCCTTTTGGTGACTTTGGTAACATAAACATGTTTGATGTCAGATATCAAATGGCATTAACAGACTATTTTGGTATAAATCGAGGTCTTGGTGCTAATAGTTCAATGGGTATTGCTCGATATGATTCAACAAAGCGATATATTAATCTAATTCAACAAATATTTGATCCGGAAAAAGCATTGAGCTTTAGTAAAGTAACAAATAGATTACACCTAGAAATGAATCATAGTGAGGATATTAAAGAAGGTGAGTTTATTATACTAGAGGCATACGCATCGTTAAATCCAGATGTATTCACTGAGATTTATAATGATCGTCTTTTGAAAGAGTATGTTACCGCTCTTATTAAACGTCAATGGGGGCTCAATTTATCTAAGTTCGACGGTGTTCAGTTGCCAGGTGGAGTTACTCTTCGTGGTGGGCAGATATATCAAGAGGCACTAGCTGAGATCGCTCAATTAGAACAAAGAGTTTACTCAGAGTATGAGCTTCCATCAGACTTTATGGTTGGATAATAATGGCAAGAAATCCCTACATACGCGATGTAAATTCAGAGCAAAAGCTTGTTGAAGACCTAACTATTGAAACAATAAAGTCAATGGGTAGGAACATGGTGTACATTCCCAGAAAACTACAGAGTGAGGATGATTTATTTGGTGAAGATGTAAACTCCAAGTTTGACGATGTTTATGACTTGGAAATGTATATTCTCAATGTCAGTGGGTTTGAGGGTGAGGGTGATATAATTGCAAAGTATGGTTTAGAAATCAAGGATAGAGCAACTTTTGTAGTGGCAAGAAAAAGATTTACAGACGAAGTAACCGAAGCCGATGGATCAATTGATCGTCCAAGAGAGGGTGATCTAATATATTTTCCTCTAACTAAGGCACTTCTAGAAATCAATTTCGTGGAGCACGAAAATCCTTTTTATCAGCTAGGTTCATTATATACTTTTACATTGGTTTGTGAGACATTTACTTACAATAACGAAAAGTTTGATACTGGCATAGAAGATTTAGATGACATATTTAAAGACAGGAGAAAGAAAACAAGATCTCTTGTGCTTACTGGATCCCCCATCGCAGAGGGCAGCACCGGAAGAACCGCCAGCAATTATTTCCAAGGAGAGGTGCTTTTCCAAGTCGCAGGTCAACAAGGAGATACATTCTCGAATGCATCTGCAACTGCTGATATTGTTGACTGGGATGCCAATTCTAAGACACTACTCATCACGAATATCTCCGGAAATCTTCTGTATACCTCAAACACAGAGAGTGTCAAGGGTGCCTCATCTGGAGCGGAGTACCTGATAACCACAGACGCAACCGCAGATATAATAATACAGCACAACATAGAGGACAATGAGTTCTTTGGTGACAATGAATCAATTGAATTGGAAGGAAACATCGATAATATTATTGACTTCAGTGACTCTGATCCATTCTCGGAGGGCAATTTCTAGTGTTTGAATATTATAACAATGAGGCTTTACGTAAACTGGTAATTGGATTTGGTTCATTATTTGATGATATTCTAGTCTCAAAAGATGATAACCAAGGAAACTCTTTAGAAAAAATTAGAGTCCCTCTTTCATATGGACCTAAAGAAAAATTCATACAAAGAATACGACAGTTAAGCTCGATATCAGACGAGGTTCGTTTACAGACCACAATGCCCAGGCTGGCATTTGAGTTACTGAGTCTAACTTATGATCCAACAAGAAAAGCTAACAAACTAAGAAAAACTTCAAAAATATATGATACAGGCGCAACTAGCTTTAGTTTTTCAGAAGTTCCTTATATTGCATCTTTCGGTCTTTACACTTTCACTAGAAATATCAACGAAAACTTGCAAGTTATAGAGCAGATATTACCATACTTTCAACCAGAATTTGTAATATCATTAAATATAAACGAGGTAAACAAAAGAGTTGACGTTCCTATCATACTAAACGGTCTTAGTATAACCGAAGATTATGAGGGTGGTTATGATACTCGAAGAAGTGTCAACACCGTTTTTCAGTTCACCGCAAAGACCTACGTTTACGGACCAATCAAAACTAAGCCAATTATTACAGGTGTTACTGCTGAAATATTCAACATTCTAGGTAACACTGGTTTTGGTGGAGATGGTTTTACATCAGAGTCTATCGGTATTGTTGGTGCTACCGGAGAAATTACTAGTGACGGAACACTCACAAGAAATAAACCTTTTGATACGGATGCGGGAGTATAATGAGTGAATCTAGTTATGATAAAATTTCTGATGCATTAGAGACAACATTCAAATCGAAAGAAATAGTGAAAAAAGAAGTAAAGGAAATTTCGGTATCTGATGAGGACCGATTTAAAAAAGACTTCTCTGACGTTAGAACTAATATCAGAGAATTGATCGACACCGGAAAAGATGCGATTGATGGGATACTTAAAGTGGCTACAGAGGGTGATGCCCCTCGTGCGTATGAGGTGGTATCACAATTGTTAAAAACTGTCTCTGAAATGAACCACGATTTAATCGATCTACATAAGAAAACAAAAGATATAACAAAGGAGGAGACAGTAAATAATACACATAATTCAATTTATGTGGGCTCAACCTCCGATTTACAGGACTTAATTAACTCCTCACGGAGTAGAAAAAAAGTTATACAAAATGAAAATGTAATTGATCATGACGACGAAACGTGACGGATATTTAGGAAACCCAAATCTAAAAGCAGCGGGTGTTGAATTAGACTATACCGAGGAGCAAGTCAAAGAATATATTAAATGCTCTCAGGATCCATCCTACTTCATCAAGAAGTACATCAAGGTAGTCTCTCTAGACGAAGGATTGGTACCATTTGGATTATATGACTACCAAGAAGATATAATAGAAACTGTTCACAACAACCGATTTGTGATCGCAAAACTACCTCGTCAGTCAGGTAAGTCAACAACAATTATTGCCTATATTTTACATTATATTATGTTCAATCAGAGCATGAGTGTTGCAGTTCTTGCAAACAAGCAATCAACCGCACGAGATATTTTATCTCGTTTGAAGTTAGCATATGAATATTTACCATTATGGCTTCAGCAGGGTATAGTTGAATGGAACAAAGGTAGTATTCAACTTGAAAACGGCTCTAAGATTCTCGCGTCGTCCACATCAGCATCTGCGGTTCGTGGTGGTTCGTATAACATGATCTTCCTTGATGAGTTCGCTCACGTTCCTGTTCACATTGCGGAGGAGTTTTTTAGTTCAGTATATCCAACAATTACGTCTGGACAAACCACCAAAGTTCTTATGGTATCAACTCCAAACGGATTGAATATGTTTTATCACTTCTGGCGAGGTGCGACAAAGAAACAGGGTGAGCCGGGTAAAAATGAGTATATCCCAATTGAGGTTCACTGGAGTAATGTTCCACTATACCCAAATGGTCCTATGCGAGACGAAGAGTGGAAACGAAAACAGATAGCAAATACGAGTGAGCAGCAATTTGAATCTGAATTCGAATGTGACTTTGTTGGTTCAACGAATACTTTAGTAAATAGCGCAAAACTAAAATGTTTATCTTGGATTTCACCCATAGAAAAAACAAATGATGGATTGATGATTTATGAGCAACCAAAAAAGGATCATACTTATGTAATTACCGTAGACACTGCGAGAGGACAGGGGAAGGACTACAGCGCATTTGCGGTTATTGATATTACCGAGCCACCATATAAAGTGGTAGCTAAGTTTAGAAACAATTTAATATCACCTTTGGTTTATCCCACTGTTATAAAATCAGTGGCTGAGAAATATAATCAAGCTTTTTGTTTAGTTGAAATTAATGATATTGGTCAGCAAGTGGCTGATATTTTACATCGTGATTTAGAATATGAACATGTATTGATGACGGTATATAAAGGAAGGGCTGGACAACAAATATCTGGTGGCTTCGGTGGAGGAGGTACATCTCTCGGTGTTCGAACAACCACACCCGTCAAGAAATTGGGTTGCTCTGTTCTAAAAAGTTTAGTGGAAAATGATAAACTAATCATAGAAGATGTTGACATGGTGAATGAAATGATAACCTTTGTAGCAAAAGGTCAATCTTTTGAGGCGGACGAGGGTCACAATGACGATTTAGCCATGTGTTTAGTTTTATTTGGTTGGTTAACTAGACAGGACTATTTTAAAAACTTAACAAACTTAGACATCAGAACCGACATTTACAAAGAGGAAATGGAAAGAATAGAAGAGGAGATACTCCCATTTGGGTTCATAAGCACTGAGGACAACACAGATACATATATTGACTCTAATGGAGATAGATGGGAAGCATGAATTCCTAAATGTATATTTGTCTAAATACATTAGTATCATTGGAGAAATAACATGCCCACAGATATTACTGTATCAGTAAATGACGAACGATTTATAGTACCCAGACAAGAGACTTCTAGTGATTTTGTCGCTGGTTTTTTAAGTAAAGTACCAGAAAACGAATTAATACGAGCGTTAGGAAGCACCGGAGAGAGACAACAGGGATTCTTAGTTGTACCTGAACTGTCTGACTGGTTTGCCCGACTTAATAATCCACTTGGTACAGACATGCTTACCGATGGACATGATGCCTATAGTGGCTCTGAGAACGGAGCAGCGGCAGGAGCTAGATTAAATGGAACCAACCCACGCTGGCCAGACGGACCAACAGGATCTTGGGAAAGAGAATGGTACGCTGTACACAATTACCTTAAATATGGTGGTTCCGCTGTTGTTGCTGGCACTGGTTCAGTTCAAAATACAGTCTCACCCAAAAATACTTTAGCTGATTATACAGATCAACTTGACATTATCTTCGCTGCTACGGGAGGTGTTTTAGCTAACACTGACATCTCCTTCGTTGCCAATACCAGAGAGGATGTTATTGGTATTCTTGGAGCAGGGTTCAGTGGGGATGTAATTCCAAGTCTTCTTTACAACGGGTTAACTGGATTTTCTGGACCTGGTATTACTCACAGTAAATATACATTCTCTGTTCCCGGAACTAAATTCCATCTTAAAACATCTAGAAACATTCAAACAGAGACTGATTTTGATCTACTTCAGGAATCATTCCTAGCCCCAGACATCGCTGGTTGCTTTGCAAGAACCATGGTCGAGGGTAGATCATTCAAATCACCTGCTGGAATGGAAAGAGGAAAAATTTTAGACGTTGTTAGAATAGGAAAAGTTATTAGTGACAATGAATATGATCTCCTATACAACGCAGGAATAAACCCAGTTAGAACTTTCCCAGAGGGTTCATTCTTATTCGGAGATAAGTCAGGAGAGTCTGTTCCCGGTGGTGTTAATACTGAAGGAGGTGACATTGCCACTCCTCCCATGGGTGGGGAAGTCAATAAGACTGGTGTTAAGGTATTCAGTAGAATCAACGTTGTTAGAACATTCCTTTTCCTCAAAAATGTCCTCGGTGAGTCTGCCAGAAGATTCTTATTCGAGATCAATGATGGTTCAACAAGACAAGCGTTCATAAGCACAATAACACCAATTCTTAGGTCTGTTGAAGCAGGAAGAGGAATTAGTGAATTCAGTGTGGTTTGTGATGAGAGTAACAATACACAAGCAGTCATAGATGCGAATGAGTTTGTTGCTGACGTGTTTATCAAACCAATAAAATCTATTAACTTTATCAGGTTGAGATTCACTAATAAAGATAATAATCAAGAACTGATCACAGAATAGGAGTAAGTAATGCCAGGACCATCTAGTCTTTCAACTTTTATTAACGAATTTAAGGGTGGTAACCGCGCTCACCGTTATCGAGTTAGCGGAGAAATTGGACCAACAGATCCATCTCGTGGTCTAAATAAATTTTTTGTGCGAGCAGTAAGTCTACCACCATCGCAGATTAATGAAATTCGTATTCCATATAGAGGTAGAATTCTAAAGTGGCCAGGTGACAGAGTGTATCAACCATGGACTATTAGAATTCTAGATGAAAATGGTAATGATAACAACTTGTGGAAAGCATTCCACAAGTGGAGTGATGAAATCAATAACCACATTGAAAATGATCAGAAGTTAGATAACTTGGATGATTTTGCAGTTGACTGGGTAATTGAGCAGGTTGATGAAAATGAAGATGTTACAAAAAGAATTGATCTTATTGGATGTTGGCCAAATCTAGTGGGTCCAATAGACATGGACGCAAACGCCGTTGACACTTTAGTAGAATTTAACGTGGTAGTGAATTATCAATATTATGATTTAGTGGATTAATTAGGAGTATATTATGGCATTAGACCTATTTGGTTTTACAATAGAAAAGAAGTCTAAACGTGAACAACAGGTAGAGGCTGTTAAGAAAGAAACTTTTGTTTCTCCAGATGAATACGACGGAAGTTATAACTTCGAAACTGGCGGAGTTTTTGGTACATATGTGGATTTTTCTGGTGCTGTTCGAGACGAAAACGCAGCACTTTCCATGTACAGAACCATGGCTCTATATCCAGAGGTAGATTCTGCGATAGAGGATATCGTAAATGAAGCGATAGTTCTCGACGAGGATCGAAGACCTATTAAGTTAGATCTTGATCGTGTTGATATATCTGAAACAATTAAAAATAAAATTTATGATGAGTTTAATATAATTCTAAAACTATTAGATTTTGGTAAAAAATCACATGAAATTTTTAGACGTTGGTATATTGATTCAAAATTATTTTATCACATTGTAATAGACAAAACAGATCCAAGACGAGGTATTCAAGACTTGCGAGCGATAGATCCTTTAAACATTAAAAAGGTTAAAAAGGTTCTTCGAGACAAAGAAAAATTAGGTCAAGGTGCCGCTAAAATCCCAATGGTTACTGGTATGGATGAGTTTTTTGTTTACACAAATACAGACAAAAAATCAATGTACCAAACACCTGCGAGTGGTATCAAGATTAGCTCAGATTCAATCTGCTACTGTCATTCTGGAATCATAGATGCCAATACAAAACGTGTTGTTGGGTATCTCCAGAAAGCAATTCGACCTCTAAACATGCTCAGACAAATAGAAGATGCTGTTGTTATCTACAGAATATCTAGAGCACCAGAGAGAAGAATATTCTACATTGATGTGGGTAATTTACCAAAACAAAAAGCAGAGCAATATCTTAGATCTCTGATGACTAGGTATAGAAGTAAGTTAGTCTATGATCAGGGTACCGGTGAAATTAGAGACGATAGAAGACATATGTCCATGCTTGAAGACTACTGGTTGCCTCGTAGAGAGGGTGGTAGGGGAACTGAAATTTCAACTCTTCCCGGTGGACAGAACCTTGGAGAAATGACTGATGTTGAATATCTTTTGAGAAAGGTATACAACGCTCTGAACGTGCCAATCACCAGAATGTTACCACAAGATGGATTCAATCTAGGTAGATCTGCTGAAATCACTCGTGATGAGGTTACCTTCTATAAATTTATAGAACGATTGAGAATGAAATTTTCCTTGATGTTCCTACAACTCCTAAGAGTTCAGTTAATACTAAAGGGAGTGATGACAGAAGAGGAATGGAACACTATTCAGAGTGACATATTCTTTGTTTTTGCAAAGGATTCCTACTTCAATGAGATGAAAGAAGCAGAGGTGCTGAGAAATAGAATAGACATGGCAGCAGCACTTGAACCTCTAGTTGGTAAATATTATTCTACCAGATATATTCGTAAAAACATCCTCAAGCAAACAGAAGAAGAAATCAGAATTATAGATACTGAAAATATGGCAGAATTAGCGTCTCAACCACAGCAAATGCTACCACCAGGTCAAGAATCGGGAATGATTCAATGAATTCACGTCTAGGAAAAATCATAAACTATGCTCTCGATAAAAATAAAGATGATTTTTCCTCTTTGTTGCGGGAAGAAATAGAGGAGCGAGTAAATCACATTAAAAAGAGTAAGTATCCTGAACTCTTAGATCGACTAGTTTTTTCGCCTAAAGATCAACAAACACTAAATATTAGTGAAGAGGAATATGCTGAATCAATCAAAATAATTCCATTATTAAATGAATTAGCAAATAAAAAAGGCAATGTTAGCGTAACGTTTTCAGATAATAGCGAAACAGTAGTAACATCAAAGGATATAGATAGTTTGATTAAACTGCATGATGCATTAAATGAAGAAAATCAAGTAATTTTAAGATCTTCTTTAGTTGAAAGCAAAGAATCATTTAAAAGTAGTGCTAATTTTGCAAAAAAATACACCAGAAAGGGTTAAATAAATGTCCAAGTCTTTAAACATAATTCAGAACATCATTGATGAGAATCTTATCGATGCAAAGAGAGAAACTCAGGCATATCTCAATGATATATTATCTGAGGCACTTAAAGAAAAATTCGAAGAGGTAGCCCCTACCGTCATCGGAGAAAAGTATCACGGTGATAAAAAGAAAAAGAATAAAAAAGGTAAGAAGCACTCATGTGCAAATAAAGTAGAGCACGTTGATTGGGGTGAGGGCACCTGTATTAGTGAACACCATGCCAACCCAGATGAAAATGGTTTTGTCTCTTGGTATGATGTTCAATTTGAACATGGTGTAGAGAAGAGAGTTCCCACCGAGGACCTTACAATTCTTGCTGAGTCCATGCACGAACATGCAGAAAATCCAGAAGACTTAGACGTGATCGAAGAAGAAGAGGGTAATGACAAAGATGGTGATGGTGATGGCGACTTTGCCGATATTATGATGGCTAGAATGATCAAGTCTGGTATGTCAAAAGAAGAAGCAATGAAAAAGACCAGAAAGCATAACAAAAAAGGTAAGAAGGATTGATCCAATGAAATTAATCACGGAAATGAACGAGGACGTTCAATTAATCACCGAAAAGCGTGACGATGGAACCAAGGAGTTTTATATCCGTGGTAATTTCATGCAAGCGGGTGTAAAAAACAGAAACAATAGAATTTATGATATTGATGTTTTATCTCCTGCTGTTGACAAGTATATGACTGAATATGTTGAAAAGAATAGGGCTCTGGGTGAACTCAATCACCCTAGTGGTCCAACAGTTAACTTGGATAGGGTTTCTCATATCATCAAAGAAATGACTGCCGAAGGTAATAACTTTGTTGGTAAAGCCAAAATTCTCAACACTCCCATGGGAAAAATTGTACAGAACTTAATTGAAGAGGGTGCATGTCTCGGGGTATCATCTCGGGGAATGGGATCTCTGAAAAAGAACAATAGTGGAATAAATGAGGTACAAAAAGATTTCATTCTGTCTGCGGTAGATATCGTGGCAGATCCATCTGCACCTGATGCCTTTGTTGACGGTATCATGGAGGGTAGAGAGTGGATATGGGATAATGGGGTAATCCGTGAAAAACAAATCGCTGAGTATGAAAGAGTAATCAAGGAATCAACCAGAAAAAACTTAGAAGAAAACGCGATTCGAGCATTCAAAGATTTCATTTCCAAATTGTAAAAAATTATAAATAACAAAGAATAGGCTTTAAGGAGCACCTAATGGAAGACCAAACAAACATGGCCTCAGAAACTGAGGATAAGAAAAAGAAAAAGAAGGCAACCCAAGGCACCACACAAGTGGTCCAAGATGCTGAGGGTGGTGGTGATCAAGACGCAGAAGGTAAGGGTACCATGCTACAAACCCTAGAACCAGTTGCGAACGCACAAACTGCTGCCAACATGGCAACAATCGCATGTCCAAAGATGGAGAGTGTGGATGTTGACGAGTGCATGGGAGCACTTTTTTCAGATGAAAGTTTATCTGAAGAGTTTGCGTCAAAGGTTCGTGTCGTATTTGAAGCCGCAGTAAACACAAAAATTGAGGACTACAGTGCTCAAATTCAGGAATCATACGATGAGCTAATCAAAGAGCAACTAACTGATGTTGTTGCTGACTTATCAGAAAAGCTTGATGATTACCTCAACTTTGTAGTCACTGAGTGGATGCAAGAAAATGAATTAGCTGTAGAACGAGGAATTAAGTCTGATATTGCAGAAAGCTTTATCTCTGGAATCAAGACTCTATTCGAAAATCATTACATTGACGTTCCAAATGAACGTTATGATGTTCTTGATGAATTGTTTGAAGCAAATGAACAACTACAGAGTCAACTTAACGAACAAATTGAAAAGAACATTGATCTTTTCAATGAATTAAAGAATGCAAAGGCACAAGAAATTTTTGTTGAGTCAACTTATGATTTAACTGAGACTCAGAAAGAAAAATTCTTTGATCTTGCGAAGAACGTGGCGTTCGAAGATGAAACATCATTTGCCGATAAGCTTAACGCTCTTAAAGAAAACTACTTCCCCCTACAACCAGAGGGAATTTTAACTGAATCCACTGATCCAATGACAGAAGAAGTCCAAGGATTAAAGGATGTTAATGTTGATTCGTCAATGAACGCTTATGTTTCTCATCTACAACATCAAATGAGACACGCAAAAAAATCTTAAATTAAAACTCTAAGGAGACAAAAAAAAATGTCTAATTTCGATACTACTACACCTTTTGACGCACTATGCGAGAAGTGGGATCCCCTACTTGAGCATGACAGCGTTCAGTCCATCGATGACCCCTACAAAAAGAAGGTCACCGCAGCTCTACTTGAGAACCAAGAGAGAGCCATTCTTGAGCAGAACTTAAACGAGGCTGCTCCCACCAACAGCATGGGTGCTGCCGCTTTTGGCTACACCGATGGTGTTTCACCATCCAGCCGTCAGGGTGCCCTTCAGGGTTATGATCCCATTCTGATCAGCCTTGTTCGTCGTGCTATGCCAAACTTAATGGCATATGATCTTGCTGGTGTTCAGCCCATGAGCGCACCCACCGGACTCATCTTCGCAATGAGATCCCGTTACGGCGCTGCTCGTGGAACAGCCAACAGCACCACCAACGAAGCACTCTTCCAAGAGCCCTTCGCAGTATTCTCTGGTGGTGGTTCTGGTGCTACTGTTGGTCACGGTTACGGTAAGACTTCTGGTATTGATGGTACTACCGGTACCACGGCCGACGGTGGACCCACTGCTGCGTTCTCTGCTGCTGATGGTGTTAAGCCAATTAGTGAATCCGGTACCCGTGGTGGAGACTTCAACAAGCAGAACTTTGAAATGTTCAGAGGAATGCTTACTGGTGCTGGTGAAGCACTCGGCACTGATGGTAACTCCGCATTCGCAGAGATGAACTTCACCATCGAAAGAATCGCTGTTGAAGCAAGAACTCGTGCCCTCAAGGCAGAGTACACCACTGAACTCGCTCAGGATCTCCGAGCAGTCCATGGTCTCGACGCTGAAACTGAACTTGCTAACATTCTTAGCACCGAGATTCTCACTGAAATCAACCGTGAACTCATCCGCACTCTGTACTATAAGGCTAAGATCGGATGTCAGCAGACTGATATCGAGAACAACGGTGTTTACGATCTGACTCTTGATTCAGACGGTCGTTGGAGTGCTGAAAGATTCCGTGGACTCATGTTCCAAATCGAGCGTGAGTGTAACGTAATCGCAAAGGAAACTCGCCGTGGTAAGGGTAACTTCATCGTCGTTTCGTCCGACGTTGCAAGTGCTCTTGCAATGGGTGGCTTCCTTAACCTTTCACCCGCTCTCAACACTCAGCTAGAAGTTGATGACACTGGTAACACCTTCGCAGGTATTCTTAACGGTAGGATTCGAGTCTACATCGATCCCTACGCTGCAACCGATACCGATACGGATACCGCTCACTCGAACTTCTGCCTAGTTGGTTACAAGGGAACCAGCCCATATGATGCAGGTATGTTCTACTGCCCATACGTACCCCTCCAGATGGTACGAGCGGTTGACACCGGTAGCTTCCAGCCCAAGATCGGGTTCAAGACCCGCTACGGCATGGTTAGCAACCCATTCGCGCAGACAGTTGATATCGCGCAGCCCGGTGGTAACCAGTACTACAGACTGTTCGCAGTCAAGAACCTTCACGGTAACAACGCTAACCTCCTCGAAGCTAGCTCCTAATAGCTGCTGGTTAGTCGAAGTCAAAATAGCAGCGAGGGTCTTCGGACCCTCGCTGTTTTTTTATATAAATATTATGGAGGAATAATATGCCTTTAACAGGACCAGCCGAACTTCTTCATAGCTCTGAAATTAGAAAGCCCACAACTAACAATTTTCTGGGCACAAACTACTTCCAATTTGTTTTAAATAGAGCGCCCCTCTTGACATACTTCTGTCAATCTGTTAACCTACCATCATTAACTATTGGTTTTGCTGATATTCCAGTGGCTGGAGTTGGTGTTCCATTTAAAAATCCAGTTGGTAGGTACTCGTATGAGCAGTTAACTGTTTCCTTCCTAGTGGATGAGGAAATGAAAAACTGGCGAGAGATACACGATTGGATGAGAACCCTGAGTACAGCAGAGTCAATGGGTAGTGAAAAAACTTCAGAGGTAATACCACATGAAGAAAGATTTGATACCGCAACTCTTATAATTATGAACAGTGCTTACAAACCAAATGTTAGGGTGACACTAAATGAATTATTCCCAGTGGGAATCAGTGGTATTCAGTTTTCGTCAGTTTCAGTTGATACAGAACCAGTTGTAGCCACTGCAACATTCGCATACACTTCGTACAAGGTAGAAGATATATCTAATGAATCTTAATGAAATACGTGAAATGGTTTCCAAAGATGTAATTATAGATGAAACCAACCTAGATCAAGAGTCAATAAAGACACCACAACTTCATAATAAATACCTAATATTTTTTGGTGATGAGAAGCTCATTTTGAAGAAATTAGAAACAGATCTAAGAGGTCTCAAGAAAGTGAAATGGTTATACTATACAGGTAAACTTTCACAAGAAGAACTTGAGGAGCAGGGTTGGGAACCTTTTGATTATCATGTGCTCAAGACTGACGTTGATCGATTCATCAACGCCGATGACGACATCATCCTACTTGAAAATAAAGTAGCTCTTCAAAAGGAAAAGGTTGATTATCTAGAGAACGTGATAAAAATTGTGACTGGTAGACAGTGGAATATAAAGACCGCGTTGGACTGGTTCAAATTCACCAGTGGTGCATGAGACATAAATATGGTATATGAGTGATTTAATTATTAAACCTGTGGATTCTGTTCACATATACATTGAGTGTGAAGAAAGTTTAGCCCGAGAGTTAAACGAATATTTTACGTTTCTTGTACCAAATTATCAATTCACACCAGCATACAAAAAAAGAAAATGGGATGGTCAAATTCGTCTGTTTAATTTGTACAGTCGAAGAATATACACTGGACTATTGAACTATGTAATTAAGTTTGCTATTGATCGAAATTATTCATATGAAAATCAAGTTCAGTCAGATAATAGTGTGACAAAAGAATCTGTAATAGATTTACTCACAAGTATCAAAGTTAGTGCGAATGGTGAAAATATAACACCACACGATCACCAAGTAAAAGCCATATATCATGCTCTAAAGAAAAATAGATGCTTACTACTTTCTCCTACTGGAAGCGGTAAATCTCTGATAATTTATTATTTGATGCGTCACTATCTGGAAAATATTGACGAGGATAAAAAAATACTCATAGTTGTTCCCACCACAGGGTTAGTGTCGCAAATGTACAATGACTTCAAAGAATATTCCTCGAATGATACATGGGATATCACAAAAAATGCACATGTAATATTCTCAGGTCAGGATAAGTTGACTGACAAAAGAATAGTTATTTCTACGTGGCAAAGTATATACAAGATGCCCATTGAATATTTTAATGACTTTTCGGTTGTCTTCGGTGACGAGTGTCATTTATTCAAAGCAAAGTCCCTGACTTCTTTGATGTCTAAAACAAAAGATTGCCCCTATAAGATAGGAACAACCGGAACTCTAGATGGATCCCAAACTCATAAGTTAGTTATCGAGGGATTATTTGGACCTGTTTTTAACGTGGTAAAAACAAAAGAACTAATGGAGCAGGATCTACTTTCAAACTTATCCATTGATTGTATTACCTTACAATATAATCAGGATTCAATCAACGAGATCAAAAGAGCAAAGTACATGGATGAAATTAAATGGCTAACACAGAAAAAAGAGAGAAATGATTTCATAACCAATTTATGCTGTAGACTAAAGGGAAATACACTTTTGCTGTTCAATTATGTCGAGCAACATGGAATCCCTTTATATGAAAAAATTAAAGAGATATGTCCAAATGAAAAGGTTTTTCTGATTCATGGGGGCACAGACACAGAGCAAAGAGAAAGGATAAGAAAAATTGTTGATAAGGAATCTAAAGCTATTCTTGTCGCGTCTTATGGAACCTGCTCTACTGGCATTAATATTAGGAATATTAACAATATTGTTTTTGCTTCGCCTTCTAAGTCAGTAGTCAGAGTATTGCAGTCTATAGGTAGAGGATTAAGAAAAACAAAGACAAAGGACAAAGTAAAATTGTATGATATATCTGATGATTTATGTCATAAGAGCTATAGAAACCACACCCTCCGTCACCTCGATGAAAGAATCAAGATATATACTAATGAAGAATTTAAGTATGAGAAAACTAATATCCGCATAGAAGGAGATACTCATGAGCAACTCTTATAGAATTATAAAATTAAAAAGCGGAGAGGATCTAATTACAAAAATCAAGGGTAGAGAAAAGGGTAAGTTAATCGTAGAAACGCCCATGATTTTCAAATCAAATATAATCACAGACTTTGGTGGTATTCCAAAGGAAGTCACCATACTTCAAAAATGGTCTAAGTACTCAACAAATAAGGAAGTAAAAATTCCAGAGGATTACATCATTAGTTACTTCACACCAATTGATGAAGCTATTCGTCTTTATAATCTAGAGAAAAATAAAGAGGAAAAGGAATCAAAAATTAGTAAGCAACTGCCTCCAATGAATAATGATGTTATCAAAAAAATGCTCGATGATTTAGTTGATTTTAAATCAAATCAAGAGCCGTATGAAGGTGTGTTTAAGTTTATAGGCTCAGAGAAAGACATGGAAGAATTTCTTGATAAGCTAGAAATGAACTTAGATGACGAGTTTTATAATGAGGAAATGTACATACCATTCGAAGAAATAAACGAGGATATGTACACTGGGGATGATGTACATCATCCGGATTATGGTAATAGGTGGACTGATTGGGATTCAGACTTAACTGATTTTCTAGAAGAAGATTAATACTATTACCCTTTTCCCTCTGACACAGAGGATTTTATAGTGGTTTAGCTATTTGTCAAGTATTTTCTTGATTAATTAGAGAAAAGAAGTAGTATATTCATATGAGTAAAAAATCTTCACATTACATAGACAACGACGAATTTTTCAAAGAGATGTCTGATTGGAAAAGTAAAGTCATAGAGGCAGAAAGCGTCGGAGAAAAACGACCACCTGTAAATGAGTATGTTGGTAAGTGTTTTCTAGATATAGCAGAGCACTTGGCGCAAAAACCTAACTTTACTAATTATCCATATAAAGACGAGATGATAAGTGACGCTGTAGAAAATTGTCTTCTATATGCACACAATTTCAATCCAGAAAAATCAAAGAATCCATTTTCATACTTCACTCAAATAACATACTATGCATTTTTGCGTAGAATAGAAAAAGAAAAAAAGCAGCAATACATAAAGTTTAAGATAACAGAGATGAATGATGATGGTTCTTTGTCCTCTTGGTTTAAAAACAATTATTTTGAAAAAGAAACAACGTCGGATGCAATGAAGGAACATTTCAATATTTCTGATAATGACTTAGAGAGATTAGAGCCTAAAAAGAAAAAGAAAAAATGAAAATCGCATTAATAAATGATACTCATTTTGGGGCAAGAAATGATTCATCTATTTTTCTAAATTACTTCTTAGAATTTTTTGAAGAACAATTTTTCCCCTACTGTATCGAAAATAATATAGATCAAGTATTACATCTAGGCGATTTGATGGATCGTAGAAAGTTTGTCAACTTCAATACGTTACATGAGGTTCGCACCAGATTTTTTAATAAGTTCAAAGAGAACAGAATTAATTTACATTGCACTATTGGTAACCACGATACTTTCTATAGAAATACCAATGAAATAAATTCACTAAAAGAACTATTTGATGATAAGAATGAATATTTTCATTTGTATGAAAATCCAACCTCTGTGCATTTTGACAGTCTCTGCGTTGGGCTGATTCCTTGGATTAACAATACAAATCGTCAGGAGTGTGAAGACTTTTTGAAAACATGCGCTTGCCCAATTGTAGGTGGTCACTTTGAGCTTAATGGTTACCAAGTTATGCGTGGGGTGAACTTCAGACACGGTATGTCCGATAAATTGTTGCAGCGATTTGAGACTGTTTTATCTGGTCATTTTCACAGTAAGAGCACGAAAAATAACGTGTATTATCTGGGCACTCAGTATCAAATAACATTTAGTGATCTAAATGACAATAAAGGGTTTCATGTATTAGACACGGAAACAAGAGAACTTCAATTTATAGAGAATAAGAGAAGAAAGTTCTATCATATTGAGTATGATGATACTGATCCAAAGTCACTTTCAGACATAGATTACAGTTTCTACAAAGATTGTTATGTTAAGGTTATAGTAAAGAATAAAAACAAAAGAAAAATATTTGACTCATTCCTCGATACCTTATATAAAAATAAAGTGATTGATATCACTGTTGTGGAGGACATGAGTGATTTTCTCATCGAAGAGGAAACCATTGATATGGCAAAAGATACTTTGACTATAATCAATGATGAAATTGACAGTGATGTTGATATAGAGGAAAAGGGTAAGATAAAGGAAATAATTCGTGATCTTTACATGGAAGGTCTAAGTTCGTGGGAATAGTATGTTAGTATTTAAAAGTGTTAAGTTTAAAAACTTTGGTTCCTTTGGTAATACGTTTACACACATAGACTTAAACAGACATAACACCGTGCTAGTGTCTGGTAAAAATGGTCATGGTAAATCGTTTGCTTTGTTGGATTCTATAACATTTGGTTTGTTTGGTAAACCTTTTAGGAAAGTGAATATTCCCCAGTTAACCAATAGTGTGAACCAAAAAGATTGTGTTGTGGAGGTGGAATTTGACACACCTAAACACTCTTACAAAGTTATTCGTGGTCTACAACCAAAAGTCTTTGAGATTTACAAAGACGGTGATCTGCTACCGCAAAATGCAAAGGCAAAAGATTATCAAAAAATTCTAGAGGAACAAATATTACGTATGAACTATAAGTCGTTCATGCAGATTGTCATATTGGGTTCGTCATCGTTTGTTCCATTTATGCAACTGTCTAGTAATGACAGAAGAGAAGTTATTGAAGACATTCTAGATATTAAAATCTTTAGTGTGATGAACTCCTTACTAAAGGTTAAACTTTCACAGTTAAAGGAAAATTTGAATGAAATTGAAAACAAGATCACGATCTCAAAAGAAAAAATTGATCTACAAAAGAGTCATGTGCAAACCCTTGAAAATAAAAGTCAAGAGAGTCTCGATAAAAACAAAACCAAGTTACAGTCACTCATCGAAGAGGGTAAGGCTAAACAAGAAAATATTTCCGGGATATCAACTAAGATCGAGGAAATTCGCGAGAAAACTCCTAAAAAGGAGCAGTTCTTATCGAGCATAAAGGGCATAGAGAGAACAGAAAATGAAGTCTCTGTTAGTCTTAAAAGGTTAAACAAAGACATCACTTTCTATACGTCGAATACTAATTGTCCATCTTGTAAGCAAGAAATTGATGAAGAGTTTAGACAAGAGACACTTGATAAAAAATCCAAAGAAAAAGAAAATCTTGAGTCTAGACTAGAGGGAATCGAGCAACTACTAAAAGAAACATCTGAAAAAATAGAGTTTATAGACGATAGAGAAAAAGAGATTAGAACACAAGAAAATCTAATCCTAGAGCAGAAAAGCATGATAAAGTCTTTGTATTCTCAGATTCAATATATTGAACAAGAAATTTCTGATCTAGAGAATAATAGGGATAACATTGATGAAGAAAAAGATAAACTATATGGATTCTGTGAAACCCAAAGAAAAGCACTAGATGAAAAAGATTCTGTTTTAAACCAGAAGTATAATTATGACGTGGTTCATGATTTACTGAAAGACGCCGGAATCAAATCAAAAATTATTAAGTATTATTTGCCTATAATTAATAAACTGATAAACAAGCATCTTTCTTCGATGAACTTTTTTGCTAATTTTACTTTAGATGAAGAGTTTAACGAAACAATCAAAAGTCGGCACAGAGACACATTTAGTTACATGAGTTTCAGTGAGGGTGAAAAACTTAGGATTGATTTGGCTTTAATTCTGTCTTGGAGAGAAATTGCAAAGCTCAAGAACAGTGCGAGTTGCAACCTATTGATTCTTGATGAAGTTTTTGACTCGTCACTTGATGCGATGGGAACAGATGATCTTATGAAGCTACTTGATGATTTGTCCATAAATACAAATGTGTTTGTGATTAGTCATAAGTCAGATCAATTAGCAGACAAATTTTCTAATTACCTCACATTTGAAAAGAAAAACAACTTTAGTAGGATAAAGTAATGCCAAGTCTTTTTGATGATGATTTAGTGTCTGAACTTGCTAACTGGGAGGATCCATTTCCTGCTCCGATAATTGAAGAGCACGATGGGTTTATGATTGTTCGCGATGATCTACTTAATGGTGGATCGAAAATGCGTTTTGCTGATTACTTAATTAAAAGTCAACCGGAGATAGAAGAATGGGTATATGGGAGTTCTCCCGCAACTGGGTACGCACAGATTTCACTTTCTTACTTGTGCCGCAAATATGGTAAGAAGTCAGTTATTTTTATGGCAAATAGAGCGTGGGATAAATTACACAATTATCAAATAGAAGCATTAGAAGCTGGAGCAGATATGAGATTTGTTCCAAATGGGATGTTGTCAGTAACAGAGAAAAGAGCAAGAGATTATGTACAAGAAAGTCCTAACACCCGTAGATTACTTCCTATTGGGTTCGATCATCCTAGTGTTATCGCTTCCGTTACTCGGGTTGCTCAGACCATGGACATTGCACCCAGAGAGGTTTGGACAGTTGGATCTTCCGGAACTCTCACTAGAGGATTGCAGCAAGCATGGCCAGATGCATCGTTCCATTGTGTTGCTGTGGGGCACAAAGGTGACTACGGAAGAGCCAAAGTTTACAAATGTGAAATCCCATTCAATAAGGAAACAAAAGTAAAGCCTCCCTTTCCATCGGCACCAACGTATGATGCAAAGGCTTGGGAGTTCATGAAGCAATACGCTTCTAAGGGTGCTTTGTTTTGGAATGTCGGTGCTTGACAATAAAGTTTAAGTTGATATAATACACTGTCATGAAAAAGTTCTACGAAAGAAATGATTATGTAATTAATAGTGACGTGAATGTGTTGTTCGAAGAACTTCTGTCTATGACAGTTTCCGAGTTCGAGGAGTGGGTTATCCGTATGCGGAGAGAGATAACGTATGCGTGGGATACATACGGATGCCCTCCTCGAACTGGGAAAAATAAAAATGACATACTTGATTCCTTTAACAAATTAGCAGAGTATCCAGTTCATCTATTCACTAAAACAGATGAACTTTCTGACATCGATGATGATGTTATCACAAACAAATCTCGTGCTGGTGTTGAGGTTGATCAATGGTTTTCTAATATGTTTAAAACGAGAATTAATTATAATGAAAAAGATGAAGGATATTCTATTTACGATTTGGTTGCTAATCCTGATTATCTCGGGCGTGTTATACGTGGTGCTTCTAGGCACTTACGACGGGATTCATTTTATAGTCACGCGCTATCTGCAATCAAACACAGTAAAAAATACTCCATCATTGACGTTTCATCCGGAGAAGAGTGGATAAAGGCTTACTTTAAAAACCCTGATGTGTTTAGAGGGTATGACTTCATGATAGAAGAGGTAAAGCTCAGGGATGGGTTGAACACTAGTTACTTTCAGCTTGAGCAGTCTGATATACTACAATTAACAAAAGATCAAATGAATGAGTGGAAAGATTTACTCTCATACAGACATCACTCTACATTTGATATAGAGGATATGTCTGATGAAAAACTTTATGCCATCAGAATATACAAAAAGGGAAATCGGATATTTCCTTCTGGCTTTAAGTGTTTTAGAATTGGTTATATACAGCCTGCTGTTAACTTTCCTCCTATGACGGCTAAATACCTTTATGAGAGGTTTACCAATGACATTAAATCACAGGAAACAATTAAAATCTTTGACCCGAGTTCAGGCTGGGGTGGTAGAATTCTTGGGGCTATGTCTTGTCGTGATGATAGGAATATTCTTTACATTGGCACTGATCCCAATCCTGACAATTTCTATGCTGATGGCACTTCTAAATATTCTTCTGTTGCCGATTTTTATAATACGGAAACGTATCGCGGCAATCCCTTCTTCAGTTCAACAAATAATTACGAGCTATACCAGCTAGGATCTGAGGAAATACACAAGGATGAAAGCTTTCAAAAACATCGGGGATCGATTGATTTGGTATTTACTTCACCTCCTTATTTTAACAGAGAGGCGTATAGTGAGGATGAGAATCAGTCTTACAAAAAGTATGGCTCGTCGTATGAATCATGGAGAGACGGATTTCTTCGTCCTACCCTAAAGAATTGTGTTGACTGGCTTAAGTCTGAACGTTATCTTTTATGGAATGTAGCGGACATAAAAGTCAAAGATAGCTATCTTCCCTTGGAAAAAGATTCTAGAAATATTCTAGAAGAATATGGGATGGTATATAAATATACACTGAAAATGGCAATGGAATCTATGCCCGGTCAAAATAGGTTAGATGAGAATGGAATCCCTAAGTGTAAAAACTTTTGTAAAGTAGATGGACGTTACCTTAAGTATGAACCCGTATTTGTTTTTTGGAAACCAAAATGATATCTGAAACTGCATGTACTCTTGAAAATTGGATTGATGAATATATCACTGCTCTCCAGACAAATAGTAATGTTGTTCGAAAAAATGTAAAGAGTTTGATAAAAACTAATCGTGTAAAGCCGCGAGAGGCTAAAAAAATATCTGATCACTTTCGTCGTCTTTTGGACGAGGTCAATTGTGTTCTACATAATGATGACGAAGATTTAGCTGAGGGATGGTCTTATTTGAACCACACCAAACTAAAACGACTTCAGGGGTATTTGGAAACTATCGTCGATGAGTTTGCAATCGCTGGAACCATCAAACGTAAAAAGAAGAAAATTTCTCCAGATAAACTTGTTAGATCACTTAAGTATCTACCCAGTTTTAATTCAATGTCTAGTGTAGATCCAATCGGTGTGATCGGTGCAAAGGGAGTTCTTTTGTATAATGTAAAACAAAAGAAAATATCTCTATATGAATCAAAAACCGGTCTTTCGATTAAAGGAAGCACTCTACAGAATTTTGATTCTGGTGATGTAAAAAGTTGTGGACGCAAAGATACTAAATGGTTAAATCTTTTAACAACTTGCACTGTGATGAGAATGAAAAAAGAGATAAATACTTTGAGGGCTAAGACACAGGAGCCTACCGGCAGGATAAATAAAGACACACTAATCTTAAGAATCATAAGATGAACTACACCACAATTAAAAAAATCTCTAATTTTGATGCAATATCCTTTAGGGGTGATTTTAAAATGAACAACACAAAAGGATCTCCTACGATTTACTCTCGTGGTGATGTGGTTCTTTACGAGGGTAAAACTTTCATAGCAAACGAGACTGTTTTTGGAGTATATCCTACGTTCGACAAAGAACAAAGATGGTACTGTTTAGCTGGAAGTGCAGTTTATGTGCAAAGTGATGTTCCTCCATCAGCCAAAAATGGAGATGAGTGGTTCAATTCATCGAGCGGTAGATTATACCGATACCTACAAGATGCCTCGGGGGAGCAGTGGGTAGAAATTTAGCAAAAGGATTTTGACTTGACTAGTAAAAATGATAAAATAAGTGATCATAATCATGGTGATTATGAACAATATGATTATTCTGATATCAGAAAACAAAGAAACAAAAAGAGAAACAAAAAAAGACGACATCGATCTAAGGATATACTTAGAGATGTAAAGAATGGAAATATAGATTATGACTCATTTGAAGAATGGAGCGAATTTCAATGAAACTCTCTAAGGGGACTCTCTCAGTCCTGAAAAATTATTCGTCAATCAACACGAATATTCTTGTTCATCCGGGATCTAAAATTTCAACTATTACACCAGCGAAGAATTTACTTTCTGAGGCAGTGGTTGAAGAGGATTTCCCAGTTCAATTCGGTATCTGGGATCTACCTAAGTTTCTGGGTACAGTATCCTTGTTTCAAGATCCTGATTTTTCATTTCATGATAAGTATGTTCTAATTAAAAGTTCAACGGGATCATGTGTTAAGTATTACTACTCGGAACCATCATTGCTTACTGTTCCTACTAAAAAGCTGGATATGCCCACCGCTGTTGTCAACTTTAAGCTAACAGAGTCTGTGTTCAACGAAATTCTTCGCTCCGCATCTGTTCTGCAACTGCCTGACTTGGCGATTAGATCCAGTTCGGGTAGAGTGTTTGCTGTTGTTTTTGACAAGAGTGAACCAACCAGCAATGATTATTCAATTGATTTGGGTGAGCATAATGGAACTAGTGAATTTGATTTTCACTTCAAGATTGAAAATCTCAAGTTCCTCCCCGGTGAATATGAAGTTGGTATTAGTAATAAGGTGGTTAGTCAGTTTAAGAATGTGAGTAATTCAGTAACATACTGGGTTGCATTGGAATCAACTAGCACTTATAGTGAGTAATAGAAAATGACTGGTCTCTTTGTTGAAAAGTATCGTCCAGCGACGATCAATGATTGTATATTGCCTGACTCACTTAAGAAAACTTTTAATGATATCGTTAAGAGTGGTGAGTGTCAGAACCTTCTTTTGACTGGGGGCGCAGGGTGCGGAAAGACTAGCGTGTCTCGCGCTCTTTGTAATGAGCTAGAAGCAGACTACATTCTAATTAACTGTTCGGAGGATGGTAACATAGACACTCTCAGAACTAAGATTAGAACGTTTGCAAGCACAGTTTCAATTAGTGGTGGTAAGAAGATCGTAATTCTAGATGAGTTTGATTACAGTAACGCACAAAGTATTCAACCTGCTCTTCGTGGTGCTATTGAGGAGTTTGCTGATAATTGTAGATTCATTATCACTTGCAACTACAAGAACAGAATTATCTCACCAATTCACTCTAGATGTACGAACATCGAGTTTATTATCCCGTCTGATGAAAAGCCAGCACTCGCTGCTCAATTCATGGAGAGAGTCAAATACATACTCGGTGAGGAAGGGATTCGATACGAGGACTCCGTTCTCGCTCAGTTGATAACCAAATATTTTCCTGATTTTCGGCGAGTTCTTAATGAGCTACAGCGGTATTCGGTTGCCGGAATTATTGACGTTGGAATTTTATCTCAGGTTGGTGAACTACAAGTTAAGGAACTTGTCTCTTCAATGAAAGAGAAAAATTTCACGGAGGCTAGGAAATGGGTAGTGTCTAATTTAGACAACTCCCAAACAGAATTGTTCCGAAAAATATATGATGGGTTATATAAGTACATGGAGTCATCATCTATTCCGCAAGCGATTCTTATCCTAGCCGATTATCAACACAAAGCTGCCTTTGTTGCAGATCAAGAAATTAACCTAACGGCGTGTATCGTCGAACTTATGATGGAGTGTGAATTTAAATGAGAGTGATACCCACAGGAGATTATATTGCAATCGCACCATGGAGTCCCCCAAGCACTACTGCTGAGGGAATTCATTACACCCCCAGAGAGAATCCTCGGATTGGTAAAGGTATTGTTGTCGGGATTGGACCTGGTGCTATGACATCACGGGGGTGGATTTATGAGCACGACCTTAAGGTTGGTGATTGTGTCCTCTATGATAAAAGTGACGGATTCAATGTTGTCACTGGTAATGCGATGATTGATGTGAGAAATATCGTAGCAGTTATTGATGAGAGTATAGAAATAGAATGAAGCTATCAGATTATCTCAACTCCATCAATTACACAAAACAAGATCTATTTGACACAGAGGATCACACTGTAGAAAAGGAGTATGTTCCTTTTGTTACGAATAGGTGTCTATCGTATTTTCCGGATACTATTCTGTATGTCAATCAGATGAATAAATATTGCTCTTTGGATAAAAAGATGCAGTTTGATTACCTTCGCATGTCAATCAGAAAGCGAAAGCGGTTTAGTAAGTGGTTGAAAAGGGAATCCGTGGAGAATCTTGAGTTAATCAAGACTTATTTCAACTACTCGGATACTAAAGCCAGAGAGGCATTGGAAATTCTATCACCCGAAGATGTGGAGAAAATTAGGCAAATGAGTTACCAAGGGGGTAAAAATCCTATATAAGTAAGCTACATTCTTTTTTATGAGGAGTTAGGATGTGTGATGAAGATGACATTTTTCAAGGTTTAGGGATAGAGATCGCCCTAAAAGAAAAAGATGATTTCCTTAAGATAAGAGAAACTTTAACTAGAATTGGTGTTTCTTCTAGAAAAGAGAACAAGCTTTTTCAGTCTTGTCATATTCTTCATAAGCGTGGTAGATATGCCATTATGCACTTTAAAGAGCTTTTTGTTCTTGACGGGCTTGAAAGTGATATTTCAGACGCAGACATAAAAAGAAGAAACACCATAGTCAATCTTTTGTTAGAATGGGGCCTAATAGAGACCGATGAAGAGGATTTGTTCAAGGAAAATCTAGGAAGTCTCGCTCAGATAAAAATTATTTCTCATAAAGACAAGTCAGACTGGGAACTGATACCTAAATACCATATCGGAAAAAAGTGACTAACTATTAAAATGGAGAATTTACATCATGAAAGATAATCTGATAACTGAAAAACCAAAACTACTAATCAAAGCTCCTACTAGAGCAAGACCAGATAAATTCAAAGAGGTGTTGCAAAAGTATGTTGACTACCTGTCCAATAAATACCCTGTTCGTTTTGTAATCACATGTGATACTGATGATGAGACAATGAACAACCAAGAAATGCGTGGTTGGATGGATCAGCTTGCGGATAAATTAAAGGAAAAAAATCATTCTTTGGTTTACCACTTTGGTGACTCTAAAAATAAAATTGAAGCAGTCAATGCCAATATGGAAAATGAAGAGTTCGACGTTCTACTTCTTTTTTCTGATGATATGATACCAAAGGTTGTTGATTATGATGAGATTATCGTTAGGAGCATGGAGTATATTTTCCCTGAAGGTGGCGGTGCCTTGAATTTCAATGATGGTTACAGAAGAGACTGGCCAGCACTCATGACACTAACTGTTATGCATTATGATCTGTACAAAAAATTTGGATATATCTATAGTCCAGAGTACATTTCCTTGTGGGCGGACAATGAGCAAACACTAGCATGTAGAATGATGGGTAAATTGGCTGATGTTAATCTTTGTATCATTAGACATGAATGGGTGCCAGGTAATGATCCATCCGCTGATGAGTTGCACATTAGAAACGAAGATCCTGCCATGTATGAGCATGATGAGAAGATTTTCAAAAATAGAATGCAGAGAGATTTTGATATTAAAAAGGAAGATCTTAAATTTAAATTAACGATAAATGACAAAAATCAGTTTACCATGGAAACAGTCGGTAATGATTAAATATCTTTTATATACAAACACAGGTGCTAGTGATATGGCACTTAACTGTGTGTATAGTATGATTAAATCGGGTATAGAAAAAAATGACATTCTGTTATACACGATTGATACTGACACAGAAAATAAATTCAAAGATCATAATATAAATGTCACTAAATTGGACGCATCAGAATCTATTGGTGAGTCTAATTTGTTTGCTGACAGTAAATATCAGGACTGGAACACAAAGGGCTTTCACAGAGTTGTTCACTACAAAATAAAGTCAATTATTGATGCTTTGTCTACAGGTGATGATATTTTTTACTTGGATACTGATAACGTTGTATTTAAAGATCCTAGAGAGTTTGTAGAATCTGTTGACTCAGACATAGTTATTCAAGATGATTCTGATATCCATGGTAGATGGAAAAGTCTGTGTACCGGAGTTGTTTTTATTAAATCAAACGAAAAGACTAAACTGTTCTATGAGAAGTGCTTGGACTTACATATGAAAAACATAGAACTAGACAAGTCAACTGGAGATCAGGCGGCATTCAATCAAGTGTTAGTGGAGAAACACAGACATGGATTAAGTGATTTGATTGTCTCGGTTTTTCCACATGAAATATTCCCAAACGGTCAAATTTACTTTGAGTCATCTGTAGACAAAGAAAACATGTATCTTTTCCACAATAATCATATTAGTGGACTGGAGGCAAAAGTAGAGAGATTCAAAGACAATGGTTATTGGTATGTTGACTGTGATAATTTTTATAATGTATTGAGTGGAAAAATCTGTGGACAAACTCAAATTACACCTTGATATAAAAAAAATCGAGCTGTCTTCGTTACATGCGAAAAACGAATTGGTTTTTGCTTTACCCTTTTTGAAAAAAGAGCAGTTTGAATATTTTAATAATGTTGTTCTTCAACCACATGAAAAAGCAAGATTTGTTTCTGTGTATAGTGATGGAAGATCTTATGTTGAGTTAACTTCAGTTGAAGATTGTGAATATGTTCTACTTCCATTTAAATGGAAAACAACACAGTTAGATCAGACTGACGGTAGACGCTTTGCGGAACCATACATCAAACTAGCTAAAGATAATGGTAAGAAGCTATTAGTTCTTTTTGAGGATGATTATGCAGGTCCTCTAAATCTAAGATCAGATGAGGGCATTATTCTTAGAACTTCTTTCTTCAAATCTAAAAGAAGATCTAATGAATTTGCTTTACCCGTTTTTAGATGTGACAGATTTAAAAGTGGTAATTATATCAAGGAAAAACCAAAAAAGCCTACTGTTGGATTTTGTGGATTTTTTAATTCTCCAGCGCACGGTATCCGAAAATATGCACTACACAATCTAGAAAATGATAATAGAGTCCACTCTAATTATATTATTCGAGATTATTTTTGGGCACATGGAATAGATAAAAATTTAGCAGTATCAGATCATTATACTAACGTAGAAAATAACATGTTTACGTTGTGTTCTCGTGGTGCCGGTAACCATTCGATGAGATTATATGAGGTTTTGTCGATGGGTAGGATACCTATTCAGGTTGACACCGATTGTGTTTATCCATTTGAAGATGTGATTGACTGGTCTAAGCATTGTGTGATTGTACCAGAAAAGGATATACATAATATTGGTGATTATGTTATGGATTTTTATAATTCTAAAAGCTCTGGTGATTTATTAAATATGCAAAAGAACAATAGAAAAATTTGGGAAGAATATCTATCACCCTTGGGTTTTATGAAAAATGTGAAGGAGTCTTTTCATGATTGATCCAATTAGCAGTTATCCATATATTTCTTCGTATACTTTTAGAAAAGAATGTGACTGGGCAATAATGACCAGTAGGGATACACCACACATTCTAAAACTAGGTAGTGGTGTGGATCCAGAAAAAGTTAAATCTGGCGCTCGTATTTACGTCACAACAGAGGGACTCCCGTACTTTCTAAATGAGATTGAACCAAAAATTAAAGTGCCATATTTTCTTCTCACTGGAAGAAGTGATGTGCAGGTGAATGGTGAATTAGCCTCTCATGTCTTACGACCAAATCTAATTCGTTGGTATGCTGTTAATGTTAATCTAGAAAAAACACACCCCAAAATAGTGTCAGTCCCTCTTGGTTTGGATAATGCAAATTGGAATGTTGACGGCAATCCTCAAACTGATATAACGCTTTTCTTTGATGTCAATCAAGACAATATCCAAGCAGAAAAAGATATTTTGATTTCTTTTCAAAGACACACCAATACACATCAAAGAAATAAATGTTACGACTATTTTAAAGACAATCTAAAAAAGATTTGTACATTTAGGAAGTATAAAAACAAAAACAGACTCGATAGAGACTTTTTGCGAGAATATTATGTTGAAGTCAAAAGACATAAATTTAATGTGTGTCCACCGGGTGCAGGTTTTGATTGTCATAGAATATGGCAAACATTGATTCTAGGTTCATTTCCAATAGTGAAAAATAGTTGGGCATGGAGGGAGTTTCAAGACTTACCGGTATGGTACGTGAACAGGTTCTCTGATGTAACTAAGAAGTCTCTAGACGAAAAATATGAGGAAATAGTTACTAATCTAAAATCAGGAAAGTATAATCTAGATAAAATTAAATTTGATTATTGGAAAAAGGTGATGGACGATGACAGAATTAATTTCTACAGAAACTATAAAGAAGAAAATACAGGATCTACAATTCACAAGTCCTATAATATCGACGAACTTCTTACTGGGTGACTTAGAGATTGGTGGATTTGGTGCGATGGTTGCTAGAAGGAAACTTCTCATGCAAATTGGTTATGCAACTAATAGAGCAGTTTTATTCAGACATACCTCGTATCTTTATGATGAGTGTTACCAACCGCCATCTAGATATAAAATGTTGGACGTAATCAATGGTTATCAAGGTAAAGTAAAATCGATAGATGATATCAATGACTCCTCTTGTTCCTTGATTTATTTTGATTTTGACTACTATTGGAATCACCCACAATATAAGGATCATTATCAGTGTTGGAGACCTGATGGTATAAGTTATATTGAGTTCTGTGGAGCCATTCTTGATGAATTTAAACTGCTACCAGATTATCAAGAGTATGTTGATTCTGTTCGTCAGCGTTTATCAATCGATCATGAAACCATAGGATTGCATATCAGGAGAGGGGACAAGGGAATCGAGACTGGTAAGCATACCTTTGTTTCGCTTGATGGATATGAACGTGAGGTGAGAAAAGCATCCGAAAAATTGGGATCTAAAAGAGTTTTCATTTCATCAGATTCAGAGGAAGCGATGGGGGAAATGAAAAATCGTCTAGATGGGTATGATGTTTTTTGGGATGAAGACGAGAAACGTTATGATAACGCTAATTGGTCCATGGTAAAAGAAAATCCAGAAATGCGTAGAGATGAGACGATGACAGGGGCGAAGATTATCGATCTTTTTGGTTCCTGTGGCCATGTTATTGGGCAGGAGAATACTCAGTTTGCTAAACTAGGTGGATCTCTTTGTTGTGCTAGGACTGGTAATAAAGATTGTATGACACTAATTGAATATGGATCCGAGGAGGTTGTCAAATATGGCTCAAGATCATCCAACAGTTAAGGTTGGTTTCTCTGTAACGAATCACTACAGCGAAAGGATTCGCCCGCAAGGGAGAGAGTTGCTCTCAGCGTACCTAGAATCGCTTGAGAAGTCCTGTAAGTATCCTTTTGAGGTATTCATCGTTGATAATGAATCAGAGGATAGATTGGATGAGAATAAGTTACCAGATCATTATCACTATTACTATATTGAGAATCAGACTACCGGTGGTTTGACACATGCGTGGAACACTGGTATACGAAAAGCATTTGATCATGGTTGTGATATTGTATTCAATACAAATGAAGACCTAACTTTCAATGAATCAATAAATAATTTTGTTGATGTGATACTTAATCACGAGGACAGTAACGTCGCTTTATATGGTCCGATGTCTGATGGTGTCTCTACACACCATCAACAGGCGACTGAAGCTGGTGAGAACGTTTTAATTGAAACAACAAACGATGCTTGGGACAATAGGCGTGGGTATGCTTTGAATGGTTTTTTCTACGGGTTAACAAAGGAAATGTATGAAAGATTCCGATATGATGAGAAGAATCTTTTTAGCACAGAATATTGGTGTTCTTGGAACGGGCAAGAAATTGAAATTCATGATAGGTGCTGGCCGCTGGGTATGCGAAGTTTCATCGCTCAGGGGTGTTTTGTCCCACACATTAAATTAAAAGACTGGCAACATTTTAGGAGTTGTTGATGATTGTATCTACGATTGATTCTGGATTGGGAAATAGAATTAAGTGTCTTCTAAGTTGTATGAGACTAGACGAAGACACAAAATTAATTTGGCCTCGTAATAGGTTTACCACATGTGATTTCAACCAGTTGTTTGATGGAGATTGGGAGATACCCTCTGTCCCTGAAGCGGCTGATGTAGCAACACGTTTCAATGAAAGATTACTTGTTCTTGATTCTGATCCCATTGGTGACGGCTTTGCTCAGGAACATCCCAATAAGAAGCACGAGAACGGTAAACTTCGTAAAAAGATAGAGGTTAACAATGGCAGAAACATAGATCATGAATATGAAAGAATACCACAAAGTGTAAAGGATTCATACATCGAGCAAGTCAGAAAGCTTACTCCAGTAAAATACATTCGAGATCAGATAGAAGAATTTTCATCTGTGAACTTTGATGAGGATACTGTGTCTGTTCATATGCGATCTTGGGCTGATGATCCTCGAAGACAATGTTTGTTTAGTTACGAGGATTATTATAAGCATATGGACAAGATGGAAGATAAGACATTCTTCGTTTGTGCTGATCATCAAAGTTGTATAGATACGTTGAGACGTAGATACGGAAACAGAGTATTTGATTATCCAAAAAGAGGTGACGGGAATTATAGTCCAGGCACCGCTTATATGACAACATTGGAAGCATCTCAGGATGCAATTATTGAAATGTATCTTTTAGGTAAAAACCCGACCATACTTGGATCTTACCTCAGCACCTTTGTTGAAGTTGGTTGGTGGTTGAATGAATGTAAAGGAAAGGTAACAATAGTATGAGTAACATACCGGCGGCGGGAGTGTGGAACAGTGATTATGAAAATGCTCGATACAATTGTCCATATTTAAACGAGAATAGTTGTGTTTTGGATCTCGGTGGGTATATGGGTGAATTTTCTCATAAGATACAAGAAAAGTATGGGTGTGATGTTCACGTATATGAGCCTATCCATGAGTATTGTGATGCCATCGAAGAAAAATTAAATTCAAAAATTCACGTTAACAGATTCGCTTTGGGTTCATCTACAGGTGAAGAGAAAATTTTGTTGAGTGGTGAAGGCACTACCTTAGAAAAATACGACAGAAGAAACAACTCTTCTCATAAAGGCAGCCCGGGTGAAGACATTAAATCATCTCCATCAGAAGAAATTGATGTGGTAGATATTTTAGATGAAATTAAAAAGTATGATGAAATTGATTTGATGAAAATAAATGTGGAAGGGGCTGAGTATGAGATATTACCAATTTTAATTGAATCTGGTGATATCAAAAAAGTCAAAAATCTTCAGGTTCAGTTTCATAGTTTTGTTGATAATGGCTATGACATGTATGTTGAATTGAAACATATTTTGTCTGAGACACATGAGGTAGTATTGGATTCTGTATGGAAGTGGACATTCTGGACAAGGAAAAATCATGCCGATATCAAACGGTAATAAAGAAGCTAAAAAACAGGTAATATTCATTCATATACCAAAAACAGCGGGTCACAGTGTCCGAAATGCCATGGAGAAAACTGGTTATGAATGGTTTGATTTTGTCAATAAACACATGCCTGCACGGCTTGTAGCTGAAGCTATGGATCTGACTCTCGATAGAATTCAAACACTTGTCGATGTTAAGTTTAATTCAGATGAGTTTCTGAGTTTATCTAGAAAGCATGGGGAAATAAAATCATACAAATGGATTATTAACATGTTAAGTCAATTGTATAAAAACAAATGTTACAACTTAGATACCTTTGATGTATATTATTCTTTCGGTTTTGTTAGAAATCCGTTTGCAGTCGCTCTATCTAGATTTCTTTATCACCACAGGGATGACAAAAAAACTGATCTTGATCTTGCAGTAAAAAATGAATTTGACCGTAGCTCGCTAGGATTTAACAAATGGTTAGAGAAACTAGAAGATAAACAATGGGATAGGTATTTTTACCACAACATGGGAAGTTTTAAAAATACACAAGCTAGTTACTTGATGGATAACACTAACAGAATTATGGTTAATGATGTGTATCGATATGAAAATTTAAAAAATGACTATGCCAAAGTGTGTTCTATTCTTGGTTGTACTAATTATTTGGATGAATTTCATTTCAATAAGTCAAGTAAAACACCTGTGAAATATAAGGATTACTATACTTCAACTGGTATAGATATCATTGAAAAGATATACAAAGATGATTTGGAGTATTTTAATTATGAGTTTTAATTTAGCTGTTGTTGGTATTGGTAGATTGGGATTGTGCTTTGCCTTAAATTTAGAAAAAGCAGGGCACAAGGTAGTAGGGTATGACATTAGAGATGACTATATTGATTCAATCAACGATAAAACGTTTCGATCATCTGAGCCGTATTTAAATGAGTATGTAAAAAATTACAGTAACTTTAAGGCAACTTCTTCTTTGAAAGATGTCCTTGATACGTCCGATATGCTTTTTGTGACATTACGAACAGAGTCAGATGAAAATGGTAAATATAATCACGATCAAATAGAAAGTTTTTTGGAAAGATTGCTGTCTTTCGGTAAGCAAGAAACACAAAAGCATTTGGTAATATGTAGCAATGTGCAGCCCGGTTATACAGATACCGTCGCAGAAAGAGTCAAAGAATATAACTACACCACTACATTTAACCCAGAGACAATTGCACAGGGTCAGATTATAAAGGATCAACTGAATCCCAGTATCATAATTATTGGAGAAGAGAAGGATTGTACAAAAAAGGAGGATAATAGAACTCCCGGTAATATGTTAGCGGAGATATATGAGAGTATGTGCGTACCCACATATGATCTCCATTTCATGGATAGAACAAGCGCAGAATTAACTAAGGTTGGTCTTAATTGTTCACTCACCGCAAAAATATCAATGGCTAACACCATAGGTGATGTTGCAATTAGAATGGGAGCAAACCCAGATAAAATATTAAATGCGATTGGTTCCGATGACAGAATCGGCAACAAATATTTTAAGTTTGGATTTGGATATGGTGGTCCTTGTTTCCCACGAGATAACAGAGCCTTTATTCGATCTGCTGAGTCTGTTGGTGTGACAGCACACATGAACATAGCGTGTGATAAAACAAATGAAGATCATTTAGAACACCAATTGAATCATTTTTGTGAAAATCGAGATAAGAAAAATCCAATTGTGGCTAGACAGGTTTCATTCAAAGAAAACTGTCCAAGCATAGAGGAGTCTGAGCAATTAAAATTTGCAGTCGGACTTGCACATAGGGGGTATTCTGTTATAATAGCTGACTCAAAAGAAGTTATAGAACAAGTACGTGACATATATGGCGATTTATTCACTTATGCAAAATAAAAAAATATTGATCTTCGGTGGTTCTGGTTCTCTAGGTAAAACATTAATTAGTCGTTTGTATAAGCATAATGATGTATTGATTTACTCTAGGGATGAGGCTAAACACTGGACAATCAAAAACACGTTCAATTCAATTAATCTTAGTTTTAGTGTTGGTGACATACGAGATTTTAGTAGAATTAAAGAAATCTTGTTTCAGTTTCAGCCAAATATTATCATAATGGCTTCTGCATTAAAGCAAGTTGATACTTGTGAGTTGTCTCCTAATGAAAGTATACAGACGAATGTAATTGGTATTGATAACATTGTTAGGGCAGTCGAGGAAAACATCAATAATCTTCCTGAACTAGAGTCTGTCTTGATGGTTAGCACAGATAAGGCTTGCGCTCCAGTTAATGTATATGGTATGTGTAAGGCAATATCAGAGCGAACTGTCACCGCCAGATCACGATTTGATCATTTGGGTGGAGTTAATTTTCTTTGTGTTCGTTATGGAAATGTTCTAGACTCTAGAGGGAGCATACTCCCTCTGTTTAGGCACCAAGTTAAAACTCAAGATTTCATAACAGTCACACACCCAGACATGACAAGATTTTTGATGACACTCGATGAGAGTGTTGATTTGATTTTAACAACACTAAAAACTGCTAAATCTGGTGAGACTTGGATACCTGTTTTAAAGTCTATGAGAATTTTAGACTTAGCTAAAATATATGCGGATATGTATGGTAAAGACATACAGATTAGTGGTATAAGACCTGGTGAAAAATTACATGAGGCACTAGTGTCTGAGTGTGAATCAACACGAGCTAAGATGATCAATGATCACCACGTACTGGAACCATCGTATAGTTCTCAAATAAACGATAATATTTTTAGTTACACAAGTGAAGATTCTACGATGTCCGAGGTAGAGCTTAAAGACTACTTGGTTGAATTGGATCTTCTTGACAGAGATCCTGAAGATTTTATTGGTAAAACCATAGAAGAACAAAAGAGACATTAAGATGAAAAAGTATGACTATCCAATGTTCAAAGTTCATGTTGATGTTAATTCTGCGTTGGACGAATTGAGCAATGTTTTATCTAGTGGGTTTTTGAATGAGGGTGAGCAAGTAAAGAAATTTTCTGATGCAATGTCGTCGTACTTGGATCACCCACATGTAATTCCACTTAATAGTTGTACGAGCGCGTTAACATTGGCATTAAAGTTATCTGGTGTTGATCCGGATAGTGAAGTTATCACTACATCGATGACATGCATAGCATCTATAACTCCAATATCAAATCTTGGTGCCAAAATTGTCTGGGCAGATATAGAAAAAGATACAGGTAATATATCAGTGGATAGCGTAAAAGAATTGATTACAAAAAAAACTAAAGCAGTTTTATGTGTTGATTGGGCTGGTTTGCCTTGTGATTTAATCGCTTTGCAGAAGTTGTGTCGTTCACATAATATTAGGTTGATACAAGATGCGGCTCATGCTTTTGGATCAAACTATGAGGGAAAGTCGGTGTGTCACTTTGCTGATTTTACATGCTATAGCTTTCAGGCTATAAAGCACATTACGTGTGGTGATGGGGGACTTTTAGTTTGTGCTAATAAAGGAGACTATGCTAGGGCTAAGAATTTAAAGTGGTTTGGTTTTGATCGAGATGGTTGTAAAACTTCTAAGGGGGAGTGGAAGGGTCAACGTTGGGAAGTTGATATAAATGAGGCGGGGTACAAATTTTACATGAATAATGTGTCTGCTGCGATAGGGTTGTCGCAACTCAAACATATTGACAATGTGTTAAGCTCCCATAAAAATAATGCTAAGATATATGCGAAATACTTCTCCGATAAATTTGAAGTAGAACCATTGACAGTCTCTATTGGTGGAGATCCGGCATATTGGGTTTATACGGTTTTACTTGATGAAAGTGTGGATAGAGACGGTATTCTGAAAAACTTAAATGATATGGGCATAGGTGCAGGTTTGGTTCATATACCCTGTCACAATTATAGTTGTTTTAGTGAGAGTTTCACAGAGCTACCAATGACTGATTACTTTCACACACATCAATTATCGTTGCCTTGTGGGTGGTGGTTAACTGATTGTGATGTAAAAAATATCATCAATGAAATGGATGCTATGTTATGACAATAACTTGTGGGATACTTTTTAATTGTAAACAAAAGTTTGATCCATACGTTGATTGGTTGTTGGAAAACCAAGATGTTTATGGGTATACAGTTTATGGTATCCACGCATCAACAGACTATACCATACAACAGTTTATCAGATACAATGATTCATTTAAAACTTTTGATGAAGTGGTTGAAAATTCTGATATTATATTATCATTAGGTTATTGGAATATAATAGATAGTTCCACCATAAAAAAGATCCCTATGGGGATCATAAATTTTCATCACTCATACAAGTTGAAATACAAGGGTAGACACTGCGCCACATGGGCTATAAAAAATAAAGAATCAGTGCATGGTAGCACCATGCACTTTATCGATGAAAAGTTAGATTGTGGTAAAATAATAGATACAAATTATTTTAAAATACAAGATTATCATACTTCCCAAGATCTTTTCACGAGAGCGACTGATGTTGGATTTAATTTGTTGAAGGATAATTTCCCAAAAATAATTGGTAAAGAACATATTGAATATAAATCACATAGCGAAAAGTCTTTTTATAATAAAGAGGTTGATCTGAATCATAAAATTGATGTCTCTACCTTACAAGACACAGATGAACTTTATAGGCATATTAGATCTTTAACTTTTGCTGGTTGTCCATCACCATATGTTGTTATTGGTGGTAAAAAGGTATATCTTAAGTTGGAGGGTTATGATACAGGGGTTTTACATGCAAAGTAATAATAGGTTTACTATAAAATATTATGATGAAATAATCAAAAAAGCAAAATCGAATGATTATGTTTTTGTTACTGTGCATGAATATTTTGATCTAGGTTGCCCTACCACGGGGTATTTTATTCTTAGACATGATTTAGATAAACACCCACAAACATTACAGAAGCAATTGGATGTTGAAATTTCTAATGGTGTTCGTTCAACAATTTATGCGAGGGTCACTGCAAACGATTATAATGTTTTGTCATATCCAGTTTTAAAAATGTTAAGGAGTGCGGAGGATGATGGATTTGAAATTGGATTGCATACTAATTTTGTCGAATACGCAACAATAAATTCTTTAGATCCTATGAAGGTTTTGTCCATGGAGAATGAACTATTAAGTTCTTTTTTTGATGTGCGAGGTCTTGCTCCACACAGGGATTTAAATTATGCGTACAACTCTCTTCCGTTCATAAAAAGAAATTGGAACCAAATAAAAACTATTGGTTTTGACTATGAGGCATATGATGATCAAATCTTTTCCTCTTGTGTGTACGTAAATGAAGGTTTTAATCCACATCTATGTTGGAGAAATAACGCACCAGAAGATGTGATTGAGACTGGTGTTTCAATTTATATGATGACACATAACCACTGGTGGTATGATGAAAATCCATTCGAGGAGTGGAGATGAAACTAGCATTACTTGGCTATAGAAAATGGGCATTAAATGCTTTTAGTCTTATTCAAAAAGAATATCCGATGCATGATTACACCGTGATCACGAATCCAGACGAGGTTGGAGATTTAGAGGATTGTGTTGTTTTAGGTGCTGGGTGGAGTTGGTTGATCTCTAACGAGTTTTTAGCTAAAAATGAAATAGTTGCATTGGTACATCCATCTGATTTACCTGAATATGCAGGGGGCACACCAATACAACATCAAATACTCGATGGACTATTGAATACGAAGGCCACTTTGTTTGAAGTTACTAATAAACTTGATGCAGGACCTATAATCTACAAAACAGATTTCAATTTGTCTGGTAGCATGGATGACATATTTGTTTCTCTAACCAAAGCAACCATGAATCTTTTTTCTAATTTCTTAGATAATTATCCTGACATACCCAGACGATCACAGAAAGTGGGTATGGTTCGAAAAAGGTTAACCCCCGATCAAAGTGAATTATCGGCTGATGACTTTAAAACTATGTCTGCACATGACATATATAATCATATTAGATGTAGAGAGTATCCTTATCCAAATGCGTATATTGAGGATCACTCAGGTAGATTATATTTTAGTAATGTTCGTTTTGAGAGAAGTGAGTAAAATTGAAAGAAGATATAATTCAAATTGGAATACCTTGTTTTTCCTACGAGGGTGATTGTGAAAACTACGTTAGATTTGTCATACAATCCATGGTTTTGACTGCCAATGATTCAACAAAGTTGGAATTTTTAATTGGTCTAAATGGTGATGGTATTGATTTAAAGAAGATGTCTGGTGTGCATGATAACGTAAAGTTTATAGATGTGATTGGCGAGATTGAACGAAGAGTCGGTGATGCCCCGCATAAAACTAAGTTTACGACTTCATCATTAAATCATGGTGAATTATTAGACACTCTGTTTAAACATCTTGATTCTCGTTATGGTATGTGGGTTGATTCAGATATGGCATTTTTATGTCTTGATTGGGACATAAAAATGAAAGCTTGCTTAAATGAAAACTGTGCCATAGTTGGATTGACGTACCCAAAAAATAGAAATAGATATGAGGATTTTCCTACTGTGATGGCTTGCATGTTTGATGTGGAAGTTATGAAAAAATTAAACATGACGTTCACCACGGAAAATATGGGATCTGTTAGATCAACTCTTGTAGATCAAAATGAAAGTAAAATTTTTAATCAGCAAGTAGGATCCACAATAAATCTTGATAGCGGAGAAATGTTACCTACTATTCAGCTTCACGGATACAGTGGTAAGCCCATACATAGTATTCATCTTTTTCAAGATGACGGTGTTAGAATTTTCTTGGATCGTGACTTAGACGTTGCTAGGAGAAAATCACCAGTCAAAGGTGGGAATGGTAAAATTTGTGAGGGACATTTAGATGGTGAATTAATTTTAACGCACTTGTCGGAATCGCGGTATAGAAAATACAATGATGATCCTTTGTCGATAATTTGGCTACAAAAAGTTCAACTTTGGCTCAAAGAAAAATGTGGTGTTGAGGTAGAGATATGAAAAAAGTTGTTTCAGTGAAATACAGTGATGGATTTGGTAATCACATATTTCAGTACTGTGGATCTAGGGTATTGGCGGAAAAAAATGGATATGAGTTATCACATCATGGCATACCAGAGTTAAATCTTAAAGACAATATTAGAGACGGTAGTGTTGGTGATACTAGATTTATTTTCAATGTGACAAATAATTTTGAAGACTACACCTTATATAAGGATAGACTTGACGACATTAGATCATGGTTTCCAAAAGTAGAAAAAACCAACACTAAGGATCTGATATTACATTTGAGATTGGGTAACAGAATAGCTCAAAATACTCATCATATGAATCATGTTGATTCTAAAAGATACTGTAGTGTCATTGAAACTTTTGATTTTGATCGACTGCACATCATAACTGATGCAGATAAATGGGATGTTCATGAAACAGAGGATGTTAGAAATCTGTACTCAGAATTACAATCATTCAATAGTGTTCGAGGATTCGATCCACGGCACAATTTGGTATCTGAGTCTACTGCGGTTGATTACATAAACGAACTGGTGAGTGGACTCTCTCATTATGATCCCATAATACACACAGAAAAAGCTGGTGTGATTAAAAATGAATCTGCCCTTAAAGCTAATTTTATAGATCATTTTAACTTCATTCGTTCCTTTGATAAAATATTATTTAAGGACAGCACGTTCTCTTGGTGGGCATCAGTTTTGAGTGAGGCCACGGATGTCTGTGTATATGGTCCATGGAAACCAAATAAAGGGAAGAAAAATAAAAACTTAGGTAAAACAGATTATGCTGGATGGAGATCATGGTCATGAATGAGATAATCGCAGATAGAGTTCGTAATATAGAAAAGAAAGTCGGTAAGAATCAACTGTATCCGTTAAATATTGTACCACCTAGACGGTTGATTCTTGATCGTATCCCAGAAAAAAGAAAGTTACTCGGAACAATAATTCCTGGCGCTCAGGAAACATATGTGTTTACTGAGCAAGAACCATACTATAAAGATTATCAAGAAAGTTATTTCGGATATAATTGGAAAAAGGGTCAATGGGATACAGGGAGAAATCAGGAAATCATGATGAATGGTTGTGTCCCTTTATTCATGGATATAGATAAATGTCCTGAGTATTGTCTTATGCATCACCCCAAAGAAAAATATGAAAGCATTAGAAATCGATACGCTGGAAAATCTCTGGGATATATTAATAATTTTGATGGTGATGAATATGAGCAGGACTGTTTATGGTTGATGGATTACTGTAGAGAAAATTTAAACAGTGAGGCAATGGCTAAATTTTCTTTATCAGTAACACAGAATGAGAAAGTTAAAAATGTACTATTCATTACACTTGGTGATCGAGCAGATCAATTGAATGATTACATGTTTATCGGATTTAGAAATTTATTGGGGAGTGGTGTGGTTGAAACTAATAAATTGTGGTGGGTATATAAAGATGTTAATGAGGGATATACCTATAGAGGAACTAATGATGATCGAGTTCAGATAAATCCAAATGATCCAAATTTGTCAAAAAAGGACAGAGATGGTTTAGTAAAAAATAAAGTTAAGGTTACCGAGTTGCGTGGTGGTGGCTTTACTTACTCTGGTCATCTAGATGATGTTGATGTTGACCGGGAGAATATAGAGGATAAAATAAGAGATAAATATTATGATCTAATTGTTTATGGATCTTTTAATAGGTGCAAAGATCACTTAGATTTGGTTTTAGATAATTATGAAAAAGATAATATTTTCTTTTTTGATGTTGATGATGATGTAGTAAACAAAAAAATTAGACCTGATACGTATGAAAAATACAAAAGCAAAGGTATTTATTTTTGTCCAGATTTAAGGGTTATGCTGAATGATTGAACAAAAGGATGTGTGTTGATATGAAAAAACTAACGATTGTAATGACGTATTATAACCAAGATAAAATGCTCAAGAAGCAAATTGAAAATTGGAATTCATATTCCAAAGATATCAGAGATCAAGTGCATTTTATTTTGGTTGATGATTGTTCAATGGAAAATTCAACGGAAAGTTTTGATTTTTCTGGGTGTGATTTTGACCTTGATGTTTACAGAGTTCTTGATGACGTTTACTTTAACGTTCCGGGTGCGGTGAATCTCGGTGCGGATAAAACGGAAACTGAGTGGTTTATCAAGCAAGATATGGATACAATTATTCCAGAATACACCATGGATGAAATTATACAATTAACTGAATCTGCACCGGAGAAGTCTATCTACAAGTTTTATAGAATAAACGGCACAGAAATAAGCAACGCAAACAAAATTACCCCAGGTCAGTTTATGATTCGCAAGGATGATTTTTGGGATATCGGTGCTTGGGATGAGGATTTTTGTGAAGACTATGGTATGAATGATCCTGCGTTTTTCTGGAGAGCGTCCCAAGATAATTACACAGTCTTTGAAAGACACGATCTTCACGTTACTATTGATGGTGATGGTGAGTCTGACATAGAGAGAGATTGCACGGTAAACTCTACTTTACTGGAGCAAAAGAAGTCTGGTCAAGTTGAGTGGTCGGATGATTATATCAGATTTAATTGGAAACAAATCGAAATATGAAGATAGCTCTATACACGGTGAATATTGGAAACTACGATGAAAGAATCGTAGCTCCTGAGATACCCGGAGTTGATTTGTACATGATCACCGATGATGAGGAGGAAGTTCAGGTTCCCGGTTGGAGAATGAAATCTCCCATGGTTCTGTCGGACACGGCTAGAAAAACCTCAAGACATCCGAAAATTAATTCCCACTTATACTTTCCCGACTACGACTACACAATTTATATTGATTCTAATATGTTCATCAATAGACATCCAAAGTTTTTTATAGAAGAATTTCTTGGCGAACATGATATCGCTCTACACAAAAATCCATACCGATCATGTGCGTATGATGAAGCAAAAGAAATACGGGATGTTCTGAAGTATGAAGATCCAGACGTTGTTGATCAGCAAGTAGCACATATGCGGTTTAATGGTTACCCAGAACATAATGGTCTTGGTGCCTGTCATTTATTAGTGCGACGTAATACACCACAGATATCTAAATTAAACGAGCACTGGTGGTCTATGGTCGCTCAGTTTAGTTACAGAGATCAGTTGAGTTTTAATTATTCTTGTTATAAAACTAATAATAAATATAAGGTAATAGAACCATATAAAAAATATACGGTACAACAGAATCACAAAAAGAAGAAAGTGACTTTTTAAAATGAAAGTATTGATTACAGGTGTAGCAGGGCTTTTAGGATCTAGGTTAGCTGATTGGATTATAGAAAATAAACCAGAGTGTGAAGTTGTCGGTTATGATGATATGTCTGGGGGATATAAAGAAAATGTAAACCCCGAGGTTAAATTTTGGACTAGACACCAAGAAAATTTGTTAAACTCAGAGAATCTAAACTGGGTGTTCGAGGAAGAGAAACCTGATTATGTTTTTCACTTCGCAGCGTATGCAGCAGAGGGTCTTAGTCCATTTATCAGGAGTTACAATTATCAAAACAATACTGTATGCACCGCAAATGTTATTAATAATTGTATTAACCATGATGTTAAGCGTCTAGTTTTTACCTCTAGCATGGCTGTTTATGGTGATCAACAACCACCCTTTTCAGAGGAGATGGTACGATCACCCATTGATCCGTATGGTATTGCAAAATCTGCGTGTGAGCAGGATATAGAAATAGCGGGTAAGCAGCATGACCTTGACTGGTGTGTTATTCGTCCACATAACGTATATGGTATCAAACAAAATATCTGGGACAAATACAGGAATGTTTTAGGTATTTGGATGTATCAACATCTCAATGGACAACCAATAACTATTTTTGGGGATGGAGAACAGAAGAGGGCGTTTAGCTACATTGATGATTGTGTCGAGTCATTGTGGAAAGCTGCGGTGGATTCAAGAGCCTCTAGAGAAATAATTAATCTCGGTGGTACGAAAGAATATTCGATCAATGAAGCCGCTAATATTTTACTTGACGTAATGGGCGGTGGTGAGGTAAAATACTTAGAGGAAAGACACGAAGCAAAATACGCTTGGTCTACACACCAGAAGTCATTGGATCTTTTGGATTACGAGGACAAGACTTCTCTTAAAGATGGTCTAACTGAGATGTGGAACTGGGCAAAAAAACAAGAAAATCGCGAACGTCGAGATTTTGATAAATTTGAAATTGACAAGGGAATTTATTCGTTTTGGAGAAAAAAATGAAAACAGCATTAGTTTGTGGAGCAGGTGGTTTTATTGGTGGACATTTAGTTCAAAGACTAAAGGACGAGGGCTATTGGGTTCGTGGGGTTGATATTAAAAACCATGAATACACGGATCTTCCGTGTGACGATTTTCAGATTCTTGATCTAAGAAGCGAAACCAATGTTAGACGAGCAATGAAAGCTGCTCTAGGCGATCTCAGTATTACATTCGACGAAGTATATCAACTTGCTGCGGACATGGGTGGTGCTGGTTACATTTTCACTGGAGACAATGATGCAAACGTTATGCATAACTCAGCGATGATTAATCTTAATGTCGCTAAGGTGGCTAGTGAGTTTAGTAACCCACCCAAGATCTTTTACTCTTCGTCTGCCTGTATGTACCCCGAGTATAACCAACTGGATCCAGATAACCCAAAGTGCTCTGAGGATTCCGCATATCCCGCTGCACCCGACAGTGAGTATGGTTGGGAGAAGTTGTTCAGTGAAAGACTTTACTTCGCGTTCAATAGAAACTACGGGCTTGATATTAGAGTCGCTAGATTCCATAACATCTTTGGACCCCAAGGATCTTGGAACAATGGTAAAGAGAAGGCTCCAGCAGCTATGTGTCGTAAGGTAGCAGAAGTTGAGGATGGTGGAGAGATTGAAATGTGGGGAGACGGAGAACAGACTCGTTCGTTCCTTTACATTGATGAGTGTCTTGATGCGATGCGTAAGATGATGGAAAGTGATTTCATGGGACCAATGAATATTGGATCAGAGGAGATGGTAACAATCAATCAGCTAGTTGATATTGTCAGTGATGTTTCAGGTAAGACAGTGAATATTAATCATATTGATGGTCCAACTGGTGTCCGGGGTAGAAACTCTGATAACGATCTTATGCGAGAAAAGCTAAATTGGAGTCCATCGAAGTCTTTGCGAGAGGGTATTGAGAAGACATACGCATGGATTAGTCGTAATGTCGAAATGGGATTAGATGATGTTGTTATGACAAACGAAGAAGCGATTGAAACTAATCTAAATACATACACAGAAACCGCAGAGTTAGATACTGCTGACAAGTTTTCATTATAAGGATTCACCATGGACAAACCAACAATTACATTATGCATGATCGTAAAAGACGAAACTCACGTTATCGAAAGGTGTTTGAGATCAATCGCGCCCTTTGTGGATCGTTATGATATCACTGATACCGGATCGACTGACGGAACACCAGAAAAAATTGAAGAGATTATGAAGGAGCTAAATGTTCCCGGTAAAGTGCATCTCTCAGACTGGAAGGGGTTTGGTGATCACGGTGAAAAGAAAGGCTCACGAACTGAGGCATTTGAAAACGCAAAAGAAGGTGGTGCTGATTACGCTTGGGTAATTGATGCTGATGATGAAATTGTTGGTGATCCTGACATTAGCTCCTTAGAGTTTGACTCTTATGCGTTGTTAATTCATCGTGGTGATTACAGTTGGTGGAGAAATCAAATTTTTAAACTCTCTGCTGGGTGGAGATATGTTGGTGTTCTTCATGAGTACGCTGAGTGTATTGGTACACCTGAACCAAAAATTGGTAAATTGGGTGGTGATTACCATGTTCTAGCCAGAACAGAGGGTGCGAGAAATGTTGGTATTGATCCAAAGGAAAAATACGAACGAGATGCTAAGGAGTTAGAAAAAGCTCTTGAGGATGATCCAAAGAACGGCCGTTATCAGTTCTATCTTGGACAGAGTTACTTTGACTCTCAGCAATGGGAGAAATCTGCCGAGGCTTATCAGAAACGAGCAGAGATGGGTGGATGGCCAGAGGAGTGCTATTTTTCATTACTTAGAGTTGCCATGTGTTACGCTCTACTTGGTAAACCATTTGAAGAGATACAGGAAAAATTTCTTCTTGCACACGCTGCTCGGCCGACTAGAGCGGAGGCTCTTTATCACTTAGCTAGAATTAATAGGCTGAATGGTAGACCAGCCATCGCATATGTATTCGCTAAAAATGCAGTAGAGATACCATATCCACAAGATGATATTCTTTTTGTTCAGGAGGACGTATATAAGTGGGGAGTCTTGGATGAAATTGGTGCATGTGCTTATTATGCAGGTAAGCCACATGTTGGATATTCTGCTTGCAAGAAACTCTTAGAAGACAACCTAGTTCCAGATGGTGAAGCAAAAGAAAGAGTTACGAAGAACTTTTCTGAGTATGAGCGTGTCTTAGGTGAAATTCATGCGGATGAATTTAAAAATAACATGGATCACGAGTTAGAGGCAATCAAAAAACAAAAAGATGAGATGGAAAAGAAGTTAGAGAAGAAAAAGAATCGGGGAGTTAAGAAGTCAACCAAAACTCCCGGAGCAAAGGGAAAAAAGAAAACTGTAAAGAGTAGGTAAATGCAATTCATAGTTGCCAAAAACATACACGAAAACTTACCAGTTGGTTCTGTAGTTGAGCAGGTGAATCCAACTGATCCTGATGTCACTATATCATTGGGATTTGGTTTGGGTGAAGTGCATGTAATAAGTGAAGGTGGTGAAATATTTCTCTTTCAGGGACCTCAAAAAACAATTAAACAGGTTTTAGAGGTTGTCTATGAAAGTAAACCAACAAAAACTTTACCACCAAAAGTTAAGGAATCTGTCACTAAACCTAAACCAGTTGTGGAGCAAGTTCAAGGTAGACCTGGTGTACCCGGACCTCCCGGTCAGAAGGGAGATCCGGGTGTCATGGGTCCGGAGGGACCGAGAGGCTTACCCGGTGCTGATGGTGCTGATGGTGCTGATGGCGTGCCCGGCCCACAGGGTGAACAGGGTGAAGTTGGACCACAAGGAGCACAGGGTGAGCCTGGTGTGCAGGGAGAGCAGGGAATCGCTGGACCTCAAGGTGAACCAGGCGCGCCCGGATCTCCCGGTTTGGATGGGAAAGATGGTGTTGATGGTAAAGATGGATTAGACGGCAAAGATGGTGTTGATGGTAAAGATGGTGTTGATGGTAAAGATGGTTTAGACGGCAAAGACGGCACTGATGGTAGAGATGGTATAGACGGAAAAGCTGGTGCAAAGGGTCAGCGTGGTCCAAAAGGTTCAAAGGGTGATCCGGGTAAGATTGGACCGAAGGGCGATCGAGGTGATGCAGGTGAAAGAGGAGAAAAGGGAGATGCAGGAAAAGATGGTGAAGCTCCTGTAATGAGAGCTAAATTCCCTCTTAAACTCGAAGAGGATGGTGTGTTGTCATTCGACAGAGTTTCTTTGGACAACTTACTTCGAGTTAGTTCTGGTACAAACGGTCCTGACTATGCCGCCGTGAATGACTGGTTGGCAGCAGCGGGTGGTGCGGTTGGTATTAGAAAAGATGGTAATCTTTTAATTAGTTCCGTTAGTGATATGAAGTTTCGTGGTATAAATATGAATGTAACACTACAAGGAAAAGATGTGGATCTAACCTCTGGTGTGTATATTTCAGACACTGATCCTACCACAGAGGGTGTAGAGACTGTGTCAGGCGAACTTTGGTTTGATACAAGCGGCGGGGGCGGAGTTTTAAGAATGAGAAACGTTAACGAATGGTTTGAAATCTAATGGGTAAAGAAACAATTGCATTTCCAACAACAGGATTAGTCACGAATGTGAGTAAGCACACCATCGGTACCAAGTCGTGGGTGTGGAATGGTTCTGCGTGGGATAAAGACGAACATGGGCACAGTGGAAATAATGTTGTTGATTCTTTCAACGGTCAAACTGGTGATGTGACAGGTGTTGGTTCATTTGATGGTTTGACTGGTAGTGTTCTTGCACGGAACATATTACCACACATTCACCTAGCAGGTATCTCCTCCGATGGTGGAGCAACCTTTGGTGGTATCGTCAACCACAGTGGTGACGTTAATATTACAGGTGCATTGGACGTAACTGGTAACTCCCACCTCATTGGTGGTATATCTGCTGACAGGGGAGCAACACTCAGTGAAATTACTATCGTGGCCGGTAGTGGTATTAAGAACACGAATGATGCACCTAACCTAGCAGTCAAATTCGAAACCGGCAAAGTAACATTGGGTGACGCCTCGGGTAGTGATGATAACACAACAGTTGTGGTTGATGATGGGAATACAACAATTGAATTGAACTCCCCCACTGTCACAGTCAGTGAGGACATCGTTCATTCTGGTGACACGAATACTAAACTCACATTCAACACAGATCAGATTAAAACTGATGCTGGTGGAAACACAATAATAGAAGTGAACGCTGGTGATTTCAAAGTCCTTACTGGTATATCCGCAGCAGCAGGGGCCACGTTCGCAGGGTTGGTAGAGTCGAGTGGTATATCGTGTGGTACGTCCACAGTCGGATCGGTTACTATTGGTGGTGGTGTCATGGTAGGTACAGCAACTGTCGCTCTTTTGGCAAACACCGCAACAGCAGCGACTACTGCAACTAACGTTAGTATATCAGCAGTGGATGATGATACACAATATAGAATTCCTTTTGCAGCAGGTGCAGCAGCAGGAACAGTCGCTCTTGGATTAAAGAGTGACAGTGGTAACACATCTGAAGGGCTGTTCTTCCGCCCTGACATCGCAACACTCACAACCGGAACTGTGCAAGCTCTTGGTGTAACTTTAGGTGACAGAGGAATTACGTTTGCTGATGGAACTGGTATTGTCACCGCCACGAGAACTGATTCATACACTGGACAAATCGAAACTGTATCGGACAAAACATATATCATCGATCCCTCTGCCGCCACTGACAGAACAATTACCGGGTATTATATCAAATCTGGTGCTGGTACGGTAACAGCAACTCTGAAAAACGCAAACGACACAGTTAAGGCTGCTAGTGTTGCGACTACAAGCGGTGATCAAAGTTCTTTGGCTAATACCTCCGTGTCCGCAGGTGCAACCATGAGTATTGTTACGTCCAGTAATTCGTCTGCAACTGATGTCGTGTTCAGCGTGGAGTATACTACAATATCATGAGCCCCAAATGGTTATTTTTTCCTGCACCAGCACCAGATCAATACATCTATACATTCAATACTGATAGATCAGTTGTTCGCGGTTCCGCATCACCCACCGCCAGGAAGCAAACAGCAGTCGGTACAGAAAGTGGAACTCTAGTGGATCAATTCGCTCCATTTGCTACCAACACTCAAATACAGTTGTCGATCCCAAACAGAATTACATTTAAAGTTCAGAGTAACGATACGTCTACGCCGGGGTTTGAAAACACCACGAACATAGCAAACAATATAACGGCTTGCACTCTTACTGTGGGAGGTAATACGTTTACTCCAGAGTCGATAACAATAGGCGGGAATAACACCAAACCACAATTTCAAATGAACACCACTGATGGCTCCGCTAGTACATTTTATAGTGACAACAACCTTGATGACACTGACAACATAGATATTGTCATGACACTAACATTCTAAAGGTAGATAAGATGACAGAAATTAGATACGAAGTGAATGTTCCAAATGGGGTCTCTGGTAACTTTAAGGTGGTTGGTGGGGACGAGACAGTTCTCTACCAAAACATCGGTGATAAGTGGATGAACATAATGGATGACAGTGAACTTGAAGCAGAACAAGCGACCGCATTTCTGTCTGCTGCAACTGGTGATGTTTTACTCGCTGGACTGGGGTTGGGTATGGTCTTACAGCCGCTGATCGATAATCGAAATGTGACGAGTATTACCATCATAGAAAAATATCAAGAAGTCATTGATTTGGTTTCGCCTCATGTTGTTTCCTCGAAGACAATTAATATTATAAATGATGATATCTATACTTGGACACCAGACAAAAATTATGATGTGGCGTGGTTTGACTCTTACGTCTACCCACAGGATGGTGATGAGCCTCTTGGGGATTATCTTATTGACATGACAAACAAATATAGAACAGTTGTTGGATCAGCATATTTTTGGCCCGGTGGTTCCGTAATCACTGGCCATCGTGCTTGGTAAAATATACTTGACTTTTGATACGAGAATGCTATTATAACTACATGCAAATACACAAACTTTATCCTAACGTAATCGTGCCCAAGCGACAGACGGATCTTTCGGCTTGCTACGATATTCACGCACATCTAAGAAGCGGTGTTATCTCGGAGGACAGAACACCTGAATTCAGAAAGATCAAAATGATTGATCGAATGAATCATGCAATTGAAATTATGCCGGAAACCACATGGGATAGTGATATGCCACACACTACCATTACAATTCCAGCTAATACTCGTGCGCTGATTCCCACAGGTATCATCTTCGATGTTGAACCAGAATATTCAATTCGTATGCATCCAAGATCAGGTCTATCTTGGAAGCATGGTGTTACCATGATCAATTGTGAGGGTGTGATCGATGCAGATTACAGTGAAGAAGTCTTTATCCCACTGTTTAACGTGTCTGAGGCACCATACACAATTGAACACGGAGATAGGATTGCACAGTTTGAAATTGTTCGATATTATGATACAGTTACGTATCTTACTGTAACTGAAGCAGAAGCAAAGAGAAAAACAAATCGAGTCGGCGGATTCGGATCAACAGGAGTATAAATTATGAATCGCGATGAGTTACTGAAGTTTCACGCATCGGTGTGTGAAGACGCTAGAAATCTTATGAAGCTTAAGAATCGTGACTATGCTGGGAACGGTGGAACAGAGCCTTTTGCTAATTTTACTAGGTGTGAAGCGATGGGTGTATGTCAGACTGAAGCTGGTATTCTTGTTCGGGTAATCGATAAGATTAGTCGAATGAGTTCTTTTCTTGAATCTGGTAAGATGCATGTCGAAGATGAGAGTTTTTATGACGCGATGATTGATGTTGTAAACTACATGGTTCTTCTTGGTGCTTATGTGCAAGACAAGGATAAATCAGCAAATGCCGAGACGCTTCCCGGTAGTCTGGTGAAAAATTGGTCTTATGGTGAGGAGGATCTAACTCCAAAGGAAGTAGTGTCTACCATGGACACACACCTTAGTTCTACAGTATCGATGTATGACGAAGAGACTAAAGATTTACCAAGAGAAACCATTTTTCATCACCAAGTTTAAATATGCAAAATTTTTATACTAATGTTTCGCTAGTTGGGGATGGTATTCTCTATCGGGCGGTGGAGAACGGTGTATCCGTGAAGAGAGTTGTCAAGTATCAACCAACTCTCTTTGTTCCATCCAATAAAGAAACTAAATTCAAAACTCTTGATGGAAAGTTTGTTGAACCAATAAATCCTGGTCATATTTCCGATTGTCGTGAGTTTGTAAACAAGTACAAAGATATTCCTAATTTTAATATTCATGGCAACACAGACTACGTTTATCAGTACATTGGTGACGAATTCGCAGATGAGGTTGACTATGATATGAATAAGATCGTAGTCGCTCATATCGATATCGAAACTCAATGTGAGCACGGGTTCCCCCAAGTCGATGATCCTCAAGAGGAAGTGATTGGTATTACACTTTCTGTTAATCGTAAAAAGTATGTTTTAGGATTGGGTGATTTTAACATTGATGGTGTTGATTGTAGAAACTATGAACACGAGGAAGATCTTCTTGCCGACTTCTTAGATATTTGGAAGAGTGAACACCCAGACATCGTGACTGGTTGGAACATTAAGTTCTTTGATATTCCATACCTTGTCCAGAGAATGAACAAACTTCTTTCCCCGATGGAAACATCTAATCTATCACCTTGGAAAAAGATTCGTGAAAAATTTATTGAGAGATCAAGTAAAAAGCATCGAACATTTCAAATTCTTGGTGTGTCTATCCTTGATTATCTGGATTTGTATAAAACATTCACATATACAAATCAGGAGTCATATAGACTTGATCATATTGCTTTTGTTGAACTTGGAGAACGAAAGTTGGATTATGGTCAATATGAGACTATTCGAGATTTTTATCGAAATGATTTTCAGAAGTTTATGGAATATAATGTTCGAGATGTTGAACTGATTGAAATGCTCGAAGATAAGATGAAACTCCTAGAACTCGCACTTGCACTCGCCTATTCTGCAAAGGTCAATTATGAGGATGTCTTCTCACAAGTGCGAACTTGGGATCAAATTATCTACCACCACCTGAGAAAGGATAATATCGTAATCCCACCCAAGAAGGGTGGTAAGAAAGATGAGCAGTACGTTGGAGCATATGTTAAGGATCCGATCACGGGTATGCATGACTGGATTGTTTCTTTTGACTTGAATAGTCTGTACCCTCACCTAATCATGCAGTATAACATCAGCCCGGAAACTATGATCCATCAAATGCAGGATCATATTATCACACCCAATGCTATTCTTGGTGAGCAATCCAACCATTTGAAGCAAGCGTTAAAAAAGCACACCGATAAAAATTATTCGGTGGCGGCAAACGGTACTTGTTACAGCCGAGATACTCGTGGGTTCCTTCCAAAGCTTATGTCTAAGATGTATGACGAACGTAAAGCGTACAAGAAGAAGATGATCGAGTGTCAGAAACAAAAAGAAAAAGATCCCAGCAATAAGAAGCTCGACTTTGAGATTGCAAAATACAATAACTTCCAGATGGTTCGTAAGATTCAATTGAACTCAGCTTATGGTGCAATCGGAAATCAGTACTTCCGGTATTACGCCACTGATATGGCTGAAGCAATTACAACTTCTGGTCAATTAAGCATTCGGTGGATCGCGGACAAACTCAATGAATTTTTAAATTCTACTGTTGGAACAGACGGATACGATTATGTTGTTGCATCAGATACAGATTCAGTTTATATTCGTCTTGGTAAATTGGTGGATAAGTTTTTAGATAAAGACTCTGTTGACACGGATAGAATTATTAAATTCTTGGATGACAGTTCTGAAAAAATCATTCAACCTTTCATTGACAAGCAATATGACGAACTATGTAAAATGATGAACGCATATGAAAACAAAATGCAGATGGGTAGGGAGGTTATTGCGGAGAGAGGTGTTTGGACCGCCAAGAAACGATATGCTCTTAACGTTTGGGACTCTGAAGGTGTTCGTTACGAGAGTCCAAAACTCAAGATCATGGGGATTGAAACCACTAGAAGTTCAACTCCGGCAGTTGTGAGACAAAAACTAAAAGAGGCAATCCGTCTTATTCTAACCACGGATGAAAAGTCTATACAAAATTTTGTGCATGATTTCCATGAATACTTCTTTGCTCTAGATCCAGATGAAATCGCCTTCCCTCGAAGTGTTTCTAATCTGGAGAAGTACTCTTCTTCTTCTGACATCTACAAAAAGGCTACACCAATCGCAGTTAAGGGATCACTAATTTACAATCATTTCATAGAGGGTAAAAACTTATCATCCAAGTATGAAAAAATTCAAGAGGGTGATAAAATTAAGTTCATCTATCTAAAAGAACCAAATCCAATTGGTGGTGGTAGAGGTGATAAGGTAATATCTTTCCCAACAAAATTACCAAAAGAACTAGATTTACACAGGTTTGTAGATTATGATAAGCAATTCAACACGAGTTTCTTGGATCCACTTGAGAATATTCTAAATGTGGTTGATTGGAAGTCCAAACAGGAAGCTTCTTTGGAGGATTTTTTCTCATGAAAATAGAGATTACATCGCAAGAATTGGAAAAGATGAAAAGTGTGATAGATAAATTATACCAAAATTACAGTGAACAAATTAGACAAGCTTACGCAGATGAAAACACACCGATAAAAGAAATAAATCGACTTAATGGTGAGAGAGATGATCTCAAGCCAATTTTAGAGATGCTTAAAAGACATAGATAGGAGATAAAATGGATCAATTTTTAAATGATTTTGTAAAAGAGAGCGGTAACAAATACGCTAATGTGGTTTGTGATGGTCTGGAAGGAGCCGATGTTGATGGATTTGTTGATACTGGATCTTTCGCTTTTAATGCTCTGCTCTCTGGGAGTATTTACGGCGGAATTCCTAATAATAAAATCATCGCAATCGCCGGGGAGTCTGCCACAGGAAAGACTTATTTCACGCTTGGGATCGTGCATAAGTTTCTTTCTGACAATCCTAGCGGGGTGGTATTGTATTTTGATACTGAGCAAGCTGTAACTTCGAGCATGTTTACTGATCGTGGAGTCGATTCTAGTAGAGTGGCAGTTTTCCCTGTTGCAACGATTGAAGACTTCCGACATCAAGCGATCAAGATTGTTGACAAGTATCTGGAACTTCCTAAGTCTGAGAGAAAGCCGATGCTAATCTGTCTCGACTCACTTGGGATGTTGAGCACTGATAAGGAGATCGTTGATACCGCAGAGGGTAAAGGAACCCGAGATATGACTCGCGCACAGATGATCAAGTCCACATTTCGTGTGTTGACCATCAAGCTGGGTAAAGCTGGTATTCCTCTTATCCTCACTAACCACACTTACGATGTGATTGGTTCCATGTTCCCCCAAAAGGAAATGGGTGGTGGATCTGGTCTCAAATACGCTGCCTCTACCATCGTTTATCTTTCGAAGAAGAAGCTAAAGGAGGGGACAGATGTGATTGGTAATATTATTCACTGTAAGTTGTACAAGAGTAGGTTCACAAAAGAAAACTCTATGATTGATGTGATGTTGAACTATGATGAGGGTCTTAACCCATACTATGGTTTAATTGATCTCGCTCTGAAGTATGATCTAGTGAGTAAAGTTTCAAATAGAATTCAATTTAAGGATGGTAGCAAGGTATATGAAAAGCAAATCTACAAGAACCCAGAAAAATACTTTTCTGAAGATTTTATGCAAGAACTGGATAGAGTCGCACAGAGAGAATTTAGATATGGAAAAGATGATTCGGGAAGTTATAGTGAAGGGGTGGAGGACCAGAACGATGGATGATAATACAGGCTTTAGGTATGTGGATGAGCATACGGATGGTAATATCCCGGTCGAAATAACTGAGGGTAAGTTTAAGGGATTTCAATTTAGATATGATGGTGTCTACTTTGAAGAGAAGGACGAAGAGTTGCATTTCAACTATGATTATGATATAGTGAAGAATGAACAGGACTTCGACGAGGATGATCCAGAACTAAAGAAAGCCATGAATAATATTCTGTTTCAGGTTTTAGATGAACAGCTTTCAATGGTTGGTGAAGAAGAGGAACTTTTACGGGAGACTAATGACGAAGACTCTTGAAAAAATCATACTACAGAATCTTTTGTACAACGAAGATTATTCTAGGAAAGTTGCTCCGTTTTTAAAGACGGAGTATTTCCATGACAGAAGCGAAAGAATAATTTTTGAGATAGCTCAAGGTTTTATATTGAATTATAATAACTTACCCACAAAAGAAATAATTACCATTGAGGTGGATAAACTTAAGACAATAACCGAAGAGGATTTCAAAAACATACAAAATATTTTGACCGATCTCTGTGAGGAGGACGTTGATTTTTCATGGTTAGTTGAGCAGACTGAAAACTTCTGTAAGGACAAAGCGGTTTACAACGCGATTATGGAATCAATTCACATAATCGATGGTGAATCTAAGACTCAAAACTCTAATGCAATACCTGAAATTCTTTCAGATGCTCTCGCTGTATCTTTTGACACACACGTTGGACATGATTATCTAGAGGACTCAGATGATCGATTTGATTTTTATCATCGTGTTGAAAAGAAAGTCCCATTTGATCTAGAATACTTTAACACAATCACTGCCGGTGGTACACCTCAGAAAACTCTTAATATTATCATGGCTGGGACTGGTGTTGGTAAATCTTTGTTTTTGTGTCATCATGCTGCAAACTGTCTGTCACAAAACAACAATGTATTGTACATAACATGTGAGATGGCAGAGGAGAGGATCGCAGAAAGAATTGATGCTAATCTTTTTGACATGACCATTGATGATGTGCAGGATTTACCTAAGTCCATTTATAGCAAAAAGTTGGAGACGTTAAAGTCTACTATTAAGGGTAAGTTGATTGTCAAAGAATATCCTACTGCAACTGCGAACGTAAATCACTTCCGCGCTCTCCTTGATGAGTTATGGATGAAAAAGCAATTCAAACCAGATATCATTTTCATTGACTACTTGAATATTTGTGCCTCTGCTAGACTTAAAAATGGAAATAACGTTAACTCTTATAGCTACATAAAGGCGATAGCAGAGGAACTGCGTGGGATGGCCGTGGAAAGATCAGTGCCCATATTTTCAGCGACTCAGGTTAACCGTGGTGGTTTTAATAACACTGATGTTGGCTTAGAGGATACGTCTGAATCTTTCGGGTTACCCGCAACGGCAGACTTTATGATAGCATTAATTTCAACAGAGGAACTGGAAGAATTGAATCAGATCATGGTGAAACAACTTAAGAATCGCTATAATGACGTAGCGAGTAATAAGAAGTTTCTTCTCGGAATCAACCGAGGCAAAATGAAATTGTATGACGTTGATCATGGATCCGGTGAATTAGTTCAGTCAAATCAAACCGATAGTCATGATAATGGTAATGGGTTTAACGGAAAAAATTTCGATTCTAAATTTCAAAGTAGTTCTAAATTTGAAAGTTGGAGTATATAATGACAACTTACATCGATAAAAAGTTTATCAATCTAGTTTCGTCCCACCTAGATAAGTTTAGTTGGAAGAAAAATGATTTAGCGAATTGTCGATGTCCAATTTGTGGAGATTCAAAGAAAAACAAAACAAAGGCTCGTGGTTACTTTTATCAGAAAGGTAACGATTTTTTCTACAAGTGTCACAACTGTGGTGCAGGTCACTCGCTATATAGATTTTTAGAAATGATTTCTCCTGTTTTGATGAAGGACTATTCCATGGAGAGATGGAAGTCTGGTGAAAACGGGAGATCAAACTATATACAACCAGAGGAGCGAGAGATGTTAGGTATTAAATCGAAACCTAAATTTAAACCACAACCAGAGTTACTAAAGAATTTGACGCGGGTGAAAGATCTAAGCAAAGATCACCCAGCTTATAAATTTGTACAATTAAGAAAAATACCAGAAAAGTTTTATGATATTTTATATTATACAAATGATTTTGGTAGTTTTCAAACTAAGTTAGATCCAACGGCCATGGCTCTGGGTGAAGAGGAAAGGTTAGTCATTCCATTTTTTAACAAGAGTGGTGATCTTGTTGCTGCACAGGGTAGATTGTTAAATCTGAAATCTGAACAAAATGCGAGACATACGGCTAGGTACATAACTGTGAAGGCTGACAAAAGCATAGATCGACTTTGGTATGGAATGTGGAGGGCAAATCCAAAAAAGAGGGTATATGTCGTAGAGGGTCCTCTAGATAGTCTCTTCATATCAAACACTATCGCCATGGTTGGTGCCGGTGCGATTGAAAAAATACATCCTAGATTCGACTCCAGTGATGTAGTTTATGCCTTAGATAACGAGCCTAGAAACAAACAGATCATAAACTATATGGAAAGATTAATTGATAAGAAATGCAGTGTTTGCATTTGGCCAGATAACGTGAAAGAAAAAGATATTAACGATATGATCTATACGAGATCTCATAGAGAAATAAAGAGTATCATCGATAGAAATGTTTACACAGGATTAGAGGCAAAAATGAAACTGATGAAATGGAGAAAGGTATGATGGAAGAGGATATCCCAGATGAGGTTTTTCTTGAGGCCACCATTCAGTTTGCTAATCACTTCTCTGATTACATAAAAGAATGGAATCATGATGTTTGGAGAAGAGCAGTGGACTACGCAAAGAGTTATACTGAACTAGAAGACTTTGATATTTTTTACGGAGATGACAAACGTGACTAAAATTTTAAACGCAGGGCATGTTGAATTAGTTGATCATATGGGAAATGATTTAACTGTGGTTAATGCTGCTAGAGTTTCTTTTAATAAAGAAAGTGAATGGACGTACGATGAAGAGGCAATGGAAAGAATTAAGGGATCAAACTGGCAATCTGACAGACTGAGAGAAGAGTTTAAAAAATTATCAGACGCAGATAAAAAACTCATATCATATTTAGCCAAACACAAGCACTGGACACCTTTTGCACATCCACAGATCACGTTGAGAATTAAAGCTCCCGTGTCAATTAGAACTCAGTTCTTTAAGCATAAGCAGGGATTTGTTGAGAATGAAATCAGTCGAAGATATGTCTCATATGATCCAGAGTTCTATTTACCTCACTGGAGAGGGCAACCAAAGAATGGTGCTAAACAAGGGAGTGAAGATTTTATAGCTTTACCATCAGAATCAATACGAGCATATTCTAAAGCACTCGACGCTTCTTTGGAGGCATACCATAAACTAATTGACTCTGGTGTTGCTCCGGAACAAGCACGTTTCGTTTTACCACAAGCGATGTACACAGAATGGTATTGGACTGGATCTCTCGCAGCATACGCTAGATTTTACAGTCAAAGATCAGATCCACATGCTCAATGGGAAATTCGTGAGTATGCTAGAGTCATTGGTGAAATAATTCAACCACTTTTCCCATTTTCGTGGAAATCGCTTACTATAAATACATAGTAAGGAAAACTTATGGCACAAAAAAATTACGACATAGAAATAGATCAGGGTGAAAAGTTTGGACTGTACTTTCAGTTTACTGATGATAATGATAGTCTAATAGATCTTAACAGTTATAAGGCAAACATGGAGCTTCGTAGGTTTGCCGGTGACTCCGAGATTCTTGTTCACTTGAGTGGTAGTGGTCCAACTGGAATGGGTGCAGGGACCGGTGGTAGATATGGAATTACCGGGGGTGGATCAACTGGATTCTTTAGTTCCTTGGCCACTGGGGGTGTGTCTGGAACTGGAGGTATTTTCTTTAATGCATCCTCGACTGGATCTGTTGTATATAATGCAACCGGAGGAGTATTCATTTCTATGGATGCAGAAACAACTTCAAATGTCCCGTTCGGAAGACATTTCTATGATTTAGAATTTTTAAATCCTTCAAAAGAAACCATTAAGGTTTTAAAGGGAAGATTTGTTGTCAACAGAGAAGTAACTAGAGATTGATTGGAGAATAGATGCCTTTTCATGGTGGATTTGGTCAAGACCAAGATGTTGTAAATCCTGAACTTTACTTAAAACGTTATGTTGAGGGTGATATCTATTCTGGTGCGGTGTTACTAAACGAAAGTCCAACTTCGGTTGATGCTACTCAATATGAATACAGTCTGAGTGTATTCTCCAACATGTTCTCTGGAGCAAACTCTGATTTTTTCTCAGCGGATGAATGGCCGATAGAACTACCAAACTCAAATGGACTTTTTCAGTTTACTGGTAAACTGGGATCCTCCACTACTGCGTTTAAGCAACTTGGCTTTGCGGGACGAAACTTTACCACTGTAGGATTTGATTCTAACTCTGATGGGGTGATTGACAATCCTGTTAGTTCATATAGATATAATTTTTCTACAATAAATGAGATCTCTCCTATTCAGACCTTACCGGGTGTTAATTTATCTTACGATCCAGTTGAGTCTAGTGCTGTTACAAGATTTACTTATAATCGGGCGTTTCCTGAATTTGCTAGTACAGACTTATATACTACACTCTCAGAGAGAATCCCAAGACGGCCGAAATACTATAAGTATGGAATGTACTATGATACATCCGAAAACGAAATGCGAAGTATAAAAGAGCAGTCTTTTGCTTGTGGATTCGACAACGGATTTTATGTTGATCAAGAGGGTAAGATAAAAGTGATGAGTCAAGGTTATGAATTTGCTCGCTCCGCACCAATTTTTGGTATATTTTCTTTCATGGACAAATTTTTGTTTAATGAAAATGGTATAGAAACAGCTACAGAATATAATAGTGTTTTTGATCCATCATCTGAGTATTTTATACCAGAGGGAGTTGACTGGGAGTATGATTCAAGTGAGGGGCCTTTTCTTGGACTAGATCATAACGCTAGGATGACTAAGTACCTAAATGAGCCTTACGCAAATGTTGCACATTTAATTAGGTTGTATTTAAATAGAAAATTCTTTGATAAGATGCTGGAGCAGTTACCAGAGTGGTCACATCTATGCTCCGTTATTCAATATTATGACGAAGACTTGGAAATAAAATCTATTGCTATGGCAGCGAATGATGCTGCTATCTTATTGGACACTGAGGGAAAAATACACGTAATCAGTAACGCAGGTAAAACTTCCAGTACTACCACCGATGTAAGTAGCTGCTCTTACGGCGCCGCCCGTGATTTAGTTCAGCATCTTATGGTTTACTACCCCGAAAAATATAGAAAACAAGATTGGAATCAATATTTAGATTCCAATGGTGTACCAGAAGATCTAGGCTCTTTCCCATACATGAGTTCTGAAAAATATTTTTGGGTCGATGACACTGGAGAATTGGTCGATACTGAGGATGTAAAGTTTGTATCTGTGCAGGCTGATGGAGGATCTCTTCCGGGAGAAGGTGTCACTTTTCTTGCGATAGATGATCAGGGTAAAGTGTATGCTCGTGAAATAAAGAGCACGATGACATATGAACCGGTTAGGGTGAATATTCCAGCGACAAATGGAGAGGGTTATAGACGTTTCATAGAGAGACCTAAATACTCGTCATACAGTTCATCTGGGCTACCATCTTCGGAGCTACATCCTGAATTCATGAAGGGTGGTGAGTTCATAGACTCGACTGGTGGTCGAACAAGATCACAACCAACGCTGGGTTTCGACGACTTCACTGATCTGCTTGAGGATGTCTTCAATGATATTGGATACGCTTATCCATCTGATCCCACAAATCCCAATGCAGAAAACATTCCGTTCTTTGATCCCAGAGTTCGTGAAAGGTATGATAGATTCTTGTTGAATGGTGATCCACACCGAGTGGCTGCTCGTTATAGGGACATCACAAATCCCGCAAGTGTAATGATCAATCCGGAAACAGGGAATATTCTTCATACAGATAATTCAATTATGAGATTTTTGGCATCGAGTCTGAGAGAAATACCTCTAGACGCTAATGGAAATAGGTGTCGTGTTTTATCACTTACGGACACCTTTGAGCACTTGAGTGCCGTTTTGTATGTAGATGTTAGTGGTAGGAGTCATGCCACTCTACCCGATGATCCTGGTCCTCTGAATATTGACGCAGAAACGGAGGTCATACCAAACGGTAGGATAGGAATCACTCATATCGGGACAATGCAACTGCGCAATGGTAATTTGATGACTTTTCTTTCCAAGAAACTGTCTCCAAGATTGCTTGTAAAAACTTTTGATCAAAATAAAGATCCCCTTGACCCATCTTTATATGAGTATATTGATAATACGTCAACGTTTGAAGACAAAACTATGTCTTTTGATATAGCCACGTATCGTAAATTATTTTTACGAGAGGTTGACGGTAATGAGCACTATATTCCACCTAGAAATATAGGTGGTACTCGATCTGGAGTGGTGATACACTCAAACAATGATAAAATAGCTTATATTACGGCTAGACAGTGGAAAGGTTCTGAATTTGATCCACCACAGATACAGAATCTACAAGGGCAGGTAGCAGAACTACCCGGTCAAGTACGATCAATATCAGCGTTTAGTGTCCCTCATCCATTATACTTTAGGACACGACCTCGGGCTAGTGGAATAGATGATATTGTTCCAGATTATGAGCCGTGGAGAAGTTATAATAACTTTACTTCTTTTAATCTGATGTATAATCGAGGTAATCTTATGGCAAACATGTTCCTCCCAAACAATAGAGTTAATTATAGTTTTAATAACATACAACAAACATGGGATGATAAAATATACCCCGCATACTCAGATCCCCTGTATGACAAGACAAATGGAATTCCAATGATGGGATCTCTAAATGGGTTCAACGGTACATTTTTCAATGCATACGCTTCAGCATACCCCGGATTGTGCAATCCTCCAATGATTTTTCCAGACGCAGTACCCGGTCCCGCTGACAGCCCCACCCCTCTTTTAGGCTATTTACCCGGCATTCCACCACATGAACCTGGCGGAATTGTCCCGTATTATACAGGGTGGTATCCTGATGGTATTGAGTCTGGTGGTGGACAGCAATATGGTAGGCCTGGCGCTTTCTACGGTAACCTAGCACAAACTGATGGGCTTGCTGTAGATTTTGATTATATAGATTCTTTGATGGGTGGTAATGGCGAAGAGCGTTTCCTAGACATAACACACTACGATGTGGATGAGGAGGGGACAGTTGGTGAGGCATTAGTTGACTATAAAAAAGGTTTTTCATTCTGGGCCAACACTGGACAACTTCCCACCACTATCCCAGAGGAATATACAAGTGATCCACTGTATATGAAAGATTGGCGTATACCGAATGTGGTTAACGAAAAAGCCTTTATTGATGAATCAAATGTAGAGTGTATCCCATACCCAGATTCTGTGGGTAGAGAGTACCTACGAAACTCCGATTACACTTTGAATTCTGCAAATCTTTTAATTGTTGACTCTGCAAATTTAGCCGATAATAGTGGAAGAACAATTGAATATGCCACAGCACACGCTGACGTTTATTATATTGTCTTGAGTGATGGAACGTGTCGTGGTATGTCTTATCGAGTGGACGATTCTGACAGTTTAATTTGGTATCCTGCTAGGGGTCCTTTTGATCAGGATGTTACTCAACCTAGAATTGGATTATCTAGACCTACTAGTGCGTCTTTAGATAGAGAAGCTGGTGTTAGATTAAGAACTTATGGTCCTCCTCCAAAACCAAAACCAAAAAGCTCAGAATCTGAGACACCACCAGCGGCACCACCAGTGACACCACCAGTGACACCACCAGTGACACCACCAGCGGCACCTCCCGCTGTACCACCAGCGGCACCTCCGCCACCAGCGGCACCTCCACCACCACCAGCGGCACCTCCGCCACCACCAATGTCACCACCACCATCCCCACCATCTTCAGGTGGCGGTGGAGGATACGGATATTAATTTTTACATTTACTTATCAAATAAACCATATATAATAGTGTTTTTAAAAAAGAGAGTTGGAGAATTTTTGTTATGAGTGTAGAGTTACCAAGTTTATATCAGTCGTTCATTCATCTATCCCGTTACTCTAGGTGGTTACCCGAGAAGGGAAGAAGAGAGACTTGGTCTGAGACTGTTGGTCGTTACTTTGATTTCTTTGAAGGACATCTAAAAGAATATCATAATTATAAAGTAACTAAAAAAGAAAGAGAAGAGTTAGAACAAGCAGTTCTTAATTTAGAAATCATGCCTTCGATGCGAGCTTTGATGACCGCTGGTGATGCATTAAAGCGAGATAATATTGCTGGTTATAACTGCTCTTTTGTGAGTGCAGGTAGAGTTCGTTCATTTGATGAAATCTTGTATGTTCTGATGTGTGGGACTGGAGTAGGGTTCAGTGTTGAACGAGACTTTCTTAAGAAACTACCTACCATAGCAGAGGAGTTTGAGGGTAGTGATACGACCATTGTTGTACAAGATAGTAAGATGGGTTGGGCCAAGTCGTATAAGGAACTCACCTCCCTTCTTATTGGAGGTCAGATTCCCAAGTGGGATCTCTCGAAGATTCGACCTGCCGGAGCGAAACTCAAGACTTTCGGTGGTAGAGCTTCGGGGCCAGAACCACTGGACGATTTATTCCGGTTCACAGTGGAAACCTATAAAAAGGCTGCTGGAAGAAAACTCACCTCCATCGAATGTCACGATATCGTCTGCAAGATTGCTGAGATTGTCGTTGTTGGGGGGGTACGTCGAAGTGCCCTTATCTCACTATCTTCGCTTACCGATGAGCGGATGCGCGATGCGAAGCACGGACAGTGGTGGATTTCCGACCCTCAAAGAGCACTATCGAATAACTCGGTAGCTTATCGAGAGAAGCCAGAAATCGGCACATTCATGGAGGAGTGGCTCTCCCTCTATAAGAGTAAGTCTGGTGAACGAGGTATTTTCAATCGTGACGCAGCACAGAAACAAATTGAACGTGCAAACGAACACCGTCAGAGCATGGGTGATGGATATCGTCTTCGTGAATCCAACCACGAGTTTGGTACAAACCCCTGTAGTGAGATTATTCTTCGCGATAAGGAATTTTGTAATCTAACTGAAATTGTCATTCGTGGTGATGATACCGCAGAGTCTCTAGAAAGAAAGGTTCGACTTGCTACCATTCTTGGTACATGGCAGTCTACTCTGACTAACTTCAAGTACCTCTCAAGTGAGTGGGAGCGTAACTGTGAGGACGAGAGACTTCTTGGTGTGTCTATGACTGGTATCATGGACTGCAAGCTGACGAACGGTAAATCTAGGGGTCTACAAGAGCTTCTGACAAACCTGAAGACTGCTGCAATCCAAGAAAACAAGAAAGCAGCGAAGAACATCGGAATCAATGAGTCTGTCGCTATTACTTGTGTTAAACCCAGTGGAACCGTCTCTCAGCTTGTAGACGCAGCATCAGGTATTCACGCTCGTCACAATCCATACTATGTCCGCACAGTCCGTGCTGATATGAAAGATCCTCTGTGTAGATTCATGGAAACTCAGGGATTCCCTTGTGAGCCAGATGTAATGAAACCAGAACACACTATGGTGTTTTCTTTCCCAATGAAGACACCAAAGAGTGCCGTGTTCAGGACGGACATGACTGCAATCGAACAGTTGGAGCTTTGGTTGCAGTATCAAAGATTTTGGTGTGAACACAAGCCTTCAATCACTGTCTCTGTGAAGGAGGATGAGTGGATGGGTGTTGGTGCATGGGTATGGGAACACTTTGATGAAGTTTCCGGTGTTTCTTTCTTACCTTTCTCAGATCATACATATAAGCAAGCACCATATCAGGACTGCACTGATGTGGAATATGAAGAACTTTTAACATCCATGCCACAAGATGTGGATTGGAGCAAATTGGGAGAGTACGAACAGGAAGATAACACAGCGGGAACGCAGACGTTTGCCTGTTCTGGAAATTCATGCGAAGTAGTTGACTTAACAACAAATTAAACGTATAATAGAACTTTTATTAATCCAGTGTGTTCGTCGGAGAATGAACACATATACTCTAACAAAAGGAGAAACCTATGAGTAAAACTACTGGAGATTGCCCCGCCGCAGGTTGCGGCAAAGATTTTGTACAGAATTGGCTTGGAAAGATCGGAATCACCCGTTCCCTCCTCGTCACACTCGCTCTCGTGCCTTTCGCATGGGATGGTGTCCTTTGGTTCCGCGATGCGGTCGCAACCGTTTGGGACTCAGTAACCACTTGGGGTGGCTAAAGCCACTAAAGGAGAATCACTATGATTAATATTGCAACTATTCTTCTTTCTGCACCTCTCATGAGTGGTGCAGCGGAAAACGTTAACGTTCATGAACTCATCATGGGGGTTCGCGAAGATTCTGCAACTCGCATGAGTCTTCGGGGTGACGACAGTCCCGTTACTGTCGATGTTTCTGGTTTCCTTCAGTTCCGTTATCTTTACAATGATGCCGGCTCGAATGAAGCCACCAGAGGATTTGACATTGATCGTGCCCGGATTAAGTTTTCGGGTGAAGCGTATGAATTTGGATATGCGATCAGTGGACAGTGGAGTGATACTGAGTTTGAACTCAAGGATGCGTTCCTCACCAAGAACATTGGTGGGTTTGATGTCAAGGCGGGGCAGTTCGTAACTAGTTTCTATAACGGTTACGTCTCTGATCCAACCACGCTTGTGACTGGTGACTACAGCATCACTGCTCTAACTTATGGACAGGGTTACTCGCAAGGTATTGAAGTTAGCAGAGAGTACGATTCTTTCTCATTCTACGCATCATATAACGATGGCTTCAACACCGACAACAGTAGCTTTGGTGACAATGACTATGGAGTCAGTGGACGAGTGGAATTTACTGGTATCGATAACGTGACTCTTGGTGGTGCATTTGCAAATGAGCAGACTGCAACTGAGAGCTATGATACTTACACGTTTGATGCCAGTTTTGATTTTGATGAGTTTGTATTTGATGCTGCGTATGTCGCATCAAATCGTGTTGAAGATAGCTGGAACAACTACTCCATTGTTGGCACTGCCAGCTACGTCATGAGTTCTGATTTCCAGATTTTTGGACAATACGAGTATGGTGTCATGGAAGGTGCCATGTCTGATCTGAATATTGGAACAATTGGTGCGAATATTATCTTCAACCCCAATGTTCGTTGGACTAACTCTTTTGGATATGCGTTTAACGCTGTCGATGGTGGATACAACCTGTCCGACACTGGATGGGAAAGCTCCTCTACCGACGGTCAGTATGTCATCAAGAGTATGTTGACTATCAGTTTTTGATATATAAAGTTATATAATGAGGGACTGGATCACCCTCTATCCGTGTGCAAGAGGGGACTTTAAAGTCCCCTCTTGTTATTTAATAATTTGTTACTATTTTTATATTTTTTATTTTGTAGTGAACACTTTTTCTTGTAATATTGATTACTGGCATCGTGTGTCTCCCTTGCAAGTATTTATGTTATATAAGTACTTGTGAAGGGAAATATGTATGATTGTAGCGGGAATCGATTATTCATTGTGCGGACCAGCGATCTGTGTATTTAAGGGTGAAGACTTGGATGTGTTTTCATTTAGTAAATGTAAATTTTACTATCTGACAGACACTAAAAAATATGCAAAAACTTTTCTTACTAACATACACGGAAGTGTTTTTGAAGAGTATAATCATGATTGTGAGCGTTACGACACAATTTCCTCTTGGGCGGCTGATGTGTGTTACGGATGTGAACAAGTTGGACTAGAGGGATATGCATATGGAGCTAAGGGTAGAGTATTTCATATCGCAGAAAACACTGGTATATTAAAGTACAAATTCTTTCAGAATAATATTCCAGTTGAAGTAATAACTCCATCTGAAGTTAAGAAACGTGCATGTGGGAAAGGTAATGCAAACAAAGCGGATATGCACAGTGCCTTTCGAAAAGACACTGGATATGATTTGACTAAAATAATGACACCAGATAAAAAAGAAGTTACGAATCCGGTGTCTGATATTGTCGATGCTTACTATGTTTGCAAATGTTTGCACGATAACATAAAATATACACTGATTTAAATACAACACCGGCGATCTCTCACCGGTATTGATTGGGTTTATATTCAATTGTTTTTAGACTTTTACTCCGTTTGTGTAAAGTAAACGCCAGTGATGGGACACCACCACGGGTCGTTTGGTCCGAAAGGATTCTCGAATACGTCATCGACATTCATGTTGGAATTCCACATGAGTTCGTCTGGACCATAGAAAGTCCATGATGCACCAGCAGTCGGTGCAGGGAACCAAGGTTGAGTCCTATCCCAATCCTCGAAACAGTCCTCAATCTTGACATTCTCGAATCGCCAGGTTTGGTTTGTTTCACTCCATGTCCACGGGCCCTCTTCGTTTCGTGAACCATCAGGATTGCTCCTGTCGAAAGTGAACGTGCTATGTCTATCGGGAAGGTTACTTTGCTTCTGGACAAGAATACAATCCTTGAACAAGTTGTTCTTCGCAGGACCACACCATCTCCAGATGAGAGAGACTGGACTACACTCAGGAATGCCATTTCCTCCTTGGTTTGAGAGTTGGACATTCACCCATGCAGAGTTATGAATACCACCACCAGGCCTCTCACCGGGACAACCATGCACACCCTGCTCTCTGCAAGTATGATTGCCGTAGATGTCACGAAGAATCACGTTCTGGTGAATGTAGTCGATACCGTTGTATTGCATGTAGTCAATGTGACATGCGGTGGGATCAATTTCACCCAAAGGATTGTGATTGGTGATTTCGATACTCAGAAGCAACTGTGCAAAGTGCAATTCAAGTGCATCGCAAGCAACACTGTCAAGCACACAGTTACGCATAATGATGCCAGTCGTGCCTTCTTGTGTCCAAGTGTGTATGGTATCAGTCCACCACTGAAATCCACCCTTGCCTGTGACAAACATGGTTTCGGTATCCTCGCTGTAGTCGTGACCCTTGATGATACAACCATCGTACCACCGTCCACCGTATCTCTTCGTTCCACCATTCAGAATTCTTTCCTGATCGGTATCGACGAAGACATCCTTGAGTCTGCATAGACTCTTCGTGAGAAATCCACCACCACTTGAGGTGTTCTCGTTTGCAACAATCTTACAGTCTGCCGATGCGACGCCGGGTGCCGGTGTAATCGTGAAGTATCGTCCGTTGCTTTGACGGAACGAGTTCAGTGGCCAACCGCCGCTTGCATCGATAGTGTGTTCGCCTTCGAGTAGGTAGACGGTAGTTCCACCAATCTCGGCGTATGGTTGTTGCAGACCAGAACGAAGTGCATCGTGGAGTCCCTTGTATGGGTTCTCCCGTGTGCCGTCACCATTCACATCATCACCATCGGGAGAAATATAAAGTTCTCTCGTTGGCCAGTAACCTGTATTGTTACTGAATAGGTTCACCCCGTTGTACTGGGGTAGTGGGTAGTTCTCATCGTAAACATCACGATCAAGAACGACACTTGGGCCCATCGTGCCGAACACTTCTGCCGATACTGTAATCTTTGTGTCTGGATGTTTGCGAGTGTCAAGAGGGAACCAATACTCCATCTCACCCGTTCGAGGATTCAGAGTCATCTCCTTGACTCTAATAATTTCTGGTTTGTGTGGAACCTGATGTCCCCATGCACCAAGGAGATGAGTGATTTCTCTCCCCCCAACTCCTGCTCCCCATTGTCTCAGAAGAACAGAGAGGTCTTCCCCGTCTACAATCTCGTCGTGATTCCAATCTCCGACGTATCCTTGACGGTTGATCGTGAACTCTACACGATCTATGCCTTCTAAGTGGTAGGCGACTACTCCCACTTCAAATACACCAGTAACATCTTGCTGTGGCACAACATCAAAATATGCCATAGGGGGTTCTGTTTCTGGGGCGTAAACGGGAACGTCGCCGTTGCATAATATTGATAATCCAACCAATAAATCTAGCATTGTAATTCTCCTTATGTACATGCCTTTGTCGAGTTGTCAAATAAATATCCCAGATAAAAACGTATCATTTTAATCGGGGATCCTGCAACTTAACGCAGGAATTAAACGAGTACGACCTCGTTCCGATTCTAGAATCGGATTTGCATTCATAAAGAAAAATCAATTGGTATCGTAATATGTATGTGTTAGTTAGTTTTTTCTTTCCATGTTTTTACAGTTATTATCACTAATACGATAATAAGTAAAATATACCATGGAATCCATGTGCGAGTTGCGGTTTCTGCGGCAACCGCGATGTTATTTATTTTTTCCGGTTGTAGTGAGGGTTTAGCGTTGTTGATAACACGACCAGTTTCACAACCAAACAATAAAAGTAACGACATAAATGGAATTAAGTATTTCATGCTCTGTTTGCCGCAACTGCATTACCAAAGTAGAATCCTACGATGCTAATTAGAATTTGTCTATTTTCTTTCAGTAAAAGATAACCATCTACTGGCTCTAGTGTGGTTGTTGTTTGTGATCCCGCCAAACCAAAGATATCCCACCACTGTCGTCCAGTCTCTTCTATTTCAACAACTGTTGGAATTCCAAAGAATGGTAAGAGGAAGGGTGCTAGTATCGTACCAAATAATATCGCTATCACAATACCTCTACGCACCCATTTACCAGCACTCACTGATACGCGATCGACTGCACCATCGTAATTTTCATTACTTGCTTTGTTTGCTTCTATTATACGATTGAAAACTTCAGCTTGCTCTTTTCTTCTTTCTGCATTCGATCGAAATAAGAAACCAACAAGACTACTTCCCACTAGGGACAAAAATTCAGCGGTTAAGAATTCCATTTACTTCCTCTTTTTTCTTTTTTTCTTTCTTCTTGATAAAAAAGTTTTTCTATCCATACCAAGGGGAATATCAAATCCCTGAATCGCATCATTCCTTGATGATATACCAACGTCTGGTCCAGCACCAAATGCGGCTGCACCCATGGAGTTTGTTGCGATACCTCCAGCACCATTCTCTTCTTTCAGACTAAACATAATAGACTTTAGATTTTCAATGACATATTCTCTATCCGCTCCCATTTTTTCGGCCTCCTCGGCAAGTAAACCGAGAGCGGTAGTGAAACCTCTTAACTTATAATTGATTGCCGGATTTGGAATCATCTCAAAAAGTTGTTTAATTTTAAATACTAATTTCTTAAACGGAGTGACAATCTGTTTCTCCTCTGCGGTTAAGCTAGAGTATTTCTTAGTAAGGTCTCCCTTTTCGTTTATCAGCCCCTGTCTGTATGCATCAGTTTGCATGAATGGGGTGGTAAGCTCTTGTACAAAGGTGTATAAAGTGAACGCATTTATTAGTTCGGAAGCAGCCAAATTTTCTTCTATTCTTTGCATGTTATTTCCTTTAACTTTAGATCTATTCTGTGATCAGTCGATATGAGATCTAAATCTATTTCGGGTATTGTTTTTGGCATTAATTTTAAGTAACTCAAAAAGCTTTTTACCATTCCGTGGTATTCAGTGTCTAATTTGTGAAACAGTAATCTAGTGCATGATCCATATTTAAATACATTGTTTAGTATTATAATGTGATTTAGTATTAACCTTATCTTTAACTCACCTGTTTTTTCAAATCTACTAAATAACCTTTTAATGTATTTTATTCTGTTTAGATCCTCTTGGAATTCGGCTTCACTTTCACAAGACGGGTTGTCATACATTTCACGAACAAATAAATCATAATTTTCCTCTTTAAGAGGTTGACTAAACATTCAAATTCATTCCTCTTCTTCTGGTGTCACCTCTTCAGAGTCAGTTTCTTCTTCTTCCATCTCTTCGGTTGCATCATCAATGCTTAGATCTAGTCTGTGTAGACCGTTCGGTGTTTCTTCCAAATTAATTGTAAGATTTAATCCAACACCACCTCTAGCATCAGAGATACCATCAGAGTTTATGAATCCATTTTTTAACAGATCATGATCTGGTGAAGTTCCAAAAACACCACCAAAACGTGTCATTCTGTAAACCATAGGCTCACCGGTTCGCATAGCCATTTCACAGTCATTTTTAGCGGGATTGAAATCAAAATCTAGTCCAATGATGTTCAGTTTAGATCTAAGAATTGACAGAGCTGCCTTTGGATCTAAGTATTCTTTTCTGCTAAACGCATTCAAGAAAGCGGATACTCTCTTTTTCTGACTATCCTTCTCTATTCGGTGAACACCTTCATCACTATGAATGGAGTTTGCTCCACCCGGAGCGGATGGTGTACCACCGAGAGCGCCACCCTCGGTATATTCCATTTCATGTAGATTTAAGCTGTTGGCGAGTTCCTTAAACTTTTTCATCGATCTTCTCTCCTATAACGAGTTACTTCGTTTAGATTTTTTAGTCTACCATTATTTAGGTAATTGTAAAACTGCTCATTTTTTGATTTTCTCTTTTTACCCTTTTGCTTATTCTTTCCACGTTTTCTAGGATTCTCACCCTTCGCTCGAATAGTAGCAATAGCGTAAGCCATGTCAGATACAGATCCTCGTGATGGCTTTAGATCACCTTTGTCGAGCAACTCTTTAGCAATCTTGTCTCTTTTTTCTTGCTCTGCCTTAGTTAGTTTTCTTTCACTGAGCATCTCGCCTTGTGGGTCATATGAGTCTTCTACTTTACTACCCGCTCTCCACTGACGACAGCTCCAGTATCCTGCTTTAGTTTTGTCTTTCTTTTCATCGCAATTGTGTCGAGCACGGAAATTTTTTCTTCTCTCTGGATCGTCTCTTTTGATCTCCATGTTTGGATCACCGAATGAAACTTTGATGATATTGCCTTTTTGGTTGCGAACATACACGCCAAACTTTTTGTTACCACCACTTTGTCGGAAAGGTTTATTGAGAGTTACCTTCTTACCCTTGTACTCAGCTTCACTGATGTTTACTGACACACTTACTGTATCATCATAACGAAGACGAATTGAATCACTTTCTTTTTCCTCATCTAATACCTGAATTTCACAGAAACTTTTTGATATTTTATCAAGTGACACAAACTGATATACATCATTTTCTATGATAAAAATATCATTCTCAATTAAGTCACAAACTCTTTTTTCATAGTTTTTAGATTTCATTGTCTACCCCTTGCTGACATCTCTTCTAGCTCTTTTCTTATCCAGAGGAGATCGGTTTTTATTTCTGCTAGATCAGCCGCTAAGGTTATCCTAAAAGCTTCGGCGGTATCTAATCGTAGATCGAGTTGAGTTAATTCAGCCTCTATTGAATCAAGTCGCATCGAATAGTTAGCATCTTTTACCGCAACTTGCCAAAGCACGGAGGCTATGGTCAACCCCCACCCAATCAATACCGCATAGATTGTGATATTATTTTTTGCTGTTTCTTTTGTCATGCTTTACTTTCTTTTTTTGTGGGGTTTGACCTGGTGTGTCCCTTAAGTATTTATTCAGTAATTCTGTAGTGCCCTCGAAGCCAGCTCCATACTCCTCGTTTGCTCTTTTTCTTTGACCATTGTCTGATCTATTTGCACTTCTACTTCTTACTCTTAAATTTGACTCTTCATTTGAGCCACCATTACGTAAGGGTTTTTCGTGATCTACATCTTTACCCTGAAGAGCTTCTTTTCCCATTTGCTTTTCTTTTTTTCTTCTCGCCATAACTCTATCGCTGCGATTAGCTCTTTGCTCGGGCTTTGAGTGGTAGTTATCGTATTCTTTTCTGTAGTTTCTATTTTTTTCAAGAACGATGAAATCAAACATTCTATCGATGTACTCGACCTCTTCATTTGTAATCATTTCAAAGTTCGGATCTATTGGGATTCTGACACGTCTACCATTTATCTCAAGCTCGTTGAATTTGGTAGATTTGTCCATCGTGTATTCTGTGAAGTCTATTGGCTCGGTATCAACACTTTCTACACCCAATTTCATAAATTCCATAAGTTTAAATACATCTTCACCAACGTTTTCAAGTGCAGCTCGAAGGTACTCTTGACTGTTACCAGATCCGTAATCTTTGAATTGTCCAGTGTATGATGGGTCAGTGTAGCTCATGGTCTGATCAGAATACCTTTGCACATCAGATTCAAATCCACCCATGTTATAACCTGCGGGTTCCGATTCCATGTAATCCATATCTGAACCTGCCCCACTAGCGAGTCCAGAGTCACCAACACCACCAGTGTACTCTTTCAACGAAACCATATTTTTCAAACTGATTTTTTGTTCTTGTGTAACCATTGGTGGTTGGTATTTGCCCATGTGCATCTGTAACGCTGTTCTGAAGTTAAATGCTTGGGCCTCTTCTTCAGTTGCGGGATCATCCAAATCATAAAATGGCGCACTCAGAGCTAACATCATCTTTGGTGCTTGTGCAATTTTTTCAATATATTCATCCGTGATTGGTGTTAGATTTGTATTCGTACCATCTTTGTTTCCGCTAATAATTGAATTTGCGGATGCAATTGATTCTGGACCGAACTTCAACTCTCCAGTTAAAGATTCACGCACAAATGATTTTTTAAAATCATTATTTTGTGTGAAGATATTTTCTATGTTTGATGAGATGTCAGTTGTAACTTTCTCAATCTCTTTCATCTCTGGAAGTTCTTCAATCGACTTTTGTTTTTCCCTCTCTGTTTTAGCTTGCATCGCGGTGATGTTTATAAAAGTCTCGCTTAGTCTCTTGGTGGTATCTTTTACAAACTTCTTAACTTTAGGGCTTTGTGCGATTGATTCACCAACCTCAGTCGTTGCTATTGCATTGAAAATTGGAGGACCGTCTGCAAGTGGATTGGATATGATTTTAGCCATACCAATTTTCATGGCTGCTTTTATTGTTTCCTCTGATGTATCTTTCTTACCTTTAGGTTTGAAATAAACTTCAGTGATTGGAGTTGAGTCAGTTCCACCTACTAGCTGCCAATTTTTATTTGTTTTTTCTGTTCCGGGTGTGAGAATTACCGCTTCGAAGTTTTGTGGAATCTTCTCCGTTAATTTTTCTATAGCTCTGAATCCAGCGGCCTCTAGAGTCTCACTCTCTCCGATTTTGGACAAGTCTGGATCGTTAAGTAAACCACTAAACGGGTTGTTTTTTGTTGCAGAGTTCCAAGCATGTACGATACCTGCATCCAAATCATTCGCACCATGATCCCAATCTGGGAATACTGATCCCTTCCCTGTTATTTCTTTCCCGTCAGGTGGTAGTCTTGGTGGTTCGGGTGGTGGTGACATCATAAGAGGGTTCATGGGTGCCATCTGTGGATCAGCCGATATTGCTTGCCCCTCGGGAGACATCTGTTGACCGCCTCCCATCTGAGGCGAATCCAAACCAAACATCTGAATTAGTCGTTTTGATGTTTTGGATTGCTCAAAGTCTGGTTCTTGCATTACGCTAAACGTGGTCTGGGGAGTAACCTCACCTCTAGGTGGTAAACCCTTTATGTTACCTGTAACTAGTTCATGCTTTTTGTAACTGAAGTCTGCCTTTGGAATAATACGAAGCTTACCATCTTGTGTTGTTCTCACAATAGCGAGTTCTGGCCAGGGGTTAGTCTTCATTTTGTCTCTGGACGCAGCTCTGTCGGTTCTCTTGCGATCTCTGTCCACTGTCTCGTCGCCGTCAGGATTGCTTCTTGCGTTGTCTAGTTTCATCTGACGAGTGACTGGTTTTTCTTTTGTCATTTCTTGCTCTGACAATAGCTCTTGCACACCGTGATATGCGTCAGCAAATTCATAGAACTCCTCTAGATTGAACCACTCTGGAATATTTTCGTAATCAAAGTTTTCGTTTGTGTTCTGCATTTGTTTTATGAATTCCTCTTTGGTTTCGTCGCTCACCGGAGCCATCATGTCATTTACTTGTTTTTTATTTCCGGATCTCGCTGCATCACGCAGTGCAGTGCCAGAGTGACCTCCCAAGGTCTCTCTGTCAATGGAGTTTACATTGATATTTATGCCCCCAAAGTCTTTGTGTGATGCTATTCGTTTCATTTCAGCCTCTCTGTCATCACCTACATGGACGTTAACGGTGCTGAAATTATTTTCTCGTGCATGATCTACGGCATGTTCAAACGCATGGAATGCGCTTTTTACTGGAAGAACAGATGTTCCTTTGGGTGCTACTTCTTTTATTGCTTTTTGTCTGTGCTCTACTGTCAGGGGATATCGTGGATCCTCTGGATCGTGTTTTTGTGTCACAAAAACAAACTTGTTGTGATCCTCGGGCATTTGATTAAACACACCATGATGTGCCTTGGTGAGTCCATGATAACGCCCTACTGTAAAGCTAACTTCTGACATAATAACTCCATATAGCTATTATATTTATAAAAAAACCGGAGAGCCCCGAGGGGCTCTCCTGTATTCGTGTCAAGCTTTAAGGCTTTTATATTTTAAAGGGTTTGGACTGGATCACCCCCTATCCGTGTGCTAAAGTACTTTGAAAGACCTTAACTTAACACGAATAGTGGTTTAGTCCTTATTCCATGGTAAGAATTTTTTAACCCAATTCCAGAGTGGAGTACCAATTAATGCGCCTGCTGCAAAAACTACTATGGTGAAAAAGGTGGTTCCTAATATGTCGTTAATCGCTTGCATTTTAATACTCCTTCTTTCTGCATGTGTACTTTTTGTGGTGTTTGCGCTTTCCTCGCGCAACCTCATACATTGCTGATTTATTAAGTTTATGATCCCGGCAGAACTTACTGAAGTTTTCGATTTCAGTTTCGTTTCCTTCTGGATCCGTAATTATATATAAACTTTTTTGATTGGCAACAGAATTTTTTATGGTATTTACGTCACCCTCAGAGAGCGATATCCTTGATTTAAATGGATCTATGGGATTTATTTGATATTTTTTCTTTTGATTTGTATTTTTTTTCTTTGGTATGGGTAGGATCTTTGGTTTGTTGATTGGGGGAAAATACTGGTACCAGCTACCATTGTGTCTGAATTCTCCACCATTATTTTCCACATAAATTTTTCTTAATTGTGCAGCTCTGGTGTTATCATTAAATTTTGTCCACATGGCAGAGTGTTTTACGTTAATTAAATCATGTACATTCATTTCGTATTTTCCATTTCACTCTTAATTCTCGTCAATAGTGTGTATGCAGCAAAAGTTCCATTTACTTCACGTTTAAATCTACTAAGTAACTTTCGTTCATCATCACCTTTCGTTTTAGACCATGAACGAAACCCCCTGTAGCTCAGTGGATATGATCTTGTTTTTCTGTACGATTGCACAAAATCAGCCAGTAATTTAGCTGCCTTGGGATTTGCATCCAATACTGATAGGAAACCAAATATTTCCCTAAACGTTTTCTTCAACAGGCCTAGATTAGATCCTATTTTTTTATCTTCTAATTTTTCGATAGCGTCCCTGAGTGCTGATCTACTGAAAGCAGATGTCTCAAAATTGACTGAAGAGATTGGTGTGTTCTTCATGGTACTCTCTTATCGTTTCATATAATTTTTTAGTATAGTCTATTGTCCTACCGCTAAAGACTTGTGAGTTACCATCTTCACAACTAATCAGTATGTGGAAGTGTGGTATCTCCTCCTTGTATATGTCTTGCCACATAAGAGCATAAGCAGTCGCTTGTAGGTAGTAATTTTCAATGTCCCGAAGACGTTTAGTTCTCGTTGAGCCTTTGAAGTCTATGATCGATAACTTTCCATCATACTCAGCGACACAGTCCGCTCTACCAGCTAGACCCACCTTGTCACTCCACAAACCAGTTTCTAAACCTCGTATGTTGTCTATCTTGTCTAGTTCTGGTTTTAATTGATTGAATAGTGTCAGTAAACTATCGGGAATATCGATACACTCATCAGTAATTAGAAGATTATTGTAGAGATATCGCTCGATGAGTTCATGAAACTCATTACCCCTCACTGTAACTCTCTTGGCCTCTTTTGGATTTTTTCTTCTCCAACTAGCAAAGAATTTAGACTTCTTCCAACCAGTAACCGTAGTCACGCTTGGTAGATGCTTACCAGAGGGAGAAAGATAATATCTGCCGGTATCGGTGGTGACAGCAGATATATCTTCTAAAATCTTAGATTGTGTCACATGATTAAATGTCATAATAAAATTATATCAGAATTCAGTCTTCAGTCAATGAATTATTATGGGCATTAAGTAAAGATTCGCCTAAGTGAACCTTGGCTTCGTCATCGAGGTTGTTAATTTCCTCCATGATCTTTGTGCTCATTTCATTGATCTGTTTATCATCGAACTCTACATTGAGGCTTTCCTCTACCGAGCCAATATACTCTGCAATACCCTCAATCAATAATGAGTCAATGAGAACAGCTAACTCTTGAACTGCCTCATCAGTTTGTGTCGATTCTGACAGTTCTTGAGAAACAGTTTCCTCTTCCTCTTGAATGTCTCTGGTCATGATCTTTAAGGCAGTTTTTGCCAAATCTTTGGTTTTGTTATCTGAAAACATGGTTTTTTCCTTTAGTTTAGGATTACTTTATATGTATATGTTTAAAATGTTGAGTAGCCGGGAATGCCTTGACTCGTGAAAGTTGTGCCGAGGTAAGGATCAGTTTCACCTCTCTTGGCTCTTTCGAATCTGTCGGACTGGTATCCGTAGAACTTACCAGCAAGAACTGCTGCGAGTGATCCAGTTGCGGCCGCGGCGATATCGGGAGTTTTACTTTGTCCACGAGCCACCATCGATCGGACTCTGTTAAGTCTCTGCTGTCTGAGTTGCCCTGCTGCAACGTAAGATGATCTGGTTGGTCTATATCCGGCTGCGCGTTGCGTTGTTCCTACGGGTATCTGAGCTGCTTGAGTTGGAGTTCTACGAGTCGAACCGGTGGTCCTCGTCGCCGCTCGTTGCCCACGACTTGCTCTGAATCCCGGTGCCGCTTTTTGAATTACTTTTCCAACACCAGCACCCAGACCAACCCCTAACGCAGCAGGAAGAAGGGACATTCCAGTTTCGGGATCAGCTATTCCGGCTCCACCACCAATAATAGCACCGACGAGCCCGCCGAGCCCTCCTTTTAAAGCTCTTCTACCAATTCTCTTTGCTCTAGTTCCACCCCTAGTTCCCCCATACTGAGATGCAAGGGCACCAATGGCCGCTCCACCGGCCGCACCCCTTAGGGCTCCCTGTGGTCCATAGAGAGATGCTGCTCGTTTTGCAAGTGCTTGTTCTAATCCAGCCCTGTAATATGGAAATAGTTGATTAGAATCAGAAGCTCTCTGTGACACCGACTTGGTTTTGAGTAGATAATCACCTAGTTGGCTGAATCCCCCCTTTGGGGCTTGTTCGTTTATTGGATTTGTGTTGTTTTCTTTCATGGTATCACCTTGACATTACTGCGTCAACTCCTGCTGCTGTTGGTGAAAATCTTGGATTATACCCACCGAGAGATTTTAGAATTTCTAGACCTTGAGTTCCGGCGAGTAGTTGTGCTCCGCCCACACCAACATCACTTATTGCGTCTCCCACGGATCGACCGCTACCACTTTGTCCGAACCCCCCAAGCGCACTTAATCCAAGAGTTGCAGCAATTGCTGACATTATTGACTTCCCTGTTTCTCCTTTGGGAAAGGCTGCTTTAATGCGATCTAAGACTTTTGCTGTTGTGCCACTTTGCTCCATAATTGTTTTAGCAACTCCATATGAGAATTCCTCTCTGAATCCTCGTGGTGAGACTAACCTACCCATGCTTTGTCGTGAACGTTTGAATTCTGGATCATCTATTGGGGGAACTAACTCCTGTGGAACAGGGCGATCTTGTTGTGGTTGGTTTGGGTTGGTTGGTTGAACTGGTCGGACTGGTTGAACTGGTTTTCCTTGATCTTTAGGAGCTGTATTGGTGTCTGTATCTGTACGAGTTATTGGTGCGGGAGCTGGACGAAGAAGTATTGTTGTCCCAGTCGCCGCGGCCGCGGCTGCGGCTGCGGCCGCAGCTTTTTGTCTGGCTGTCATTCTTCCGGGTGCTACATCCACCTCTACTTTTCTCGCTGGTGTTGTTCTTGTCGTTGTTCCTGTTTCAACCCTGGCTCTTGCGGGTTTTGGATCCATCCGGAGTCCAGGCTGAGATGGTGCCTGCTCGATATCTCTTAGTAATCTTCCCAGAGGATCTCCACCCTCCTTACCACGAGCTAATGCTTGACGTGATACTGGAACATTACCTTGAGCAATCTCTGAAGCAAATTTACCTTCAATTGCCGCCATTTCTGCTGCTTCATCTGGAGTGAAAAACTTCTGCTGCCCGGGCAGGTCAACGTTCTTCAGATCCTCGGCATCAAGATCTTTTACTGCTCTCTCCACTTTCGCTTTTCGTCTGGCTGCTGCTGCCGCCATATCAGCTTCTTTTGCTACGTCACCCATGCCTGGGAGTGCTTTTTGACCTTTCACTATTGCGGGTGCGGCCGCAGCAGCTAACTTTACTCCACCAACAGCTTGACCAGCAGCGGGAACCATCGCGCCCACGTTCATAGCAAGATCACCTAGTTTTAGATTGACAAGAGAGTCAATTGCTGCCGCGAAATCAGCACCTGCACCAATAACTGGTGTCATTCCTGCTCCTGTGAGAGCGAGCTGTCTTGCATCATAGTCAGTCGCTAATTCAACTGCTCTGGACGAGAGGAACTTGTTTAGCATCGACTGTTGCATGTCTGGGGTCATTCTGTCAGCGGCAGTGGAACTTGGTTTGAATCCATCAGGACCGTACATCTTGAACGGATCATTCTTCGCATTCAGAGCAGCCCTGTTATTGACTGCGTTGGGTTCATCAGTTGGGTTGCGTGACTCCATTATTTCACGATACTTTTGAAATCGGTTCATTTTCTTGTTGCTCTTTCTTTTGATCTTCTAGTCTCAAGTGTGCCTTTAACTTTTTTCTTGATTGTTTTTGATCTCGGTCCCTCTTGTGCTAGCTCTCCACCGGGAACACCCTTTAGTTTTCTTGTTTTTGCAAGTGCTGCTTCAGGTCCTCTGGGAGTGGTGACGGTTCTCTCCACACCAAGTAAAGCGTTCATTTCATCGGGTGATGCGCCGAGGAGGTTCGACAAATAGTCATAAGCGGCTAAACTACCTACTTGAAATCCTAAACCCCTTAGAATTCCACCAAAGCTTTCGGTAATTGTGGATTTGATGTGATCATGTCTGGTGCTTTCTAATGGTGTGTAACCTCTAGCTTCCAGATCTTTCTCTTCTTTCTCTTTTTTCTTTTTATCATGAGCTGCTATTAGCGCCATGATTTCTTCTTCAGACATACCGGGTTTAATTCCTACTTCTTCGGGGGTGCCGAAACCTGATATGACGGCGTTAGTAACATTTCCAAGAAAATCTCTAACCATCTGAAAGTAGCCCTTGCCCTCTGCTGGACTTGTTTCTGGTGACATGTAGTTATCAAAATATGGAATTTCGACATTTCGACCCAAAATGCTCTGAGTTTTAAATCCAGCGGGTTTTATATCACCGGCTGATGCCGGTGTGGGGACTTTAACAGAGGGTTCATTTCTTTTCTTTGCGAATCCGGTGGCTGGATCTAATTTAAAACCACCAGTGGGAAAATTGCCACTTCCACCAATCGACTCCATGATTGTTCTTATGTTTTTCTCTAAGGACATATTTACCTCACAGTGTTATATAGTATATATAAAATAACCCCCACCAAAGACGGATCACCCTCTGACTAATGGTGGGGGTTTTAGCGCGGTCCCAAGGTAGCGGGCGCAAAGCCCATCGGCGCTATTTCTGGTTTATATTTTCCATTGACTTTAGTCTTTTGATATTTTTGGGTGCCATCGGACCACTCGTGTATAATCTGTTGAGTTCACGATACATCTTTGAGTCAACGTATTCTGCTTTGGCTTTATCAACATCACCCGCTTCAATGGCAGCAGACATTTTTGGAAAGGGCTTCCCAGATTCTCTTGTTATTGCTGCCACTGTTTGTTGAACATCCTTTGGTTGCTTCGCGTAACTAGGAACAGCCTTTTCAATCTTGGGTAGATCTTTACTCAAGAAGTGGTGTCGCATCATGGATTTGTTAGTCTCTGGATCCAATCCCTGTCTGGTTCTAGGATCTAGGCTGAAGGCTTTATATGGATCCACACCGGGTTCCATCGCTGTTATTATGTCTTTGAAGTGTCGTGGTACTTCTTTTCCATAATTAAAAGATGCGAGACCACCCTGCTGTGTTGGAACTTTTTCCTTATGTGTGGGATCCTCCTCTGCATACATTTTTCCATCAGGGCTTACTGTGAACCCTTCGGAATCTTTTTGATCAGGTAGAATATTCTTGTCGTAGTCTCGGGTGTCTCTTGCACGTTTCATCAAGGCAAACATCTCTGGGGACATTCTATTTTTTCTTGTCGTGGTGGTTGGGGTTTCCGACTCTTCTTTTTCTTTCTTTGGTCCGGGTAGGTTTATTGATTGTCCGATTTGAAGTTTCGTAGCATCTACATTTGGATTTGCTTTGGTGATATCATCTATTGATATGCCAAGATCTTTGGCGATACCATAAAATGTATCACCCTTTTTTATTTCTCTTTGCTCTTGTTCTGCTAAAAAACCAATAAATGATAACATGTAGATGATTCCGAAACTAGCCAAGAAGATAAATTTGATTGTCTGTGTTATGACTCTCGTATGAACGAATTTGAATTGGGAGCACATATGGAAGGTTTCCGTATCCTCCGCTGAGACCTGGAACTCCGAACGTTTGGCCGGCGAACGTGCCGAATGTAATCCCAGCACATCCTATGTTCTGGGGACCGCCGGCGGTGTCACCCACGAAGGCAATAAAGACCCCCTTGTTGGGACCGACGCCTTGGGATCCAGCGCCATTTATTAATGCTTTTGCGCTTCTGTACTGATCATAACCTGCCATGTGTGCTCTCCTTAATACTATGTATAATCTAGTTCTTCTCGCTTAGATTTTGGTGTTAGCTTGTGTCTGAGTTTACCAAATACACCTTTATATATGCCTGTGGAGGTGCCCCATTTGTTAAGTGGACATGATGTCTGTGGCATTTTGATCTTGTTGGTGAGTCTCGCTCTTGGATTAGCGCCACAACCACACTTTGTGCAGAATCCTAGTGGATCTGGGATTTTATCATGAGTTTTTCTGTGTGGACATTCACCACAAATTTTCTCTCGCTCTTTGAATACGGTAAGAGACACTGGACCTTGAGTTGCAAGAGACTGCTCTGCTCTGAAGTAATTGATGACATTTGTCAGAGTGAACTTAGTCTTTTCCTCTTCCTTTGTCATTCTTTCAGGGGATCTGTTGATGAGATTCTCTATTTTTCTTTCAGATCTCTCTGCTGGGTGAGATTCTCTCAGTAACCTATTAATATGTAATTTTTTCTTTTCATTGCCTTCATCCACATCATCCCGAACCGCTCTGGGATTGATGGGAATATCATGTAATGTACCGTCCTCCACCTTTTTGGTATACATGTCTCGGTACTCTTTCTCCGAGTACTCCATCGCGGCCTCTTTTGGTATTGGTTGAAATCCCTCATCATATAGTTTTTTCAGATACTCTGCTTGTTTATCTGATTGCATACCATCCCAGTTTGTCTTGTACTCTCGCTCAGTATCAGCATACATGTCGTAAAGGCTGTATGTTTCATTTGGACTGAAACTTCTGTTCATCCTAGAACCATAGGACTCTTTCGTGGCTGGCTTATTACAGGTTTGACACTCAGTGTCATCTACATTTTTGTTTAGTTCTTCGTCCACTTGAATCTCCATTAAATAATTTTTAATTATACAGAAAACCTAAACTACCGCAAGTATTTATATCAAACCCCATAACCACCCCCAGCTTGTTCTCCCCCAGCTTGGGTTCCGTCAGATGAATCCTGACATATACCACTTTCACAATATGTGTCAGCCCCTTGGAATATTCCCCCACTGGCAACACATTCTTGCTCAGTTAGCCCGTCAGCACACTGAAGGGATCCATAGCAACATGCTCCGACTGGATCTGGACAAACATTTTCAAGTTGATCATCTTCGTTTCTCTGACATATACAGCAAGGCTCATCCTCGTGCCAAGTCCAACCGGGGCGTTGCGTGCATTGAGCTTCTGTTTGTGCTTCAATGCATTCTTCATCACAACCGACTGGATCCCCACCACCACCTGCGGTCTGTGGTGTGGTCAGATTACCAACACCACCAGCGTCATCACCACATGCTGCTGGTGGACAACATGCACCGGTCTTCTGATCACAACCACACACATCAAGGCTCCGCGCTAGATCCACGCAAACTTCGTCCCAACCAATACCAAAGGCTTCACAGCATGTTGGATCAATGTCACATACGGCACTACAGCACACTTCATCACTACAGAATGGGGTTTCATGTGCCGTACAACAAAGACCAGTGTCGGGAGATCCACAATATAGATCTTTACAGAATGGTGATGGTGATCCTGCCATATATGTCTCAAAGGCTTGAGTGCAGTTTTCATCCCAACCACCAAATCTACCGTCATTGCAATAATAGTAGAGTGGATTGGAGGAGAATGCATCACAGCATCGCTCTGCTATTGATACTGTTTCACCATCATACGTGCTAGTTCCGGGTATTGTAACTTCTTGTTGTTGCTCACATCTATCTGCGTTAGCCTCGGCTTGAGAACAGAAACAAGTTGGCCTCACAGAGGAATCATAGTCTCCAAACAGCGCACAGTCTGGTTTATCTATTTCAATGACGCAGGTGCCATATTCCTGAATCTCCCAATGTAATCTCGCATAAAATGCCTCTAAACAGTTTCTGAAACCATGACATGAACATGCATCATTGTACGGACCATTTAACGAACCGGCACACCTACCGGTGATATTTGCTCCGGGGCAACCAGAGCCGTTACCTTCACCATAGTCAATCCTGTTACTGGGTGCCACTTCGATTGACCATGGATCACTACATCCCTTGGTACCTACCCCATCCGGACTGTCGGGGAACGGGCTGTCAACCACTGGATCGTATACCATAGTACCCGAAGTGCCTAATTCTGTGAAAACTGGCGCAGCATATGATCTAAGTGCAGCTCTACTGCCACCCTGGCTTACTAACTCAGGCTCATCACGAAGAGTGAGATCTATAGGTCTGATGTCATAGAGGATCATGTTCGGTTCATATTTGTCTAAAAATCCGGATTCATTTTCACTATCGTCAACACATGGTTCAGAGGTAGAGTCACAACCTCCTACGTCCCATATATAATATCCGTAGTCGTTGTAACGCATTGCACTTGGTCGGGCGGCATGGGTCATGGCGACTGTCAAATTAAGCTGATCACAGATTCCTGTATTCTCATCGAGATACCGAATAAATTTGGGACTTGTTAGTTCGTATCTACCACCAAGAGGCCAATCAAGGGTGGAAAATCCGGCGCGAGATGAATCTTCATGAATTCTAAATTTCATGCTACCCATCTTGAGTGTATTCATTGCTGTATTCATACTCGCGTGGTCTTCAAAAACAAACCCAACTCTACCTAGAACGGTTTCATGTCTAAACTCACCATCAGCTAAATCGGTTCTGTCTTTTTCCTGATTAAATTCCGGAGTGTCTAGAATAGGATTCTTTGAGGCCTCATACCTGTTATTGATTCCAATAATATCCTCTGATCTAAATGTAACATCGAACGGGGGTCCGTAATTACTGAAGAAATCACTGTTAGCGTATCTATAGTTTTCAATTGGATCATCTGGATCCACATCTTCGTAACTAGAAAAGTTCCATTTTGCAAAATTATCATACCTAAGTCTTGGCATTCCTGCGACAATTCCTCTTGCCGGATTTACTGGTGTTGGACACACCTCTCCGGGCTGTACAACACATCCCTCGATCTCTTCTTCATCAGAGCACTGAAGACAAATGACATCCTCTATCGGCAGCTCGGTGCCCTGTGCTCCTTCGGTATTCCAGTGAATATATGCCGTGTCTAAAACGTATGCGTCCCCTCTTACCTTATGGTTTACATACTTTGGAGTATAATCACCGTTATCTGGATCAGCGTACTCAACTTGAGCATTGGCAGGTCTTATGCCAGGTTCAAGGAATCTACCAGAGCAGAACCATCCACCAAATGGTATGATTGCACCAACTCGTCTACCCTCGTTTTCTCCATCCTGTAGACTGAAGAACCTATACGCACCCGCTGCCTCTTGGAATCCATACTGGTTCGGTCCTTCCGTGTGTGTTGACTTAGGAATTGGTCTGTTCTCATCTCCGACTACAATTTCTGGTGGACTCCATCCGGGATACTGTGGCACACCTCCCACTACTAAATTGTCTGATACGTGAAGATCTAGATCCTTAAATGTTTTCCAACCGATCGGTGTTCCCGTGATTAAACGTTGCTCATTTTCACCAAACCACTTAGATCCTTGACGAATGTGTGGCTCTGTTGGATTGAGAATATTGAAGAATCTAACTTCTTTGAACTTGGGAAGTTCAGTGTTCAGCCAGTGGTTAGTGGGTATGTCTGTGGCGATTCCAGTCTCTTCAAATTCCTCGTTTGATCTGTAGGTAGAGCAGTACATTTCAACGTCTTCCGCCGTTTCTGGATTGCCGGGGTTGAATTCGTCTCCAGCATTTGCCGGATCAAGAAACGCAGTGGGATATCCCGTGTTGGAATTTCCACCATCAAGTTCATCTAAGAATAGAGTGCTTCCCTCCTCATTAGTCTTTACTCTCTTGAGAGTCTTAATTTCAAGTCTTGTGGTAACCACATCAGCACCTTGGTCATAACAGTCATGTGGCGTTGGTGGTCCATCCAGTGCGAATCCACATCTTCTCCATTGACCACCAGGCACATCTGTGTCTAAACTATATTCTGACGCACCCTTTCTTGCATATTCATATGGACAGTGATATGGGAGTTTACACACACCAGACACAAACTCTGGTACTCTTTGAACTCCACCGAAAGGATCTTGAATCAAGGTTGAACCGTGACCAAAAACAAGTGGTGATGGTTGTATATTGGTTTCTGTTCTGTTAAGAGGGCAGTAGTAGGCGCAATTATCGCAAGCATCTCCACCATCCTTAAAGCACCATTCGTCCATCTGTGCCTCACCCCACTCATAATCAATGATCCACGGGACGTACCACCCATGTGGTGTTCTAGCTCTATCTTGATCTGGACCGTTAAATATAACACCGTATTCTACGATACCACCACCATAGACATTCTGACATGATCGAGGCTCGGACTCACAAGGTCCCGTGTAACATCGTCCACATTTGGGCTCCGGTGAATTACAATTGCTGTTATCAGCGGCACAGGGTCCACAAGCACAGGGATCTTCCCCACAATTATGTGAGTTTTCCCTAATTTTTCCCCCTATCCAGATCTTATCAAACTCTGGACGAAGGTTGTTGGGTCTTGGCAATAGGGAATTATACATTGTTTCAGACCACTCAATGCAACCAACTATGTCTATTGCACCACCATCTCCTCCTGTTATTATCTCTCGTCTGTCAGGATTGTCCGTTGGTCCGGGTGTTGGTCCTATTGGGGCGTCTCCCGGTGGTGGATCAGATCCGGGAGTGCCGGGTGGTGCATATCCACCAAACTCAGCTGGCTCTTTTACTCTAGTATCCAAATCACTAGCTACACAATTTAGATCAAATGGGAATAGAAGAGTCTCTTGATAATATGTTCTCCAAAACTCATCAATTGGAACTATTCTCTGACAGTCAATATTCTCGCCAGGGCATGTTCCCTGCTGCCATACCGCTTTTTCTAGAATTCTAACCCCATAATTATTACTGGTCAAGATGACATCATTACATCCACCATATTGACTAAGACCATTTGCACAACCAGCTGGTCCTATACCGATCTGTGGTAAGTCATACCATTGATCACATGGAGCACTAATTTCTGGTGGATTGCAAGGATCTGAGCTAGACGCTGTACACCGTTCTCCGGCGCAGTCTCTGAACGGATGATTCCATGATGTGAGTCTTGAGTTTTTATCGCTTGCCCTTGGTAAGAATTGTGGAATTCCTGTAAATGTATCCGGACTCCAGTTAAATCTTACTATTTGTGTTCCAAAGGGGAATGCGACTGAGGGGAACGATCCGCCTGGGTGGGACCAACAAGGGGCATTTTCGAAACCAAAAAAGTCTAGTAATACATAAGGTCCACCTCTTGATGAACTCAGAAGATCCCATGGTTGAATTGATCCAACGAAACCAAATACACTGGGGCGCACAATTGGGACAAATGACCAACCACCGGGCTTTGCGTGAAGGTATATTGGATTGTTAGCAAGATAAATTTTGTAGTATCTAATGAGATTTTTTTGCTCTTCGATCTCATTCTCCAGAAACTCCACTCTTGCATCATATTCTTCTTCACTCTCGAAATCACTGGGATCTAGATTGTTAAGTTCAGCCCTTATGTCATACTCATCGTTTTCGTTTGGATATGGTAACCATCTGGGATCATTACTCGCCGCCCTAGTTCCGGGTATTGCGTTACCAAAATTGGGATAGGCTTGATTGGCGTTCAGGTTACCAGCAACTCCCCATCCATTTGTTTCAACCACTTCTCTATCGGTGGCCTGATCTCTGAATGGATTGCGGTTATTTTTAGCAGTGGGATTATAAACGGGCATTTCACCAGAAAGTCTTGTCCCGTTAAAACGTTTCATATTAATTAGACTGGGAGTCAGAGGCTGAATACCAGAACAAGTTCCCCACTTACCGCTTAGTGACACAGGGATTCTTTTTCCATTTTCCTCAACGATCCTCAAGTCAGCGGTATTATAATAATCACCAGAACCTTGGAAATCAAAATTAGCCTGCGCCATGGCATTTTCATATATGTCTCTGGTAATGAAGTGCAAACCAGTCTTATCGGTGGGATCGAAATCAATGTCATCCTCATCTTTAATGAAAATAACCGATCTTTTTCTAACTGGAAGTAGCTCACTTTTTGCTCCGTCACCAGATATTGGTGGATCAGTTAGAGATGGTGGATTTTTCCAATCACCACCCTCTTCTTCACACTGCTCTGGACTATCCACGGTCAAATCACATCTAGGCACTTGATCTATCTCTGAGGGTTTGAAGCAACATGCACCCCCCCACATTCCACTTGCGATCCGACCTCCAGTCTTGTTCATACCAGCGTATCTACCATCATTCGCCGTCGATCCCTCTGATCCAGCTCCTAAGAATTGATCCCATGTTCTATAGAGGTACCTCTGATCATCTCTCCAGTCCCTCATCTCTAGGATTCCAGCGTCCCAGAGCTTATCTCCAAAATCTTGTATAAAGCTACCGATTGCTCGCAGAGCTGGGAGTCTCTCAAGCTCACCACTATTATCACCATAAACGTAGTTTAGGTGATCTGGATTTCTGATGTTACGTATGTCGCCCATGCTGAGTTTACCCTCTAGCATTAGACCCCAAAGTTCAAAATCAAAAATGGGCACACCAGAGCACTTGTATACCCAGTACTTTGGAGTTGTACAATACTTAACAAAGTCTTTATATGGACAAGTGGGATCTTCGTTATTTGCCAGACAACTCTGACAACCGGCTGCTGATGCCTGCATCTTATCATTTACGACAGGTGGGTAGAAGGTTTGTGGTCTGAGATTCCTTAGATCCTCTTCATCTCGGAAGCAAGATGCAAATGGATCATCAGGGCAAGTCATGAATGGTCCAGTAAGTGATTCTGTCCAGAAATCGCCTCGGACGAATACTCTCATTCTGTGCATGGTTCCAACCAAACAATCGTGTAGGTTTGCTTTCTGATTTCTAAATGGACTCCAGAAAATAGGCTTACCATCTGCGTATGACATAATATCTAAAAGCCATCTACTATCTTGAGTCGCTGCCATGGTGTTAAGCTGCCAGTCACTCAATCCACTCTTTCCATTAGTCTGGTATGCGGTATTCGATACATTACTCTGATATGGAGATTTGGGAACGAACGGAACATTCCATTGTCTTGGACCGATCTCAGAACATCCACCTTGTCTTGCAGTTAGTGAGTGTATTCCATTTCCGGCCCACTGATGTCTCCACACATCTAATGCTCCGCCTGCGCCGGACACATAAACGACATTACCGCCCGCGTTAAATAACAATTCAGCGATAGTCCGCTCGCCCGATATTGCACTTCCCTCTAGGGGACTTGGCCAATATCCAGAAAGTAACGCTGGAGTATGGTGTGGTGTGGTTTGTGGAGTGTCGCCCGACACCGCTAAGGTTGAATTTGCTAAATTACTGACAGTGATATCATCAAGACTATCTCCAATCCCCGCATTTCCCCATGGATTTGGTGGTGAGTATCCACCTGCTGACCAGACACTTCTTGGATCCATTCCCTGTCTCATTGAGGGTTCGCACACTAGATTTACATTTGAAATGCCAGCAACACAGTTATCGTCTTCACCATCTGTGGATGGTGCAGTGATTGGATTAAAAATTGTCTCTTCCTCTGTGGTATTTGGCACGTCAGTAAATCCATATACTACTGGATTACCTCTGTATCTGTTAGTTAATTGCTGTCCCGGATATGTAAATGGAACAGGATTTTTTACGCTAGGTACATATCTGTCGTTAGGAAATCCTGCTGGGACCTGAGGATCTTCTCCGCCGATACCATGGACACCTGCGGGTGTTGCAAGGGCTTGAAATGTGTCTGAATCCCTTCCCCAGTCAAAGTACCAATAATCTTTGATGTGATGGAAAAGAGTATATACCGGACTCGAAAAAGGAACTTGAGTCTTTTTATTGATCGTGTAAAAAGCCGCGCCTCCGTCACCCGAGACTGAGGGTGGGTCAACGGTGCCTGCACCAACATTTCCAGTAATATTGCTGGTGATTGTGTTCGTAATTGAGCTGGTGATTGTGCTCGTGACATTGACAGGGTCTATGGTATTTGTACTAGTGCTAGTTGAACTGTTAGTTTGACTGTTAGTGCTAGTATTGGTTGAACTGTTGGTGTTGGTATTGGTGGAACTGTTGGTGCTAGTATTGGTTGAACTGCTGGTGTTGATGCTTCCAATATTTGACGTTATCGTATTTGTGATTGTTGATATAATGTCACCAACATCGCCACCGTTTACTGGTGGATCACCGTCACAGTCAACTATTTGCCAGTTTCCCTCAGTGGGAACCTGATCACCGGGGCAATAAGCACATTGAGTCCAAATAGTTTCATCCACATCATCCGGCTGCGCTCGACGTAAACAATCGGGTTCCATCACGACACTTTCACAGTTTGTCGTGCCATCCTCATAAATCGTACAACAGGATCCAGTTGGCACACATCCCACCGGGCGACCTAAATCGTCTACAAAGGGCAAATCATTACAAGTCGTGGGCCACACGTTCCATCTTCCACCATTAGCTATGCAATCAGCTTCAAGTATTCCCTCTCGGCAATCACCATTACAGTAACAACAAGATCCTGTAATCGGACATGGATCACCATTTGGAGGGCAACCAAGACCACCAGTTTGGTGGGCACAAATACCACCGCTGTCTGAACAGGCTGTCATTGTTAAATCTTCTCTACAAGTGCCATCAGGTAAACAACATTTAGGGCATACAACTATATCACTACATGCGCCACAAGATCTAGAGCTGGGATGGAGGGCGCCTGGACATGATGTTGTCGATGTATCGATGCAGTCGCATATGGCGGTATCGGAGTCGTAATTCCAATCGCAACAGATTCTAAATGGACATCCGCTGGCGGCATTAAGTGGTTCACATGGATCTTGTCCACCAGGCACAATTACAGGAGGAATGTAGAATTTACAACATTCCTCGACCGAGGCACTAGCTGGACATGTAACAGTTACTGGACCACAGAGGTAATCGGATGAGCAGCAACACTGCACAGTTTTCTCCGGAGGACCACCACCACCACTACCCACAGCGGCTGCTCTTTCCTCTACAGATTCACCATCATCCTCCTCCTCAATCTCCACATCTAGACTAGAATCTCTGGGGAGCCCGGGTGGAACTTTGAGATTATTTTCTTTCTCAAACTCTCCGGGTAGTTCAGTTAATTCTGGGAAAGGAAAGTCAGGTCCGGCAACTTGTTTTCTATTTGAGAATTTGAATCGATCTTTGTCGGTGGCGTTTCTCTTGATTTCAAGACCATATTTTCTTTTTAACCCCGCCTCGGTCTTGTCTAATGGCTGCTCTAATTCTTCATCCTCATCCTCAGTTGGATCACTGTACGAGATATTCTGATTTACTTTATCAAAGTGATTCGGATCAAGTATTTCTATTGTCTCTCCAGTTTCCGGTGGTGGGTTTTCTTGAAGAGCCAAACGATTAATGAACTGCTCTGATCCAATTACGTTAATTGGTATTGTTGGATCTGGATTGCCCTCATAACCCCACAGTGTGATCCTTACGTTTTCATTGATTCTTATCTCATCAACAACTCTTTGCGTTCTCGTAGACTGTTCCCCAGCATACACAACCATCACACCGTGAGTCTTTTTGTTACCACCAAACGCTTTTGTTCTGGCAGTAAAGGTTACGGGGCTAATTTCTTTTGATCTGTATTGTTTGTTGCTCGATTCGATATAGTTCATATCGACATACTCAGTGTCTAATATAAACTTATCTCTATCCTGGCGAGACTGAAATATAAAAATGAGTGAGTTATTTTGACTTAGGTAATCTAATACGGCGTAGTTCGGGCTTAGCCCCATGTGTTTTTGGTTGTTCCGGTTTACCGTAAAGTATGGTACCTTTACGGATGGAGTCCCCGGAAGACCTCTACCACTAATGCGAAGTTTTCTCTTCTTCTTTCGCATATTGAAGACATGAAATTTATTACTTTCCTTATATTTCTCTAGTCGCTTGATGTAGTTGTTCTTGAATATTTTATCATTGTAGACAGGAAAGTCAATGACCGGGTTATCAGCATCAGATGGATTTAGGGATATTATGCGATGGAAGTTGTATGTTGACACAGGAGATTGGAGATTGTATCCGGACTCTTTGCTTCTGAATCCGTGAATGTCAAACATTTCACTTCGCATACCACCATAATACAAATCGAGGGCCGCGAGGTGATCGCCGCTAATTCTTGGTGCATCAGAAACAGAGTCTTCTTCGGGTGCAACAAGCCCCATCGCACCACCGGGTGTGATTGTTTCAGTTCCCCATATTGAGTAGGGAAAGTTTGAATTTTTCTGAACAAGCACGTTTGTGCATAACATGCACGAATTACCGTTGTTCACACCGTAGTCTTGCGGATTTGCTAAATTTTCATTGTTGTACATGGCTCGGTAGCCAAGACTCATCGAAGGAACTCCACTACCAAACTGATTTGGGTTGTGGGGTACATCACCTTCACGGGTAAAGAATTTGTCACCACCAAGACAGGATACCTGTAACCCACCCGGTCCTGTTCCATCTTTACAGCAACAATTTCTTTGTGTTGACATTAACTAGATAATCCCATGATAAAATATTATGAACAAAGTATGTATATCGATTAACCGGACCAACGCTGACCAGTTCTACTAGAAGCTCGATCTAGAGCGTGTTTTGCTTTTGGTGAAAGTGTCCTATCCATTTTTTGCATGAGTTCATTCCACTGACCGCCTGTCACCTTGTTTGGTGTGATGTTTGTATCAACACAGATACCATAGCCACTGATTTCTCGAACCACTTGTTTTTCACTACACTCCGGGCATGGATTTTCTGTGGGTTTATCCCTGTCATTGATTAGACTGAATTCTTCCCAAATGTGCTCACACGCATTGCATTTGTAATCATAAGTCGGCATAATATAAATTCCTTTATTTACTTGTATTGTTCACGTAACATTGTAACAAATTCTGACGGAGATGTGGGGAAATAATTTTCGCTTTGCATAAATTCACTTCTGGATTGACCGCCAGCCTCGGCTCTTCTTGCATCTCGTCTGGCCCTTCTTTCCTGTCGTCGTCTCTGCGCTATCTCACGATTGATGGCATATCGTTCCTCTCTACTTCCAGCCGCTGATCTTCTCCCCCGAAGAGCCGCAATATCATCTGCAAATTGATCCCTGGCTCCACCAAAGCGATATTCATCGCTTACTTTCTTCATCTTATCTCTGTATTCCTGCGCCCTACTTCTGTATGTCGCAAGATCGATGGTAGCTTCACCCGAATCAGCCAGATCCTTATTAATCTTATCCATTTCTCTAGTTTCTCTGTCCGCCTTGATACGATCCATCTGAGCCTGGTTATTTGCGGAGATCTGTTTGTCAATTTCACCTCGTAGCTCCTCATCACTCATAGCCTCAAACTCTGCTCGTCTACCTTGATTTGCGAGAATATCCTGAATAGCTTTTTCTCGATCAGGATTACTCACTCCTCGCCTGTCTTGCGCGATGTCAGTGTAGGTGCTTCCACGGGTGCCTGTCTTTGATGGGTGAGTGGCATCTCCGTACCTTGGAGCGCGAGCCTGTCTCAAGGCATCTTGGACCTGTGCCCTGCGAATCTCCCTCTGTGCTCCGGGTGCAGTGGGATCAAAGTCTGGATTAGACCGAACACCCGATTCGTTTGGTTTAGAATCGAACTGTGATTGGGGAATTCCTCGCATCCCAGATATCCTGGCCACCTCTTTTGCGATATTGGCGTTCATTTTTTGCATTTCGGCTTCAACTCTTGCTTGCTCTGCGGCAGATAGCTCAGTTTGCTCATTGACATGATTCTTCATGGGATTCTCCAAATGAAATTTGACTACATTATCTATAATAGCTACATATTGATGGAGAAACATCATGCGCGGTTTTACAAATTACATTCAATATATGACAGAGGACGTTCAGACTACAGGTCACCTCACACACCTGTCTGATCTGGTTCTCAGTGGCAACCATGAAAGTGCCTTTGCTCATGTTGACGCCACAACCAAGAGGTTCAACAATTCGGTCACAAAGGGGCATGATCTGTCCCTGAAAGCAGATGGCGGCATGAGTGTCATCGTCGGTAGAGATCGAGCCGGTGATCATTTCGTATCCTACAAGTCAGGCAAAGAACGACACTACAGGCACGACTCAATTGCAAAAACAGGCAAACAACACATGATTGATACGCTGTCTCCACTCCTGTCCGGAGCATCGAAGATGAAGAGTCTCAAGCCAGGCACAGCATTCCAAGCCGACGTTCTGCATACTCCAGAGCATTCAGACTCGACACATACGCCTAACACAATCTCTTACAAAACATCTCATCCCGGCAAACTATCCATTGCAGTCCACGGGCAGTTCGCTGTTGCAGGAGACAGCATCACAAGGACATCCAACGTTCCCGATCTGTCCCAACTCAAAGGAGAGGGGGTTCACACACCGAACCTACATGTCCACAAGAAGATGAACCTGTCCCTCTCGGATGACAGACACCACGATATCAATCAACACATGAGAGATGCTCGACGTTCGATGGGTTCTGAAGGCACAGCCGAGTTCGCTCAGAGTCTGCCACAGAACAAGAAGTTCTCTGCTATGATGCAGGCTTACTCGAATCACTCAGCAAGAACAGACGGCAAGGTATCGGTGGACGGTCTTCGCACTTTCATGAAAGGGCATGTGGAGAAGAGGAAGGTGTCGGATGGACTCAAGGCAAAGGAACTGGACAGCCATACAAGTCTCATCAACGACAACGAGAATCACTTCACCAACATGTTGAGTGCCCATAACAGTCTCACCTCGGTCACCAATGAAGTAACGAATGCCCTGCGTAACAATGCCAGTAACTTCTCCCTGACACCCAAAGCCAACAAGCATTACTCTGAACATGAGGGGCTTGTCTCGTCTCTCGAAGGGCACACACCAGTCAAGTTCGTTCGCCGTGGTGAGCAGGGATTCTCTCGGGCGAATAAAGCCTCGGGTGAGGAGCGGTTCGGTTCCACACCCTGATGTGGCTACTATCAACGTGCCTCTTTGTACCTATCGATCAGTTCGTTTATCCACTGCCGTGCATCCCACACATCTTTCCTGCCACTTAACTGTGTCTTGAACACCATCTCATGTAGACCGTTTGCAATGTGATCGTCCAGTTCAATCTCCAGAACGACCTTGTTTCCAGTCTCGTCTGTTTCTTTTGGCATCTTTGTCATCCTTCTTGCTCCAGGTCTTGGAGCGGAGCGATTGCCGCCCCGCCCCATCCTTGTTCCACTGAGATCCACGCCTCGACTTGGGTGCCTTCCGTTTCATGCGATGATGTCGATGAAGCGGTTGAGCATGGCACGAGAGGTGCCAGTCTGCTTCATAGCCTTGACGAAGCTGTTGCGGATCTTGGTGATGGTCACACCGTCCTCGTCAGCACGACCGATGCTGTCGAAGGCATCTGCGTTCTGAACCGTGTTCTTGCCGAACATGATGAACCGCTCGTCGAAGCCCTGCTTGCCATCATCTGTGGCAACAGTCCACTTCTCCTTCTTGAACTGAGCCACCTGACGCTCTCGTTCGAGGGTGTTCTCGCTGAGGTCAACGTACCAGGCTCGGTTGATGTTCTTCTTCTCGGTCAGGAAGAACTGGATCAGCCGAGTCCCGCTCTTGTGGCGGAGGACATCCAGAGCCTGCTCGGTGGTACGAGTCGAGCTTCTTCTGGACTGGCGGAAGTATCGGAAGCCGTCTCGGATGGTATGACAATCAGCCGGCTGACTGGTGGTGGCACCATCGGAGATGATCAGGGTGTTCATCACTTCGATGCCGTTCTCTGCACGATACTTGGGCAACCAGTTGGTGGCAGTCCAGATGGCATCGTCGAGAGGAGTAGCACCAAGACGGTCGTTGTACCGGGTGGTGAGGTTGGATCTCCACCCATAGGTCTCGGACATGATCGCGACTCGCTTGCAGGCATCGAAGAACCGCTGCTTGGGCATACGAGACGAGAGGTAGTTCCGCATGATCAGACCGGTACCGCAGATCTTCTCACCAGTGTCGGCATCAGTGAAGTGAATGCCGCTGTCTCTGCCGTCCCAGTACGACTGTCTGCGTTCCTGATCCACGTTCGAGAAGGAGTACATCTCGAAGGGGATGTTGATCATGCGGCAGAACATCGCCATCTGAATAGCCTGTCGGATGGTATCCTTCATCACCTGCTCCATGCTCTGGGACCAGTCAACGAGGATCAGCAGCCCATGGTTCTTACCGTCTGGCATGATGGTAGTCTTGCGGAAGATGTCCTCGGACCACTTGTAGTTGACCATCTTCTGCATGTCCAGAACACCAGTCTTGGCAACAGTAGCACGGCGGAACGCAACGGCTTTCTGCTTGCGGAGGAACTCCTGAGCCATGGCACGGCAAGTCTTGCGAGACTCGTCAAGGAAGCGGTCAACCTCGTCGAGAATACCGATAGGCGTGTTGTCATCTCTGTAGTAGCCATCGACGCTGCCACCTTCATCCTGCTTGCCGTTGTAGAGAGTGGTCCAGTCCTGCATGACTTCCTCCGGCTTGATCGTCAGAGGTCCACAGAACGAATCGGTCATCCCATTGTAACGATCGCGGAGGAGGTCCACGTTCTGCTCGAACTTCTGCTGAGTCTCGGACCGCTCGATCTTGTTGGACTGATCAGGCGCGGTGGGAGTGGACTGGTCGTCACCGATGGTGGGTGACTGCGGCGCATCATCGTCGGTGACATCACCACCACCAGAGGCAGACTCATCGTCACCCTTGTCAGCCATGCTGTCACCAGAGCCATCAGTGTCACCAGTCTCGACATCATCCATGTCCATGGTGGTCGAGTCATCGCTCTCGTCTGCCGACTGCTCGTCCTCCTGTTCGTCCTCAGGCAGGGAACCAACGTAGTCGAGGATGGCATCGGCACAGTCGAGGATGTCATCCCATGACTCAGCGGCATCGATCTGATCGATGAACGGCTGCTCGATGGTGGCAAAGTCGATGCAAGCACCAACGGTGCCAGCCTTGTAGTGCAGGTTGATGCGGTCGATGAACTGCATGGCAGCAACCTTGTCATCCTGAAGGGCATTCTCACCGAAGAAGCCACGCTCGATCAGATCGTTGTATGCCGTGATGAAGTCACGGCGAAGACCGGGGAACTTCTGCTTCATGAGCCGCTCGATACGAGCATCCTCGACCACATTGATGTAGTCCTTGGCAACCATGACATCAACGCTGTGCTTGGCTGCGAGATCCTGAACGGCATCGATGTCAGCAGGAGTGTACAGGGCATGTCCAACCTCATGTGCCACGAGCATGTCGTAGAGGCTGTCGCTCATCTCGTTCCAGCGAGGCAGGGTGAGTACACGGCTCTGGGTGTTGAACGATGCGGTGTGGGCTTTGCCATCGTGGAGAACGTGAATGTTCTCGGTGGCAAGCATCTTTGCGAATCGGTCCTTGGCGGTGACGTTGACGGTGTTGTTGCTGTTCTTGCTCATGGGTGTATTTTACCACATCTCAGGGTGTACACAAGGGGTATACACTGTATTCGACGAAAATAGTGAAAAAAAAAGTGCCTCTCGAATCGCTCCGAGAGGCACCTATGAACACTACACCAAATCACCATTTAGGTCTTCTTCTCCCAGAAGCTCTAATGCCTCTTCTTCAGAGAGCATCACGGGCATCCAGTCGAGCATGTCTTCAGACGTATTCATCTGTCTGCCTCACTTCCACCACACGGTCGTTCTCAATCTCGTCGAGGAAGCCATCGTCGGAGTAGGCATACGGATCTGCCTCCACCCAGATGTTGTCCTCGATCCAGGCTTCGATCTCGTCTTCGGGAATGTCATCCGGCACCTCAATCGGCACGGTGGCGGTATGATTCCGAATCTCGGTCCATGTCATTTCGGCTTCGTACATCATCGGTCGTCCTCCATATCGTAAAGGTCAATGTAATCGGCTTTGCTCATCTCATCACCACTCGTCTCTGCGGCACACTCGCGCCAGTAGGGGTGATCGTACTCGTAGTCAGGGTCAGGTCTCATCGTGTTCGGTCCTTTCGATTAGGAATTCATTGCCATGTTGAGAATGTTCTCGCCCGTGGAGAGCTTGCGAGGATTGTAGGTCACCACTCGATCCCATCGCCCCATCTCTCGATTCTTGTGCATGTCAGAAGCCACTTCGACGGGGAGGTACCAGTACTTCCCTTCGGCATCCCACTTGGCTTCGGGGAACTCTCGTCGGAAGTCATCCTTCTGCTTGTAGGGAACATCGAGGATCACACGGTCACAGTTCTCCCAGCCAGCCGGGTTGTCGTACCATGCTCCCTCCTCATCAGCAGGCATGTGTACATCGGCATCCACCTTGGTGTAGAGGTTGGAGAAGGCTTCACGGGTGGACTCATCGAAACGAGCCAGAACCAGATCCACCGACTTCATGCGGTCACCGAACATGGCGAACGCCTTGACTGCATCCTCCAGGCGACGAGTCGAGATCACCTTCTCGACGGCACCCTCGGTGAAGGCTTTGCGAGTCACCTCTGCCCATGTCACCAGATTGTCGAGGAAGCCATCATCAGAGGCACCATACTTCTCAGCCTTCTTCTTGAGGATCTTCAACTCGGTCTTCTTGGGTGCATACGCCTGATCGTAGGTGAATGCGAACCGATCAAGAAAGGCTTCGTTCTGAATGTTGGTATGGGTGAACATGCCATCATCGGAACCTTCACCCTTGGTGTTGGCAGTAGCGAACACGGTGAAGCCAGACGCAGGAGAGATCCACTCACCGGTCTTCTTGAGGAAGACACCCTTGCCCTCCAGCACAGGCTGAAGACACATGATGGGAGCCAAACCCAGATCAACCTCATCGAGGAGAAGGACAGCACCACGCTTCATGGCTTCAACCACAGGTCCGTAGACGAACTTGGTCTCACCATTGACGAGACGGAAGCCACCCAGCAGATCATCCTCATCGGTCTGAGCCGTGATGTTGACGCGGAACATCTCACGCTTGAGCTTGGCACAACACTGCTCGATCATCGTGGTCTTGCCATTACCAGACAGTCCAGTGACGTAGACATTGGCATTGATGCCACTACGGAGAATGGACTCGACATCCTTGTGATGCCCCCATGCCACGTAGTCACGCATGACAGTAGGCACCATGGTATCAGAAACCAGAGAAAGGGCATAGCTGTTCATGTCAACAGCCTCCTGTGGAGTAGGGGTAGCAGCCACTGGAGCAGGAGCAACAGGGGAAGCCACAGCGGAAGATGAAGTGAAGGAGGAAGCCTCCGCCACGTAGTAGGTACCACGATCTGGTCCCTTACGAGAGGCATCCTGAACGATCCATGCAGGTGGATACTTCATGCCAAGGTCATTGGCAGTAGCGAGGAGTTGACCTCGGCTGTACCATACCTGACCAGTCATGTCAGTCTGCTCGGTGCCATGGGCACGGATGAGTTCACGGATGAAAGCCTCTTGCTTGGTTGTCAGTGTGGTGTTGTTCATGCGAGTATTTTACCACGCCCAGAGGACATTGCAAGGGGGTAGAAGGGATATATGGGAAGAAAAGTGAAGTTTTTTTGCCTATTGTGTACGGGTCAGGGGGAAATGAAGAGGCATAAAAGAATGTGGCAATAAATGGGGGTAAGCGGCTTATTACGGAGAGGCATTGGGACCTGAACCACCACTCAGTTCCCTCTCAGACCGTATGAATGCAGACGGTATCTTCTCCAGTGAGCCACACTCATCAGGTCCAATGGTACTCAGCAGGGAGATGTGGTCCTCGTCACGGTAGACCACATAGCCCACTGAGTGCATAACTGGGCAGGGTTTCTTCGCTTTCGTCAGTGTTTCACTCAGGTCGTTCCAGCCGATGTCACCGGACTCTTCTGCGTCAATCCAGACCACCTCAGTGATCGGTAGGTCGGAGACGTTCAGCTTGTTCTTTCGTCGTGCCACTTTATGCCGCCAATTCATGATGCGTAGACCTGACTCATAGTATATATCTCCCAGACTGGCTGAGTGGCTGGGGTACGGCGGGGGAGGCGGCAGAGGATCGCAGTGATCCCCACAGTTGAT